ATACCATGAGCCGAATGCTATAAAAATTTCAGAAGCACTTGACATGGCAATAGAAGCACTAAAGACACAGTCGAAGTGGATACCATGCAGCGAGAGGTTGCCTGAAAATAGCGGAGATTATCTTGTTTGTCCAAGCGATGGCGTTATTGAAGATTATAGCGATTGTAGAGATGTGATGATAATGCCATATGATGCAGATTGTGAAGCGTTTGGATGGTGGACAGACCGATATGACCCAATATCACTTGGTTTTGTTGATAGCGACTTTAATGAATTTGAAGTACTTGCATGGATGCCACTACCGAAGCCGTACAGAGAGGATGGTGAAGCATGAAGATAGATATACCAAAGAGAGCGAGAGGGTGAGGAAGAATGACGGAACGTGAAGTAATGGATGACCTTATCAGAAGACAGGATGCGCTTAAACCATTTTGCATAGCACCGGATGGGACAAGAATACCGGAAGTCGATTGCGATAACTTCCCTGTGGAGTTCAGCGTAGAGTTCATAAAAAAGCATTTGCTGTCGCTCCCATCCGCAGACAGACCGCAAGGGGAATGGATAGATAAAGGATGGCATGGCGATTGGCAATTTGAAACTGATGGAAGAGGTAATTGTTGGAAAGCTTTTGAATGTTCAAATTGTAATACTATAAGCAAAGTACAAACAAACTTCTGTCCTAACTGCGGAGCGAAGATGCTCAGAGAGGATGATTAAAAAAATGAATAGTTACTGCTATGAATGCAAAAAGAAAGCACCAAAAGGAAAGATTAATTTAGATTGTCTTGCCTGTATGCACGCTTATGGCGTACATACACAAGCTGATAACAAGGAGGCATCAGCTATATTGTTAGGGTTTCCAAAAGTGGATTTATTCGAACCGCTGAAAGGAGCAGCCGATGAGTAAGGACTCTTTTAAATACGAATCATGGGTAGAAAAGTGTTTGACTTGCAAACACGCATATCGAACAAAAGCTGACGCTGATGAATTGCGCTGTCGCTGCCGTAAAGGTTGTAATTATCAACCGCACAAACAGCGTGAAAAAAGCAGAGATGAGTAGCCTTAAATGCCAGGAATGCGAAACGTGAATGAAAGGTGGTGCAGAGTAATGTGTTGTGACAAGTGTAAATACTATATATGGTATTGGGATAAATGCACAAAATGGGATTGTATAGTAGACGCAAGAGAAGTACATAATTGTTTTGAGCCAATATCAACGCCAATATATGACTATATGGTTGGGAAAGGCGGTGATACAGAATGACAAAAGAAATGGAACTGTTCCGCAAGATGCTTGATGATAACGACATTGAGTGGCATGACGCATCGGACATGGACGCATACCCTATCACAAGAACGCACTTCAACTACAGAGGGCATGATTGGTCTGTGATACATGGTTACTGCTCATACGGTGGATATAGTCTCTTTGAGAAAGACAAAGGGTTGTTAGAACTTATGAGCGATGCTGTGAATGGCGGAGATCCGGTAGGGTATCTCACCGCAAAAGAAGCGTTTGACTATGTGAGAGGTGATACAGAATGACAAGGGAAGAGTTACAAACAGAATGGCTAAAAGCCTACTGCCCAACGTGTGCGAATAACGATGATAGGGGTACCGAATACTGTAATTGCCAAGCAGAATACGAAGTAGAAAAAGACATAGGGATAGCCTGTATTCACTATGAGGAATATTACGAGGAAGGTGATACAGAATGACCAACAAATATACAGTCGAAGAAGTAAAAGAAATTCTTGAACTCGCCATTGGTGAAGTTGAGGCACACATACCATCAGATATTATAGAGCAAGCACTACTGTATTTAACTGAATACGAAAGGTTGAAAATTGCAGAATCGTATGATATTTATCCAGACGAAATGGGACGGTGGTGATGATGACAAAAGAAGAAGCAATAAAGTGGATTGATGACCGAATGTGTTGGGGTAGAGGAGCATTCACAGAACACCACCCACCTAATTTTGATGAGTGCTGGGAAGCGGGACGCATAGCGATAGAAGCACTACAGATTGATTTGGTACGATGCAAAGATTGCAAGCACAGAGAAACTGACGATTGCCCAATGTATTGGACGGAGTGGGCGATATTCGAGTATTACGATGGTCATGCAGATAATAACGAGATTATTCATGATTACACAACAGACAATGGTTATTGTAATTACGGAGAAAGGGAAGAACCATGACAAAGGAAGAGGCAAAGTTATTGTTAATTAGACCGACAGTATCAAGCAATGTAATTTCAGAGACAAAAGCGAGAGAAATCGAAGCATACAACATGGCTATAGAAGCTCTGTCAGAACATACAGGAGAGTGGATTCTTGATCCTAATGGAATGGATTGGAATCTTCCCGCATGGAGATGCTCAGAATGTGGGTTTGTAGCCAATTATATTGGAGTATCAGCTAATGGTCTTGGAAACAATCCTATGCTTTGGGCTGGAAGTAAATTTTGTCCTCAATGTGGAGTGAGAATGACAGGATATAAAGATGAAATTGATGATATAAAAGGATAAAAACCGGTTTACATCATACAAATAATAATATATAATAAAAATAGGAAGGGAGGTAGATAAAATGAAAACAAGAGAATATAAAGCCTATAAAATGTATAAGGCAAGTAACAACTATTCATTGTATGATGTGTATGGAAGATTTAGTGAAGCTAAAAGTGAAGCATGGAAGTACTGTAAAGAGTTATGTGAATATAAAAATGGAAATAATCTTAAGATTATTACAGCAAATAATTTTCAATTTACAGCAGGATTTGAATACGAAGAAACCGGTAAGTTAATGTTTATGTATATTACAAAAGTATATGATACAGAATGTGAAGTTGATGTTTAAATGAGTAAAAAGGATGATGAAGTATGAAAGTGTACGATAGATTCACCGACGAGTACATTGACGAAAAAAAGAAAGATCCAACTGCACCACATGATAGATATATAAAGTTAAGTGAAGAACTGATTCTACAAAACGCAGCAAGGTGGTTTTGTCAAGCATTTGTTGATAGTGCAGAAAAAGAACTTGATAGGGAGGATGATGAAATATGAGATTATTTGATATGGACAGTGAAGAAGATTATTTACTTGATGGAAAATACAAAGTAGCTACTCCTTGTGCCCCAGGTGTTAATGTTACTGAGATAGTTAAGTGTGAAAATTGTAAAAATAATCAAGGATGGGATAGCTTCTATGGGGGTTATTGGTGTGGTCAACATTTAGAATATATAACAGATGCTACCTATTATTGTGGCGCTGGTATACCTAAAGAAGAGGAGGAAAGTATGGAAGAAGAAAATATGAGAATAGGTGATATCGTATTTGTTCATGGTATTATTGATGAAATTCGTAACGATTGTATAATCATTAAAAATACTGGTGGTTATTTTGGAACATCTAAGGATGAGATTGTACATTATTCACAACTTATGAAAAATGATATTATAAAGTGTAAAGAATGTGAATTCTTTAAAGATGACTATATTTGTACTGCTGATGGATGGGATTTATCAGCTACTCATTATCCGAAAGTTGATGCTGATGGTTTTTGTCATAGAGCAAAACATAAGGAAGGAGTAAAATAATATGGATGATAAGTATGTTGTTCAAGAAAAATGTACTAGACAAGATTGTTATTGGTACCATGAATATCAAGATATGAGTGCTAGAGTTCCAACTTGTGAATATTATGGAGAATACGGACATTGTGATTGCACTGCTGATTGTAAACATTATGTAAGTAAACAAAAAGTAAATGATATTGTACGTAGTATATACTAAAAAGTATAGGAGCTTAATATGGACAAAGATATGATATTTAAAACGGCTGCACGTAAATCTTTTGAAGGACTAGCTTCATATAATTCTGGGTATGAAGTAGGAGTGAATGATACTTTAAAGTGTCTTAATATACTATATAATGATGTGTATGAAGAATTAGATCCTGGTTGGAAAAAGGCTTTTGGTAAAGAATTAATCTTTGATCTATTAGAATCTTTACATAATGATGATTGTATAGGCTCTTTCACAGTATCTCAAGTGAAAGAAAAATTTGGGGAGTTAAGACTATATTTTGAAAATTATGGAGAAGATACGACTAATGTAATTGAAAAATATACTGAACTATCTAAATATATATGTGGTAATTGTGGTAAGCCTGCTAAATATATCACTTCTGGTTGGGTATATCCTTTATGTGAAGATTGCATACAAAAGATAAATGATACCAACTGTAAAGCAATTGAGGAAGCTTATGATATTTCTGATGTTATATCTACTATAGATAAGATTAAAAATAATTATTAGTATTAAAATAGGAGGGTATATTATGTCTAGAACAAGAGCAGAAAGAAGACACAATGATTTTAAGAAAGCTATTAGAAAAAGAAAATTAGCTAAAGAAGTTTATTGGACTGATCCTATGAATTCTGAAAAATGGGAGTGGTATGATAATCTCCATCAGTATTCTAAGAATAAGATACATTGTTCTTGTTCTTTATGTTCATCTAAAACTAAAAACAAGGGACATAGAAGAAAAAATCATGGCAATTACTTTCCTTCTTATAATCCACCTATTAGAGATGTAAAAAGAATTGAATACATGAACTATATGGAGTAGTAACATTTTTGTTAATACCCTATTAACATTATTGTATATAGGGTATTAACATTTTTGTTAAAGATAATAATATATTATAATAATACATATTAATAGTATATATATAGTGTATTTACAAATCTATAAATCACATATACAATATATAAGAATAACTCAAGGAGGTTTTTAGATGGACATTAAAAAAAGTTATTATGCTGTCGTCCCCGCTAGTGTCAGGTACGATAGTAATTTATGTGCGAACTCAAAATTATTATATGGAGAGATAACTGCTTTATGTAATGAAAAAGGTTATTGTTGGGCTTCAAATCAATATTTTGCAGATTTATATGATGTTTCAAAGATAACAATTTCTAGATGGATTTCTTCTTTGGAAAAATATGGTTATATAAAAGTAGAACTTATTTATAAGTCAAACACTAAAGAAATAGAGTCTAGAAAAATTTGGATTGTAGATAGTAATACTAATAGTAATTTATCTAATAGATCAGTCAATGAAAATGTAGATAAACCTGATACTAATAATGGTAAGCAGAGTACAGAAAAATATAAAGATGAAATCAAAGAAATAATTGATTATTTAAATACTAGAGCTAATTGTAGATATAGGTATAATACAGAAAGTACTAATAAACTAATTAGAGCAAAACTGAATAATGGATTTACTGTTGATGACTTTAAAGTGGTAATTGATACAAAAGTTAATGAATGGGTAGGTACTGAGTTTGAAAAGTATTTAAGACCTTATACATTATTCGGTAATAAGTTTGAACAATATTTGAATCAGAAACATCCATCAAGATCTTTCGATCCTAAACATCCCACTAGACAAACTCCAGTTACAGAAGAACGTAATAATGGTGAGTTTTTCACAGACGATAATGGAAATATGATTACATATTAAGTGGTATAGTGTATAATATAGATATGGAATATATAAAGAAGAATTGTTATTTATCAGATAACTGTAAGTTAAAAGAGTGTAATTATGTAAATGAAAATGATATGTGTATTAGATTTTTTAAGATAGATTTTCTATTGAACAAATCATTGTTATCTGATAATCATAAAAAAGGAATACGATTAATATTAGACCAAGATGGTACAGACAAGTTAGAGTATGAGCAATTAAGTAAGATACAGGATAAAATAAGACCCTGGGTAAGACGAGGTAATAATTTATATTTGTGTTCTAATATACCTGGAAATGGTAAAACAAGTTGGGCTATAAAGTTATTAAAAGCATATATACTCAGTATATGGCCTGAGTCTGAACTATCATGCAAAGCTTTATTCGTTAACGTACCTAAGTTCTTGATAGAATTAAAATCTAATATTACGAAAAAAAGTGAATATATTGATTATATAAATGAAAATGTATTAAATGCTGATATAGTTGTATGGGACGATATAGCAACTAAATTAGTAACTGAGTTTGAACATGAACATCTATTAAGTTTAATTGATAATAGGATGTTTAACAATAAGTCTAATATATTCACAAGTAATATAACACCTCATAATTTATCTGCAGTAATAGGTGATAGACTAGCAAGTAGAATTAATTCAACCACTATTATTGAATTTAAGGGTAAAGATAAGAGAGGAGTTGATATATATTGATTCAGCTGCAAGTTCTTAATTATATACTCAAAACTAAAGATAGTTCTCTTTTGTTAGTTAATAACATCAATAAAGAGTTCTTCTCAGATTATACTAATGAGTATGAGTATATTATTAATCATTTAAAAACTTATGGCAATATACCTGATGAAACATCATTTTTATCTAAGTTTCCAAATTTTGATTTAATTGAAGTTAATGAGTCTCCATCATATCTTATTGATAAACTATATGAAGATAAGAATACAAGGTCTTTGGCTTCTATATTCAATGAGATTAAAGATAATCTTATGTCTAATAACTTAGACAAAGCCATGGATATCTATTTGAATTCAACTGAAACTATGTTGAAAGCAAGGCATATAGATTCAGTCGATATATTAAGAAATACAGATAGATATGAAGCTTATTTAGAGCGATGTGATAACTTTGATAAATATTATGTACGAACAGGATTTAAGGAATTAGATGACATCATAGGTGGTTGGGATAGAGAAGAAGAATTAGCAACTATAGTTGCTAGATCTAATCAAGGAAAATCTTGGGTATTATTTAAATGTGCAGTAGCAGCAGTAGAACAGGGATTAAGAGTTGGTTTATACTCAGGTGAGATGAGTGAAAGAAAAGTTGGGTATAGAGTAGATACTTTAATTTCAAATATTTCTAACAGTGCAATTATTAAAGGTGACAGAAGTGTACAGAACGTATATAAGAAGTATTTAGATGATCTGCCAAATAGATATACAGGATGCTTAAAGGTTTTAACTCCTAATATGATAGATGGACCAGCAGGTGTAAATTCTCTTAGAGCTTTTATCGAGAGAGATAATTTAGATATATTATTTATAGATCAACATTCATTACTTGAAGATGATAGACATGCTAGAGCACCTTTTGAAAAAGCTGCAAATATATCAAAAGATCTTAAGAATTTACAGATGCTAAAAAAGATTCCAATAGTATCTGTATCTCAGCAGAATAGAAATTCAACAGAAAATGGTGTTGGGTTAGAGCATGTAGCTCAGTCAGATAGAATTGCACAAGATAGTACTATTGTTTTATTCTTTGAACAAAAGGACGGAATAATGACTATGCACCTTGTTAAGTCTAGGGATTCAGTTAATATGAAAGATTTGAAATATAATATAAATCTTAATACTGGTACATTTATTTATATTCCAGAGGATGATAATGCAGTTAATGGGGAAGGTGTAGAAGATTTAAGAAAAACTTTTGAAGAAGAATTAGAGGAAGATGTATTTTAAGAAAGGGTATTAAATGTAAGATGGAATTATTGCAAGATGGAATTGAAGAAAAAGTAGTATATTTTGAATTAAATAATTGGTTTGCTGGTAGAGATTATCCTATTGGCGAACCATTTGAATCTTGGTTACGAAATGATTTAAACCAGATCTTATGCAATGAAGAATGGGTAAAAGAAAATAAACTTGTTGTTGTATGTGGTAATTTAGATATGTCTATGAATTATTGTATTTCAGCACCAAGAGAATGGGTAGAAGAAAATTGTCCAGATTTATTAACAGATAAGTCATATGAATATAAAATTATACAATATCATGCAGGAGAAGAAAAGACCATTGTACATACAGGATTTTATAAGGATTTTTTAAGATTTCCATTAAGCTATTCAGAAGAATATGAAGATTTACCAGAGGGTAGAGGTGGTATGAATTTCTTAGAATACAATGAAGATAATATAGGAGTTCATTGGTTAGTTGATTATCCTGTATATGATGACGATGATGAAGATGAGGATTAAAAGGGTTATTAACTTATGGAAAGATATACATTAATATTAAAACATACTTGGGTTGATGCTGAAGAATGTACTGAAAAAATATTGAAGAACCTTATATAATTAGATTTAACATATCAACTTTAGAAGATGATATTATGTATTCAAAGAAAAATATTGTTGTAAACTTACGTGATAAAATGGTTGAGGTTATTACTAACGGAGGTACAGAACATGATACAGATAAATGATAGTGAAGAAACGTCGTTAAAAGATTTTATTGAATTTCATTTTTTAGATTCTATAAGAAATGATAGTGAAGTTGATTCACTATTGTATGTATATAACATTCTAAATATTTATAAGAAACTTGGAGGGTTTGAACAGTTTTCAGATTATGAACCTGATAATAAATAATCATATCATAGATTCAAATTTAAAAACTATATTAGAAGCAGTAAGAGACTCATCTAATAACCTATATCTTCATGATATTAGACAAACTGGAGATAATATTGCAATAACTTGTCCTTTTCATAAAGATGGCAATGAAAAACATCCTTCTTGTTTTGTATACAATAGGACTGATAGTGATGAAGTTCCATTTGGATTTTTTAAATGCTTTACATGCTATGAACAAGGTCAATTATATGTTCTTGTAAGTAAATGTTTTGGTTGTACTATTGAAGAAGCAAAGCAATGGTTAGTCGATAATTTTTCTGAGACTTTTAGTATAGAGTCATTAGATCTAACTGATATACAATTAGATAAAAAAGATGATACTAAATATATTGATGAAAGTATCTTAGATAAGTATAAATATATTCATCCGTATCTTCTTAAAAGAAATATATCCCCGGAAGTAATTAAGAAGTTTATGGTTGGATGGAATGAAGATACAGACTCAATTACATTTCCTGTTTGGGATGAACATGATAATCTAGTAGGAATTACAGAAAGAAGTGTAAAGTCTAAAAACTTCTATATTCCTGAAGGTATAGATTTACCTATATATCTTCTTAACTATGTAATAAAGCAGAATATAAATGAAGTATATGTAGTTGAATCTCAAATAGATGCATTAACTTTATGGGGATTTGGATATCCATCTATAGCATTATTTGGTACAGGGGGTAAAAAATCTTATAATAGATTAAAAAAGTCTGGTATAAGAATATATCATTTATGTTTAGATGGGGATTTAGCAGGTAGACATGGTATATTAAGGTTTATTAAGAATATGCCAGATGATGTTGTTATAGATATTATTCAATTGCCACAGGGCAAAGATGTTAATGATTTATCTAAAGCAGAGTTCGATAACTTAGAACATTTTGATAAGTATACTTTTTAAAAATAAATTTAAAATAAGTATTTACAAATGTCTTAAGATGTATTATAATTACAACGTAATAAGTTAAAGCCTAAATGTAAAAAGAAAGATTTAATCAAAAGGAGAAAAAATTATGGCTTACATTAATGCAGATCAAATTAGTTATTCAGAGGATGGAAATTTTTCAGTTGGATTCTTTTCCCTCAAGCATGATGGTGAAGAAGCTATTGTAAGAATTATGTGTGATTCTATGTCAGACTTGGAAATCATGACTGTTCATCCGATTACAGTTGGGGCGAGTTCGTTCCCCAACAGACAGGTTAATTGTCTTAGAGATCCAAGAGATCCATTGGATATGTGTCCATTGTGTGCAGCTGGAGAAAAAATTAGACAGAAAGTATTCATCAGAATGATTCAGTATGATCCAACAACAAAAGAAGCTAAAGCAGTTGTATGGGATCGTGTTGCTTCAGTCTTTGCACCGAGAATTAAAAGTTTTCTTGAGAATTATGGACCACTGTCACACATCATGTGTAAGATTATTAGACATGGTACGGGTAAGAATACTACTTATGATATTGTACCAAACCTGAATCCTCAGGAATTTAATGAGACCAATTATCCAATTCCAGAAGATGCATTTGAAGACTTCTCAGTACTTGGAAGAATGGTTATGGATAAGAACGCAGAAGAGATTATCGAGTTTATGAGAACAGGTGCATTTCCTGAAAAAACTCCTAATCAGAGTCAGCCACCTCAGAATACAGCCCCATCTAATTATCCACAGAATAACAACTATGGTAATGTAGCTGGTAACGTGTACGGTGCACCTCCTAATAATGGTTATTCAGCACCAACTCCTAATAGTGGATATTCAACACCAAATCAAATGCCAGCTAATCAAGTTCAAGACCCTACTGTTCCACCAACAGGTCAAGGACTTGAAAGACCAACTCGTTACTACTAATAATCGTTAACAATAAATATACCAGCCTTAATTGGCTGGTATATTTGTATGGGGTGAATATTTAATGAAACTTAAAAATTATATAAGAGTAAGGACACGAATACCTTTCATTGTTTCATATTGCTATATAGATTGTGATGAATATGTTGCTGATGAAATTTTTTCAGATCATGAGATGACTTTTATTTACTTTCATAAAAAAGAATTGTATAATGAAGATACAAATTTTGTTATATCAAGATGTTCTATATTAAAGAAGGACGAAGGAAAATTTATAGAATGTATGGAACATCTTAGAAGGAAACTTGAATTCTTAGATTATAATATGGAATTTTATGATGAGTTATCTGAGGCTTTAACGAAAGCGCAGGAGTAATATGGTAAAAGCTAATTTGTTTGGGATAAGTATTGAAAATAATAATGATAAAATCATTAAGAAGATTAATAATCCTAAGAAGGCAAAAACTACTACAACTAATATAAAATCAAAAAAATTACCAATAAAAGACAAATTAGTCATTATAAATGAAAATGTAGATAAAACTCTTGGTATCTATAAAGATCAAACTCAAGTTATCAAGTCTAAATCTGAGTTATTTGAGTATGTAGATAAAGCTTGGGAAAATGATATAATTGCAATAGATACAGAAACAAATAATTCTTTAGACCCTTTAACTTGTAAATTGATGGGGTTATGTTTATATACTCCAGGATGTATGAATGCTTATATTCCTGTTAATCATACTGATTTAGAAAGCAATAGATTAGATTGGCAAGTTACGGAACAAGATATAAAAGAAGCATTAGAAAGAATAAAAGACATAAAGGTTTTAACCCATAATGGTAAGTTTGATTATCAAGTTATCTATTGCACTTGTGATGTAAAAATTCCCATCACTTGGGATTCAATGGTTGGTGCAAAGTTATTAAATGAAAATGAACATTCTGCAGGGTTAAAACAACAATATATAGATAAGATAGATTCATCAATTGAGAAATATTCAATAGATAAGTTATTTGATAATATTGAATATAAATATGTAGATCCAGGGGTTTTTGCATTATACTCAGCTACAGATGCATACATGACATATAAATTATATGAATATCAAAAAAAGAAATTTGAAGAAGTAGGCAATGAAAAATTATATAGTTTATTTATCAACATTGAAATGCCTATTGTAACTGTAGCGGCGGAAATGGAATTAACTGGTGTTTGTATTGATACTGAATATTCTAACAGGTTAAGTAAAAAATATCATAAAAAATATGATGATCTTCAGAATAAAATAAGTGTAGAATTATCTAAGTTTAATAAAAAGATAGAAGATTGGAGATTAACAGATGAAGCTAATCTTCACCCAACAAAATCTACGGGTAAAGGGTTTGGTAAATCAAAGTCTGAACAATTAGAATCTCCAGTAAATTTATCATCTCCAACTCAATTAGCAATATTATTATATGATGTATTAAAAATAAAGCCTGTAAGTAAAAAATCACCAAGAGGTACAGGAGAAGATATTTTAAAGAAAATCAATCTTCCTATATGTAATTTAATTCTAGAAGAAAGAGGGTTATTAAAATTAATAAATACATATATAGACAAATTACCAGAGTGTGTGTCTAAAAAAGATGGAAGATTACATGCACATTTTAATCAGTATGGTGCAGCAACAGGTAGGTTTAGCTCAAGCGACCCTAATCTACAAAATATACCATCACATAATAATGAAATAAGAATGATGTTCACTGCTTCTCCTGGGTACGTAATGGTTGGTGGAGATTATTCTCAACAAGAACCACGTCTATTGGCACATTATTCCAATGATGAACACATGATAGATGCCTACAGACAAGGAAAAGACTTGTATGCGTCTATAGCATCAAAAGTTTATCATAATAACTATGAAGATAACAGAGAATTTAGACCTGATGGTACTATAAATCCAGAAGGAAAGAAAAGAAGAACTTCTGTAAAGAGTTTGTTATTAGGAATTATGTATGGTATGTCTACTCCATCTATTGCATCACAACTTGGGTGTGATATTAAAGAAGCTGAAAATATTAAACAAGGGTTCTTTAAAGAATTTCCAAAGGTAAATAGTTGGATTGATGAAACAAGAAATTTTGTTAAGAAGAATGGGTTTGTAGAAGATGCATGGGGTAGGAGGAGAAGACTTCCAGATATAAATTTAAGTAAATACGAAGTATATAGTAACGAAGATAAGGTATGCTTTAATCCTTTGTTATATACATCAGGGGTTAATAAATATATAAATACAGGACTAGTTGATCGTTACACTTCGGAATTATATAACTGCAAATCTAAGAAGCAAGTTGATGATATAAAAGCTAGGGCACAGAAGGATAATATAAGAATAAAAGATAATTCAGGATTTGTGGCACAAGCGGAAAGACAATGTGTTAATGCTAGAATTCAAGGTGGTGCGGCATCTATGTCAAAAAAAGCCATGATAAATGTATTTAACAACGAAAGATTAAGAGAGTTAGGATTTAAACTATTGATAGTAGTACACGATGAGATAATAGGGGAATGTCCAGAGGAGAATAAAGAAGAATGTAAGCAATTGTTGTCCAAAGTTATGATTGATTCTGCTCTACCTGAAGTTACAGTTCCTATGAAGTGTGATACAGATTCATTTAAATCCTGGTACGAGGATGTATATTCTTCAGACATTAAAAAAGAGTATGATAAATTATTGTCCTCTTACAATGAAACAGATTCATATAATATGCTACTTGATAATCATACTGAATTAACCAAAGATCAAATAAATAATATAATTAATCATTGATATTTACAATTTTTAAAATGTGTATTATTCTATATATGTAATAACTTGGAAAGGAGTTGTTTATTATGTATAATATTGTTAAAAGACTTGAAATAGCAGGTGCTCATAATTTAAAGTTAGATTATGAAAGTAAATGTTCAAACATACATGGTCATAATTGGGTAGTGACCATTTATGTGCGTTCTAAAGAATTAGACAATAACGGGATGGTACTTGATTTTACTCATATTAAGAAATTGATACATGATAAATTGGATCATAAGTATCTTAATTATATATTTGATTTTAACCCTACAGCGGAGAATATTTCAAAATGGATAAGTGATGAATTAACAAATCATATGAATGGAAGAGGAGAGTGTTATAAGGTTAGTGTTCAAGAATCCGAAGGAAATATATGTATTTATGAAAGGGATTAATTAGCATGAAGGTAGTTGAAATTTTTAACAGTATTGAAGGTGAAGGAAAAAGAGTGGGTAAACCTACAACATTTATAAGGTTGTATGGGTGCAACTTAAGATGTTCCTACTGTGATACACCCTACGGATATTCAGGAGGGGATTTTATAAATATGTCAGTACAGGATATATTGGGAGTTGTGGCTGACATAGGTTGTAATAGTATAACAGTTACAGGAGGAGAACCTTTATATCACGAAGGTATTTCAACACTATTAGAAGCTTTGATAAACGAAAATTATTTTGTTAACGTAGAAACTAATGGGTCTATAGTACCAACTGTTAGGGCAAGTAATATATTCTATACTGTAGATTATAAAACTAAATCAAGTGGCATGGAATATATGATGAATGATGAAGTATTTAATTCCCTAAATCGTAAAGATGTCATAAAATGTGTTGTTTCTTCTGTAGAGGAAATGAACCATTGTTATGAAAAACTAAATAATATAGATGTTGATAATAAATACTTTAGTCCTGTATTTGGTAATATAAGTGGTGAAGAGATAGTAACTCATGTACTAAATAATAAATGGTTTGATTGGAATGTGCAACTTCAGTTACATAAGATTATATGGGATCCAGATAAGAGAGGTGTATGATGGCTAAATTCAATGATAAAAAAGTAGAGAGTGCAATTAAACAATTATTAGAAGCCTTTGGGGAAGATATACACAGAGAAGGATTAACAGAAACACCTAAACGTGTTACTAAATATTGGAAGGAACTACTTGAGGGTAATAATTACACTAATGAAGAAATAGCACGTATGAATAATAAGTGTTTTACAGTTCCCTATGATTCTATGGTTGTTAAGGAAGTAAAGGATGTATTCAGTCATTGTGAACATCATTTGGCATTAATGTATAATATGAGGGTAGTTGTAGCTTATATTCCTATTCAAGTTGACGGAGGTTATAAAGTATTAGGGTTAAGCAAAATACCACGTATTGTTAAATTATGTGCTAAAAGGTTACAGTTGCAGGAGAAATTAGCAACCGATATTGCAGAATGTATATCCTTTGCAACAGGAAGTACTGATGTTTATGTTAATATAGTAGGAGATCACGGATGTGTGTCTGCTAGAGGAAGTAATAGTGAAGGATTTACAGATGTTACTACATTGTGGGGTCAATTTAAGGAAAATTCAGATCTCAGAAATGAAATAGAAAGAAAGATATATGAAAGGAGCTAATAGTATGAAGAAAGTATTACTGTATAGTGGGGGTATGGATAGTTGGTTAATAAAGCAATTATGGAAACCCGATATTTGTTTATATATAGACATACACGGTAGTTATTCAAATGATGAAATAAGAAGACTACCTGAGGATGTAAAGATAGTGGATTTTCCTTTGTTAGGGGAGTTTGAGTTGAATAACAAATTCATACCACTAAGAAATTTGTATTTTTTAATGATTGCAAGTAATTATGGTGATGAAATATGCTTAGGAGCAACATCAGGGGACTGGGGGAATAAAGATAAAACACCAGATTTCTTAGATATGTCTGAAAATATACTTAATTATCTTTGGTCAGATAAGAAGGTATGTAAGAAAATTAAGGTTAATAAAGATTTTATTAATAGATCAAAAACTAATTTATTAATGGAGTACCTTAGTAAAGGTAATGATATAAAAACAGTTAAAGAAAGTACATTTTCTTGTTATACACCAAAAGATGGGAACGAGTGCATGGAATGTTATCCATGCTTTAGAAAATTTGCAATCCTGTATAGTTTTGGATATGTGTATTCAAAAGAAGAGGAATATAAAATGTGGGAATATATTAAACAAAATATCATACCGACTAAAGAGCAAGGAGGTTATCAAGGCACATATTATACTGACCGAGGAGAAGAAAGTATCTATTTAATTGAATGTGTAGAAGGATTAAAACAGAAATATGGAAAATAAACGTGTCTGGGATAATAACATAATAGTTGCAGTTGATTATGACGGTACCATAGCAGAACAAGGTAAATTAACAGAAGAAGGAGTTGATATGGTAAAATTATTATCCTCGTTACCTGTAACTTTAGTATTATGGACTTGTAGACATGGATCTTCCTTAGATGAAGCACTTGAAGAAATTTCCAAATATAATTTGCATTTTGATTATATTAATGATACTGAGGGTGATAGGTATGATGGACGTAAAATAAATGCAGATCTTTATATTGACGATAAAAATCCTGGAGGTGTTCAGTGGGATTTAGCATTTGAATGTATACATGATTTAATAAGAAAAGGTAATGGTAAGTATAAAGACGGGGGTAATTATGTTTGATTTATATTTTGCTGGAAGTTATAATTCAATACCTGAAGAAACTATTAGAAAGTATAATCTTTGTAGGTTGTTTTCACAGTTGAATGATAGAAAAAATATAGAAGGTTATGTAGAGTATTTAAGAGAGCATAAAGAGTGTACTTGTAAATTATTCATAGATAGTGGTTCTTTTACAGCATTTACAAAAGGTAAAGTAGTAGATGTTGATGATTATATATCTTATATAAATTCTATTGACGATGTTGTAACGGTATTCGTTCAAGTTGACAAGATAACTGGTCCTAATGATACTGCGAAAGTTATAAATGAAGGTTCTGAGTATAATTGGGATAACTATTTATATATGTCAGAAAAAGTTAAGAGTAGAGATAAATTACTTCCTGTGTTTCATCAAAACGAAGATTTTAAGTGGCTTGATAATATGTTAGAATATAAAAGAGAGGATGGAACATCAATACCCTATATATGCTTATCTACTATAAACGGAGCACCAACAACAGAAAAAATAACATGGTTACGTAAATGTTTCAATCATATAAAAAATAGTAGTAACAAGGATGTTAAGACACATGCATTAGGGATGACTATTAGAAAAGTTTTAGAAATGTTTCCAATTACATCTGCAGATTCAACAGGTTGGTTGTTATCGGCAGCAATGGGGGGTGTATATGTTGGTAAGTATAACGAAGTAGTTAGTGTATCCCCTAAATCTGTTCATAAAACGAATTATGTGGATTTTATGCCTCAATACTATAAGAAGGAAATAGATAGATATTTATCAGAATTAGATTTATCTTTTGAAGATATACAGGATAATCCAGGATATAGAATGAGGGTTAATGTATTAAATTCATACGAGTGGGCTAAAGATTATAAGTGTAAATATAAAGAGGACCTTAATGTAAGAAAATCCTTGTGGTAATCATAGGAGGGTTATATGATTATATTTAATACAAAAGAGATAAAAGAATTATGTCACAATATATTACAAGCAGTAGACAGCAATAGTCTGGAACGTATAACTGAGGTTGTGCAACTTGATATATTGAATAGTGTGATTTGCATGTCAGTTAGTAATGGAGAATACTATGCAAGATTCAAAGTACCTATTAATTCCAAAGAGGAATTACATGCAACAGTCAATGCCTCAACATTCCTAAGATTAATAGAAAAGCTAACATGTGAATCAGTTAGTATGTATATATATGATAATAATACGTTAATCATAGAGGGTAATGGGAAGTATAAGATTCCTCTTGTATTTTCAGAGGATGAGTTATTAAATGTACCCGAGATTCCTATGAATAATGTTACTGTGTCTTTTAGTGTGAATTCGAACATACTAAAAAGTATATTAAAATATAATACACCCGAATTAAATAAGGGTGTGATAAGCAGTCCTGTTCAAAAAATGTACTATGTGGATGAAAAGGGTGCTATAACATTTACTACAGGGGCATGTATTAATAAGTTTGCATTATCACAACCCGTTAAGTTATTACTGAATAAGAAGATAGTTAGTTTATTTAATTTATTTACAGAGGATACGGTATCTTTCAGCCTTAGTCAAGAAGTGCAGTCAGAGGTTAATGTTACTAAGATAAAGTTTGAAACTGCTTCCTTCACCTTAGTTTCATTTGTGACTTCTGATTCTGTTTTAATTAATTCAGTACCTAGTACAGCTATAAGGTCAAGGGCATATAAGACCTATGATAACTATGTAACCATTAGTAAATCTTCTTTATTAGCCTGTTTAGATAGAATATCTTTATTCTACACTTCCTTATCACAACAATATATCAGAATAAAATATGAAAGTGATGGTATAGTAGTATCAGATATAGATAATAATAACGTGGAAAATATACCGTATGTAGGAGATAAAAAAGTACTTCGTGATTATGAAATGGTAGTTGATTTGAATGATATTCTGTATACATTAAAGTCTTATACTGATAATTATGTAAATATTAATTTTGGGGATCATGAGGCATTAGTATTAGTATCTAATGACATATATATAGTAATACCAGAGGTTTTGTCATATGAGGTAGATTAGATATTATGGGATACGAATTAATAGGTATTTGTGGATCTTTATGGATAGTTATATCTATGTCTTTTCCTTCTACGGAAAAGAGAAAAAATATACTTATGAGAGTGCTTAATATGGTGGGGTCTGCTTGTTTTGTTATATATGGATTGTTAATACCAGCATATAGTACTGCCTTAGTTAATTTTATAATGATATTCATTAATTTGTTCAACATATATAAACTAGTTAGAAGAGGGAATGATAATTGAGTAGTATAAGAATAAAATATTTTTATGATGATATTAGTCATCTAGAAAAGTCTTTAAATGGAGATTGGGTAGATTTAAGAGCTGCTGAAACTGTAGAATTAAAAGTCGGTGAGTATAAATTAATCCCGTTGGGTGTGGGCATGATATTGCCAGAGGGATACGAAGCATTACTAGTTCCAAGAAGTAGTACTTATAAAAAATTTGGTGTCATACAAACAAACCACATAGGTGTGATTGATGAATCCTATTGTGGTGAGGATGACCAGTGGATGTTTCCTGCCTATGCTTTAAAGGATACGATTATTTATAAAGGGGATAGAATTTGTCAGTTCAGAATAATCAAACATCAACCACAACTTGAATTTATTGAGGTTGATCATTTAAATTCAGTTAGTAGAGGTGGTTTTGGAAGTACTGGAGTCAAATAATGTCGTCTAGTATAGGTAAGAATTTTGAAGAAAGATTTAAAATTGATTGGCAAGATTCCTTCCCACAAGGAACTATAGATAGACTATATGATTCAATGTCAGGATATTTATCTATATCAACTGTGAGTGATTTTATTTGTTATAACTACCCAAACATTTATTATATAGAATGCAAAACTCATAAAGGGGCAAGTTTACCATTTACAAATATAACACAATATGTTAAAATAAATACGAAGGTGGGTATAAAAGGTGTTAGAGCCGGTATAGTACTTTGGTTGTATGAAAAGGATAGAGTTTTTTATATACCAGTATCCACAATACAAAAGATGAAGAAGGATGGAGAGAAGTCTGTTGGTATAAGATCGTTATCGAAGTACGATATAATTGAAATACCATCTAAAAAATTAAAGACTTATATGAAATCGGATTATTCTATTTTGGCAGATTTAGAGGAGGGAAAGTAATGGATGAAAAAAGATTAAATGAATCAATCATTAACACAACCGAAGATTCATCTCAAGTACTTACTATTATTAATGATGTTGTAAGTGAATATAGTAAAGAACTTGATGAAGTTATGAGTAATATTTATGATAATATTATTATGGATAATTACCCAGCAATATCAGTGATAGAGAAGTATTTTTTAGAACTTTCAAATTGTTTGTACGTTATGTGTGAGAAAGTCGAAAAAGTTGGAGTATTTGATTCAATCAGCAAATCAAGGGCTCAGGAAACTTATAATAATAAGTATCTTGAACATCAGTCCTCCAACATTGGGAAAACAGGGGTTAAGAAACCTACGGTGGCAGAGTCCACTGCAAATGCCGAAATTGGATCATTGTATGATAAAACCGTTAATGATATTTATTCAAAGGCTTATAAAATCCTTAAGAATAAAATTTCAGCCGCAGAAACAATGGTTACAACATTAAGTAAGATACTGAGTCACAGAATACAGGAATCTCAGTTAACGGTATCTCAAACAGGAAGACAAATCTTAAATGAAGGAGAAGTATTTTAATGTCAGATAATCTCGAGTCTGTTTTAAAGAAGATAACAAAAAAGTATGGTAATAGTGTTGCAAAGTTTGGAGCCGACGATCTAACTGTTGATGGTGTTTTATCCCTTGGCTCACCTATGATAGATTATTGTATCTATGGGGGTATTCCAGAAGGCAGAATTATAGAGTTCAGTGGCGCTGAAGGTTCTGGAAAAACAAGTACAGCATTTTTAGTAGCAGCATCATTTCAAAGAGAAGAACTAAAAAGACATCCAATTGGTGAAGAATGGGAATTAAACGGTGAGATTCATTTTGGACCAAGAAATATTATTTTCTTAGATAATGAGGGAACTTTAGATCCTGTGTGGGCTAAAAATTTTGGATATGATTTATCGGAAGATGCAGAAGTTAAAACCATTGTTATTAGACCAGAAGGACAAAATGCAGAAGAAATATTTGACATGGCTCTTGATTGCTTAAAAACCGGTGAGGTGGGTCTTCTTATCTTTGATAGTATTGCAACTTTAGTACCTGCTCAAATTGCAGATGAATCTATGGAAAAATATCAAATGGGAGGTATTGCAAAATCATTAACAAGATTTGCAAATACTGCGTTAGGACTTTTAAGAAAATATAAAGCAACACTCGTGGCTATCAACCAAGTAAGAGAAAATATGAGTGCCTATGGAAATCCAATTACAACCCCCGGTGGTAGATCATGGAAGCATGCTTGTTCATCGAGACTAATGTTTAAGCGTGGTGATTTCTTTGATGAAGATGGTAATAAGTTAACAACTTCTGCTGAATCTCCTGCGGGTCACATAGTTAATGTTGCAGTACTAAAAACAAAGACTAGTAAATGGGATAGAAAAGGTGGTTCATATAGATTAAATTATACAAGGGGTATTGATATACTTGCAGATACTATAGAAGCTGCTTTATATTTTGGACTGATTGATAATTCTACACAAGGCTCTTATAAAATAATTGATCCTCATACAGGTGATATAAAACTTGATAAAGATGGTAATGAAATTAAAATAAGGGGTAAAGCTAATGTAAAATCTTATTTTGAAGAGCATATAGATGAATGGAAAGAACTATATGATTCTGTATATGAAAGAATAAGAGAAAAAGAGTCACCATATATAAAATCTTTTGAGGAGTTATTAAATCTTCAAACTAAAGAGGCTTTTTCAGAACATGAATTAAATATGGCTGTAGATGAGGAGGGCATAGGAAATATAAATGTCTAAAAATGTTAGCACTCGACATTTTTCAGATTTACATGAAAAATCAGTCTGTAAAGCACTGTCAGCTAAACAACAACCAAATAGTGGAGCAGGTCTTTGGAGAAAAGGGGACGTTGTCCAAGAAGATGCTTCTTTACTTATTGAATGTAAATGTTCTATGAAAGAAAAGAATTCAGTTTCTATAAAGAAAGAATGGATAACGAAAACAAAGAAAGAAGCATTCTTCCATAGATTGAATAATACTGTTTTATGTATAAACTTTGAACCTAATGGTGAAAACTATTATGTTATAGATGAAAAGTTAATGAAACTACTTTGTAATAAGCTAAAGGAGTACTAGGTATGGTTTTGCGTAATAAGTTTAAATTCCAGGATAAAGTGAAAGAACCTAAAGGTAGTTTTATATATGTAGTTAAGAATTACCACTATGATGAAGAATTAGGAACTACTATTTATGAGTTGGAAAGCATTGATTCTGGATACATTAAATATTTACCAGAAGAGGATTTACAGATTGTTTCTTGGGGAGGTGCTATATGAAAACTAAGTATTCAAATGATACGCTGGAAAAGTTAAAGACAGATTTTATAGAACTATTAAATAAAATAGAAAGACCTAATGCTAATATTCAAGGTCTTATTACAAAATTAGAATCTACAGATTTTTTCAGAGCTCCTGCTTCAACCAAATATCATAATGCTTTCGAAGGGGGTTTAGTAGAACATTCTTTAAATGTTTATTATAATTTGGAACATTTAGTAGACATTAAAGGGTTAAAGAGTACTATTCCAGAGGAGAGTATTATAATCTGTGGTTTACTTCATGATATTTCTAAAATGAATTTCTATGAACCGTCTTCAAGAAACAGGAAAGTATATCATGAGAATGGTTCTAAATATGATGAACTTGGTCGTTTTGATTGGGTTGCAGAGTTTGCTTATAAAATAAAAGATGCATCAGAACGCTTTATTTATGGTAATCATGAAGAAACTTCCGAGTTTATGATTAAAACTTATATACCTTTATCTGTTGATGAGTCTGTAGCTATTCTAAACCATCATGGTGGTATGTCCTATGATAGTATACAACCTTCAACTATTAGTGAAAAATATAATGTCTACCCATTAGCAGCTTTACTTCATATGGCAGATTTTTTAGCTACTTATATAGATGAGAATGAATTAGCGTGAATAAATTTATAAAGGAACAATTACAAAAAGTAACAGTACCGATGGATTATTGGGATAATAATACAGATCATATTATTATCAAGAAACAAGGTGGAAGTATAACAAAAGATTTTATCGTTGGTGATATTTATGATATAATTGTAGAGGATTATGTTATAAATCCACCGCCTAATTTTACCTTAGCTTCTAATTGGAATTTTAATACAAATCCACCTGAGAAAGAACTTCATGCTAGAGTTTTACAAACCGTTGGAAATATGTTAAAATTTCAATGTAAAGGAAAAACAACAGGTATTGAATGGGAAGGTTGGCTTCCAAGAAAAAGTATAAAGATAGTATAAAGAGGTAAATATGTCATTAGCTACTAAATATAGACCAAAAACGTGGGAAGAGGTAGTTGGTCAGGATAGTATAGTATCTATTCTAAATAAACAATTAGAAGCAAATAATATAAAAAATACATATATATTTTCTGGTGCTTCTGGTTGTGGTAAAACAACTGTAGCAAGATTGTTTATAGATAGGATAAATAAAGGTTGTGGTCAACCTTATGAACTAGATGCAGCATCAAACAGTGGTGTAGATAATATACGAGAGATAGTGAAGTCTTCCCAAGAAAGATCTTTAATTAGTGAATATAAAGCATATATTATAGATGAATGTCATGCACTATCTAATCAGGCATGGCAAGCATTTTTGAAATGTATTGAGGAACCACCTAAGTATACTATATTTATCTTTTGTACTACAGAGCCCAATAAGATACCAGATACAATTAAAAATAGATGTATGAGATTCAATTTTAATAGAGTAGAATCCTCTTTAATCTATAAAAGATTGTGTTATATAGCAGAGAATGAGGGTGCTATTAATTACATTGACTCTTGTGATTATATATCAAGAATATGTAGTGGTGAGTTAAGAAATGGAATAAGTATGCTAGAAAAATGTTTAGATTATAGTAATGATCTAAACATAGAAAATGTTTTATATAGTTTGGGTGATTATTCTTATGATACTTATTTTAAGTTAGTAAATGATATAATTGATGGTAATTTGACTGATATATTTTCAATATTAACTTCAGTTTATAATGAAGGTGTTGATCTTATAAGGTTTGTGGATAGTTTTATTGATTTTACTTTGGATATTACAAAATATATACTTTATGAGGATATTAAATATACAAAGTTTCCTTCCACATTAGAGGATGAATTAAAGTTTTGTACAGGCATAAATGATGCAAAGAAATATTTCTTTTATATCATAGATAATTTACTTGAAACAAAAAATATGTTAAAATCAAATAGTGATACTAAATCAATAGTAGAAGTTATGTTTAGCAAAATGGGTAGATTGGTATGATAAAGACTAATTTATTTGATGAAATAAATATATATACTGAATCTCCTTTATTACTCGTAGGGAGGAATGGGTCAGGTAAAAAAACATTAGTTTCATATCTTTCAGATAAGTATAATATAGAGGTTAAGTATATAAATAATGCAATATCTGATGATACTAAATTGGAATTATATTCCTATTCTAATGAGATTCTACTTGTATTTGATTTAACCTCAAATTTAAAAGTAAAACAGTTTGTATCTTTTCAAAATTCTATATTGAAAATTTTAGAGGATCCTCCGTATCTATGTAAGATTATAGTATTAGCAGAGGATACATCACACTTGTTAAACACTGTTAAAAATAGATGCAATATAAGATACATCGAAAGATATTCTATAGATCAGTTAAGAGTTATAGCGAGGATGAATGATAATGAGAATATATTAGATTATACTAATTCTCAATTAGGGTATATAACTTATCCAATGGATGCCATTAAAGCACCAAGTACTGATGAATTATCGAAATTAGAAAATCTAGTAAGAACAATTTTATCTTCTATATATACTGCTAATATATCTAACATATTATCAATTTCTAAGAAGTTAGATTTTTCAGATGAGGGGTATAATATAAATCTATTTTTAACGATATTTAGATCAGAGCTTGTCAATGCACTAAAGCATGAATTTAATTTTAAATACTTTGATATCTTTAAAGTATTCATTGAATTAGATTGTAATATGGGAAACCCAAGTTTTAATAAGAAGAATTTGATAGAAGATTTTTTACTCACATTAAAATATATATGATATGGATATACAAGAATTAAAACATAAGTTAGAGAATAACAATAGTTTGCCAAATGTATTAATATTCAAATGTGACTCAGAAGATTCTAATTTTATATTTCATCAATATATTGATAAATATAAAGAGAATATTGGTTATAATGATATCAAATATATAGAGTCATTATCAGAATTGACTAATACTTCTCTTTTTTCTAATAGTGTTTCTGATTCAATATATATTTATGATATTAAAAAATTAGATGAACTATATGATAATATCAAGGATATAGTTTGGATAAAGTGTAAATCTTTATCAAAGAAAGTAAAAGATAAATTTAGTGATAATATAATAGAAATACCAAAGTTAGAAATCTGGCAGATCAAAGATTTTATTACTACGAACTTAAATGGACTTGACAAAGAATATATAGATATATTATATAATACTTATAAAAAAGATATTTTTAGATTACAACTTGAAATGCAGAAATTGATGTTGTTTGATGATGTTAATTATGCATATAAGTTGGTTAATGATCAGTTATACATAGATGCTTCTGAATACAATATATTCGATTTAAGTAATTGCATACTAAAAAGAGATATAAAAACACTTAAAAAGTTAGATACTTCTATATTAGATATAGATACTTTTGGGTTAATAAAGATATTACTAGATAACTTTAGATACGTTATAGATATACAGTTAGCAGTAAATACATCACCAGAATATGTTGGTGTAACACCAAAAAGATTTTGGGCCATAAAAAATAATTCTTGTGGTTATTATTCCAAAGAAGAATTAGTACATATATATCAATTTTTATTGACACTAGATGGTAAGATAAAATCTGGATATATCAGTTCTTCTATTGTTATAGATTATATTATATGTAAGATAATGTTACTTTAAAGGAATTACTATGAAGAAAACAACTATTAAATTTTACGATGGTGACTATACTATATCGGCGGGAGATATATTTCAGGCAAAAGTAGAAGACGGTGAAGTCGGTCAATTATTCTTGGTAAGTTGTAATGATAATGAACAGGTTACGTTAGAAGTTATTCAAAGAATAAATTACTCTTCTTGTCTTATGCGTGTAAACGAAATATTGTACAAAGAAGATGATGTGTTGCTAACTGAATCTTATAAAAATAGAAATATATTACTTATGATAGAAGGTTTTACAAAGAAACAACTTGTTAGTTATATCAATGAAAATAATATAGATGTAGATACTAAACTTAAAAAGAAAGATTTGGTTCGTGCAGTGAAGGAATTATTGTGAGGTATATATGAAATTAGGAGTTGTAGGTGATATTCATTGGAGTAAATATTCTTCAATAATTAGACAAAGAGGTAATAAGTATTCTGTTAGGTTAGAAAATTGTATTAAGTCTATAAATTGGGCAGAAGATATTTTAAGAGATTGTGATAAGATTATATACTTGGGTGACTTCTTTGATTCAGATGATTTAAAATCAGAAGAAATAACTGCTTTATCTGAATTAAAATGGAATGACAAAGAACATATATTTTTGGTTGGTAATCATGAATTAGGGTTGAATGATCTATCATTTAGTTCTGCTCATTTATTTAACATTGCAAATAAAGTTGTTATTGATAAACCTGTAGTTCAAGTTGATAGTTATAATCGTGTAGAATTGTGTTTTCTTCCTTATATATTAGATAATACAGGAAGAATAGAGGATTATATCTACAGCAGAACTAATAAGCTACCAAGAATAGTATTTTCTCATAATGATATAGCTGGAATACAACTTGGTAAATTTTTAACTACGTCTGGGTTTGATATTGAAGATATAAATGCTTCTTGTGATTTATTTATAAATGGTCATTTACATAATGAAACATGTATAAATAATAAAATATATAATATAGGAAATCTTACTGGACAAAATTTTTCAGAGGACGGAACAAAGTATGGACATAATATTTTCATATTAGATACAGATACGTTGTCCATACAAAAGGTAAAAAATCCTTATGCAATTAATTTTTTTAAGTTTGATACTCTAGAGGAACTACTGAAATATGATCTACCTATAAATTCTGTTGTAACTGCTAAATTATATACGTCACAAATAAATAAGTGTGAAAGTATAAAGACTAATGAAAATGTAATAGCACATAGATTTATTATATTATCGGATTCAAAAAATTATTCTCGTGATGAAGAGTCTACTGTTAAACTATCGGTTAATCATCTAGAAAAATTTCAAGAATTTATCCTAGATAGACTTGGTAATGATCCTATCGTGGTAGAAGAACTTTCGGAGGTGTTAAGTTAATTATGTCTGATATCTTTTTTAAATCTATTGTCTTACATCACTTTATGTCTTATGAACATGAAGAATTTGATCTTGATAGAACTGGATATATATTTGTATCTGGACTAAATAATAACAATATAGATAATGCTAAATCTAATGGGTCAGGTAAGAGTAGTTTATTTTCTGCCATCTGTTGGTGCTTGACTGGGGAAACTCCAAATGGTAATAAGAAGGTAGAAAATATATATTTATCTGGTGAAACCTATGTGGAATTATCTTTTGAATCTGATGGCAAGCATTATGTGCTTAAGCGTGTGAAGAATCCGAGTAATTTATTTATTAATATTGATGGTGTAGATAAATCAGGAAAAGGCATTAGAGATAGTGAAAAGCTATTAAGTGAATATCTTCCTGAAATAACTTCTTCTCTTATAAATTCAGTTATAATTCTAGGTCAAGGATTACCAAAAAGGTTTACTAATAATTCTCCTTCGGGCCGTAAAGAAATACTTGAAAAATTATCAAACTCAGATTTTATGATAGAAGATATTAAACTTAGGGTTGAGGAAAGAAAAGCTAAATTATTAATCGATAAGCAGCAGATTAGTAATAATACGATTAAACTGGAGACACAGAATAACATATTAAGTAAGGATAATGAAACATTACTTGCTAGACTCAATTCTATGAATAGTTCATCGTTAGAATTACAATTAGAAAATCTGAAACTTTCAAAGAAAAGTAAAGAGTCAGATATTTATGAGTATAACTCTGCCATAGAGGAACTGACAGTATCTTTGAACTATCATACTAGCTTAATAGAAGAACTCACAGAGAACTACAAAAAAGAATATGATGTGATATCTACACAAGATCAAGATAGTATTGATAGTCTTATATCTACCATATCTTCATTGGAAACTAAGATAGCAACTAAGAATTCAGAGATATATAAATATGAATCAGTTTCAGATACTTGTCCTACGTGTGGACAAAAGCTCCCAGGTGTTACAAAATTAGATACCACTGAACTTAGAAATGAGTGTAAAGAATTAAAATCATCTTTATCTTCATATAAAGAGGAGCTTAATATAAAGAAAGCCAACAAAGATAAAGCTGTACTTGAGTTAAATGAAAGATATGATGACAGTACTAAAGACTATAAAAGTAGAATAAATAAATTAAATTCTGATATCTCTAACTATCAATCAATCATAACTAAGATAGAGGATGAGTTAAGAAGTATAGATAGAGATATGATAAGAATAGAAACAAGTCTGTCAAACATAGATGAGGAAAAATCAAACATACTCACTACCATTGATAATAATAAGAAATTGATAGCACAGGGAAAGCAACTTATTTCTGATAATAATGAAAAATTATATGATATAGATAATAGGCTTGACATAGTGTCAAAAATGGGTACATTCATAAAGAGAGATTTTAGAGGTTATCTACTTATGAATGTTATTGATTTTATATATGATAGAATAAAACAGTACTCAAATATAGTTTTTGGTACTAACGATTTTTTCTTTGGATTAGATGGAAATAATATAGCTATTTCTTATGATGGCAAAGACTATGAATCATTAAGTGGGGGTGAAAAACAAAAGATAGATATCATTATACAGTTATCTATAAGGGATATGCTTTGTAATTATCTTAATTTTTCATCTAACATATTGGTATTAGATGAGATAACAGATTCTTTAGATGTTATAGGAAGTCAGAATGTATTAAATCTAATTTCATGTACATTATCTGATGTTCAATCTATATACATAATATCTCACCATACTGATTTTAGTATTCCCTGGGATGAAGAAATAACTATAGTTAAAGGTAATGATAAGATAAGTAGGATTGCATAATGTTATATACTAAACCAAAAGATGTTAGATATGTTGATATGTGTATCTATATAGACAATATTGTTAAGAGGGGTAATCCTACAGAGGATGAGGTGAACTTAATTTTTGAATATTTGTATCACCTCTCTTTTATGTTATCTCATAAACATAAGTACTTTAATAAGTCACATTATTATGAAGAGTTTTCCATCTATTTGGCATCAGAAGTTTTGTATAGATTATTCTATAATCCAAAGCTATTTAAAAAAGATGAGAATGGTGATCCACTGATGTTGCCTGTTAAGAGTGTTCTTAATTATATGAAGGCAATAATATATGGTAGAAAATGTATATTTGAAAATGAAAATTATAGTCAGAAGATATCAGAAAAGAAACTGAATCAATTAGACTATACTTCTAGTCTAAATTTAAAGCTTCAGGATACCTTAGTATATAATATAGAAGCTGATATAGATATATACCTAAAGACACTTTCGAAAGAAATCAGGAGTATAATATCCACAAATTGTGTTTATAAGAATGATAAGATATTATTTAATAATATATATTTGAGTTGTTTGTTATCGGTTATTAACAGCTTCACCTTTACAGAAACAGAATTAAGTAATATTGAATCTACATATTCCTTACCTAAGTCTAAGTATAAGTATATAACTAGAATGTATAAAAAGAACAGAGATAATTGTGTGATATTGTATAATTTACCTGATTCTTATTATGATTATATAAAGATATTGGTGAGGCGTATTTTTAATAAGCTTAGAGAAGATATAGCATATCTTAGTAAAAGTGATTTGTCTATACCAGAAGATATACTTTCTGAACTTATCTATCTAGAATTGGACGGAAGTACTAGCACTGTTTAAAGGAGGTGGGTTATGACTATAAAAAGTGAGCTAACCAAACTAAAGACCACAGATCTCTTTTCTCTTTTATTATTTGCTTTATATAAAATAAAAGATGTAGATGAGTACTCAACTATTAGTGAATTGGCTTTTGTATTAGATAAAGAAAATTTATTAAACTTGTGTGAGTACTTTGGTGGTATCACACTAAAGATACCGACAATAGATGAGTTAGAAAGCGTTATAAATTCTTTATTGGTATATCAATATGTTAATATAGATGGGTATGATTATAAAGATGCTATTAAAGAGATTGGTTTTGATTCCAGTCAGTTAAGACAGGTTAAAAAAGATTATAATAAAATAGTTGAAATATTAAAGGATTATTCTTTTACAAAATGAGAAATATGTTGTATAATAAATTAGTACAAATAAAATATGAATTGTCTAAATATCATAGAGACAGACAATATCTTGAAAGGTATTATGTAAATAAAAGATTAACTGAGTCATTGAACTCTTATTATAAAGACCTTGAAGATAGCTTAAGATACTTAGACAATAGAAAAGAAGAGAATGTATTTAAGCAGCTAGGGGGTTAATTTATGTATGACATATTAAAAGATATACACTCATTGACGCAAATAAAAGAAGTAGTACTAAAATCTATATCTAGTATCATAGAAGATAGTGTATGTCATTATATATTAGAATCTATCTCTCTTGACGAGGATATAATAGAGATTGATTTCGGGCTTGGTATTTTAAGTATAAATGCTTCATCAGATGAGTTGGAATACAAATTTGTACCCAGCAAACGATTAGAAAAGAAATTGTTAAAAGCTATCAATACCAATACTAGTCCACTTGTTTCTAATATTGAGAAGAAACTAAATCAAAAAATTATAAATACTTACAAGGAATTGTTGTAATGAAGAATGATTTATCTATAGTAACTCCCATAGAGGATTTAGAAAATGAATTACTGAACGCAGATAAGACAGATGATCTTGTAGATATTATAGATCTTTTTAACCTTAATTTACAAAAGAAAAATATCATTAGAAATAAAAAACTAAGTGATGTTCAAGACAAAGTGGTCGATAGAATGCTTGAAAAAATACAAGATGAACCATGGGAGTTTTCTAATGATGATCTAATAAAATTTCACAAAGTTATACAAGATACATTAAAGTCTACAGATACATTAGATAAAGAATCTATACCTACCATACAGGTTAATCAGCAGATAAATGTTTCTGCTCCTGAATTCAATAGAGAGTCTAGAGAAAAGATTTTATCTGCAGTTAGGGATATACTTAAAAGTAATAATGAAGAATTAGAAGAAGTGGAGACAGTTGATGATAAATAAACTAGATAGATTATCTACAGAATCAATAGAAGAATATTGCATGAGAATATGTAGTTTGAAAGATGATTTAGATGTAAGTTGGCAAGACATTGCAGATTTCTTAAATGAAAAATGTGGATTTGATTATTCAAAAGATACTTATAGAAAGAGATATTCTAAATTTGCAAGTAGTTATGAAGTAACTGATGAATTACAAAATGAATTAATTGAATTAAAGAAAGAAAAAATAAAACTAGCAGAAGAAAGAACTCAGATTAATTCATTAGTAAGATCTATTGCAAGAGAAGAGACATTAAAAGAAATAGCTGCAGATATAGCTGAGTCTATATCTTCTAAAAAACTATTGGCTAGATCTAAGGGTGTTAATATAATTAGAAACACAGATGTTAAAGGGATTTTAGTAATTAGTGATTGGCATTATGGTGTAGAAGTTTCTTCTTATTATAATACTTATAATACAGATATAGCAAAGGAGAGAATAAATAAACTATTAGATGAAAGCATACGATTGATAAAGAGTGAACATATTTCTGAACTGTTTGTATTAAACCTTGGTGATATGATATCTGGCATAATACATTTACCTTTAAGATTAAATTCAAGAATAGATGTTATAACACAGACAATTGAAGTATCTGAAATATTAGTAGAATTTCTTACAGAGTTAACTAATCATTGTAATATACGATACGGAAGTGTATCAGATAATCATTCAAGATTAGATCCTAATAAGAAAGAAGCTCTACAAGTAGAATCTTTTACAAGGATTATAGATTGGTACTTGAAGAAAAGATTAGAAGAAAATGAAAATATAGAGTTTTTAGATAATAAGTATGGTGATGATATATGCTCATTTGATATATTTGATTTTAAAGTATTAGCAGTGCATGGAGATAAGGATCCACAAAAGAAGATATTAACTCAGTTAGTTAATTTTACACAGGAACATTACGATATTGTTTTATCTGCACATAAACATCACTTCTTTGCTGATGAACAGAATGAAACAGAATTGTATTCAAATGGTTCTTTAATGGGTACTGATGATTATGCAATTAAACTTAGGTGCAATAATAAGCCATCACAACTATTGATTGTTTGTGATAAAGAAAATATATCTAGAAATATTTATAAGATAAAATTGTAAAAAATAACTATCAATTCATATAATAATACAAAGTCTTTAGGTAAGTCCTTGTGAAAAGGTAAGTCCTAATGTAAATGTGGAGGAGAAAACAATGAGATACTACAGTGATAAGTTAAAGAAATTATTTGAAAGTAAAGAAGAATTAGAGTCAGCAGAAAAGGAATTTGAAGAAACTCTTAGAAAACAAGAGAAAGAAAAAGATGAGCTTATTGTTTCTAAAAAGGAGATGGCTAAAGCTATTGAGAAAGCAAATTCTGAAATTGATGAAGCAAGAGAAAACTACACCAAAGTGTATAAGGAAGCAACAGAACTTGTTAATAAGGCCAAGAAAGAGGCAGAGGAACTTTTAAAGCCTGCTAAGGAATCAATTCAAGAGGCCCAAAAGAAAAAGTATGATGCTGTAAAAGAATTTAATAAAAAGTACGGAACGTACACAGTTTCCTATACCGGTGAAAAAGCTTATAATGAATTCAAAAGAAATTCTGACTGGTTTAACGATATGTTTAAAAGATTCTTTTGGTAATTTATAAAGATTAATTTGATAGTTATTTTTAATAAAAGCTATAGTAAGTATTTCTTGCTATAGCTTTATATTTATAGAGGGATAAAAGATGAAAACTTTTTTTGTTGTATCAGATGTCCATAGTTTTTATAAAGAACTTATGGAAGCACTCAATGACCAAGGGTTCGATATACATAATGATAATCATATATTCGTAAGTTGTGGCGATCTATTAGACAGAGGTCCTGATGCCGTAAAGTGCCTTGACTTTGTTAATAATCTTCCAGATAATAGGAAGATATTAATAAGAGGTAATCATGAAGATCTGTTGCAAGAAGCAATCTATAGGGGTTATTTTCAACATCATGATTATCATAATAGAACAAATGATACAGTATATCAATTAACAGGCATTAAACCAAACGATGAAAATAGCTTTGTTAGTGCAGATAGAGCTGCTTTAATGGATATGAAGTTTAATGGGGATTGGGATACATATATAGATTCTTGTGTTAACTACTATGAAACAAAAGATTATATATTTGTTCATGGATGGATCCCAGTAATACAGAAATTTGTAGGATATAATAATGAACTTATGTATGATAAATATTGGAGAGATGATTTTTCTATTTGGGAAGAGGCACGTTGGTTAAATGGCATGAATGCGTGGTCAAAGGGAGTTAGGGAACCTAATAAAACAATAGTGTGTGGACATTTCCATTCATCATGGGGACATAGTAATTTACATAATAATGGAGTTGAATTTGCAGAAACTGATCAAGGAATACAATCAATACATACTCCATTCTACGATGATGGTATAATAGCAATTGATAGCTGCGTTGCCTATAGTGGATTTATTAATTGTATAAAACTGGAGGTTGAAGATGAGTAAAAGACACGTAGAAGAATATTATGCAAAGATGTATTCTGATTATAGAGAACTAAAAAAGGTTTTAGAAGAACTACAGAATACACTAACTGAAGAAGCAGCAAATAGTTATGTTTCTCAAATAGAAAGTATAAAAGAAAAAGTAAGGTTGCTTGAAGCGAACTATAAGAGACTTTCATATATTATATTCCTGCTTAATAAACCTAACAGGAAAAAGAAAGAGACAAAATATATACGTAGTGAAAGTAAAAAACTAAATGCTATACCAGAAAAAGACAGGGAAGAAGCTGTTATTCAAGAAAATAAATCAGTATTGGATGATATAAAAAATATGATATGATTGTAATCTTAATGATGTAATTTATTGCTAAATTTATTATAATGGAAAAACAAGTACAAGAGTTATTAAAGAAGCTGAATATAGATTATCCTGTTGAAAAGCAGGGAGAATATTGGGTAGCTACTTTAGATACGTATGAAGATTTTGTATCTATATACAATAAATTAGAAAAATCTTTAGATGTATTTAAAAATAGTCATGCATCTTTTTTTAATGAGGAAGATGGACATATACAATATGAAACTGATGATGGATTCATATTAGAGTTAGTTGCAGTACTAGATGAAGATGATTATACACTAAACATCTATAATGATGAGGAAGAAGACTAATGAATGAAAAAACTATATTATCATATAGTGAACTAAATAGGTTAGGAAGAGCACAAGAGATAAGTAGAGAGAATGATGGGGAGCTGTTAAAAAAGATTACTTCTGACGTAAAGAAAACTATGAGGAAGAATAATCTTGTTTCATTATCAGCACCAGGTATTGGATATAATAAAAGGGTATTTTGTATTGACTTCAGTGACAGTGAAATAAAAACCTTTATAAATCCAGTTATAGTCAATAAAACAGAATTAAAACTTGCCAGGGAAGTATGCTCTTCATTACCAGATAAAGAATATATAGTGCCAAGACACTATGAAGTAGATATTATTTATGAAACACCTACAGGTAAAATAAAAACAAATAGTTTTAAAGATGTTGCTGCTTATGTGGTGCAACATGAATTAGATCACTTGAATGGTGTTACATTAGAAGATATAGGTCTTGAAGTAGATAGTGATTTTGATGAAGGTACTGAAGAAGAAAGACAAGAAATTATAAGTATGTATATAGACTCCTTAGGGAAAAGACAAAAATTATTAGATGATGAAATAGAAGAAGATGAAGAATTAAGTACCGTATCTACTAGATTAAAATTTACAGAGGCCTTAGCAAGTGGTAAAGTAACTTTTGAGAATTTAGAAGAATTAACTAATAAGGATGAAGAATGTACGATAGTACAAAAATTAAATTAAAAAGAACTTTAAGATGGTTAAAGAATGTTCCTTCTAATGTAGAAGGTTCGAATATACAAGAAAAAGATATAGACTTCGGAGAACCTATATTTGTAGATAATAACAATGGTTCAATACATGATTTATCTAAAAAATGTAAATCTTACATAGTAATAGGATCACCAGTAGAGCAGGAAGCAGAACGTAAAGTCAGAAATGCAGCTGTATTTAAAGGCTTTTGGGATCCAGATCAATCAGATAAATTAGTTTTCTATAAAAATTCTGATCGAGCTGGATTAATAGATGAAGAAGGAAGGCCGGTATACGCTGATAAATTAGTAACAACTAATGTTGATTTTGGTGATACTGCTTCTGATAAGTACTACATTCTTTGTCAACCAGATATTAATAAAGCATCTGGGAATGTTCATTATGGAGATATAAATACTTTTAAAATTCCTGCAACTGGTGAATCTGCAGGACAAAATGGTATTTACGTTACTAATAAGGGTATAATGCACGGTGCTGCATGGAATGATTATGCTGAGAAGCGTCATGTAAAAACAAATGTTTTTCCTGGTACCGTTGTGTGTGAAGTAGGGGATGGATCACTTGTTAAGTCTTCTGCAAGACTTCAACCATGTCCTTATGTAGTTACAGATACTTATGGTTTTGTTATAGGTGAAGATAAAGATACACCTGTAGCAGTTGCTGGTAGAGCTTTAGTTTATATAAGCGCTGAAGAGAGAAATTCTGTATCTATAGGCGATTGTTTATGTGCCGGAGAATATGGTAAAGCTTCTATTATGACAAGAGAAGAGATAAAAGAATATCCTGATAGGATATTAGGTATAGTAACTGGAATTCCAATGGAAGATAAATGGAATGGAGTTGATGTAAATAACAGAGTGTGGATAAAAATTAAGTAAGTTTAATTGGATTATGGATGAATAAGATAAGTTTAAGAGGATATTTAAGAGATATACAGTATTCTCATAATGTTGGTGATATAGAATATGAAAAAGCAAATTTAATATGTCCTAATTCTTTTGGCAAAGATGAGGATATAATCTCTCTTAAGTATAAAAAATATTCTAATAAATATAAGGAAGGTGATTTTATAGAATTAGAAGGTAATTTAAGATCGTATTCTACATCTATAGAAGGAAAAAATTCAGTACAGATTTATGTATTTACTTATTTTGATCTTCCAGATGTAATATCATCGAATAATACGCAAATAGATGGTAGAGTATGTAAGATGAATGATATAAAAACCACTAACAATGGTAAGAAGTATTTGCACTTTATATTAGCAAATAATATATTTACAAATAATAACAAGAAGATAAATAATTATATACCATGTACTTGTTATGATGATTTAGCGGAAGAACTTTCTGATTTTGATGTGAATACAAAACTTGATTTAAAAGGAGAATTTCATTCACATTATTATAAAAAGTACATTTCTGATGATGAGTTTGAATATAGAATAGCACATGAATTAGTGATAAAAAGTTATGAAAAACTTGATTAACTTATATACATATTGTCATAAATAGTATATAATATTTATGATAAAGGATGAAATAGTTATGAATAACAGAGAATTAGTTAAAGACTTTTATGGAAAAGTTATAGGTTCTATAGAAACAGTTGGTACTAAACAAATTGCTAGAGACTTTTATGGAAAAGTCTTAGGTAGATATGATAGCACAGATAATAAAACAAGAGACTTCTATGGAAAGGTATTAACTCAGGGTAATACACTAATGGGTTTATTGTTTAAAAAATAAGATGGTATGAAAAGAAAACTTGCTGTTGACATTGATAATACTATATGGGATCTTGTTTCTTCTTGGATAGAATACTATAACAATAAATATGATGATAATGTTAAAGCATCTAATATAACTAAGTATGCTTTTTTTGATCTTACTAAGAAAGCTACTAAAGAAGAAATGTTTGATATACTATGCGTAGATGATTTTTGGTCTACGGTTAATCCATATAGATACTCAGAAGAGTACTTAAGAAAATTAAATAAAGAATTTGATTTATATATAGTAACTAGCACTTCATATAAGACCTCAAGGAAAAAGTTTGAAAGATTTTTTGAATTATTTCCTTTTTTAGATGAGCATCAGCTAATAATAACTCATCATAAAGAGATAATAGATGTAGATATCATAGTGGATGATTGTCCAATAAATCTAACCAATACTGATCATATAAGATTTTTAATCAACCAATCTTATAATAAATCAGTTAAGGATGAATCTATTATAAGAGTTAATGATTTACGAGAAGTGTATTACTATTTTTTTAACACTAATAATAACAAATAAGAAGGATGATGACAATATGATTACTATTTATACAACAGAGACTTGCCCAAAATGTAAAATACTTAAAAAGAAATTATCTTCTAAAGGTGTGGACTTTGAAGAGATATGGGATGTAGACGTATTAAAAAGTCTGGATATATTTGAAGTACCTGTACTTGAGGTAGATGGAAAATATTTAGAATTTAGTGAAGCCAATGAATGGGTAAATAATCTGTAAAGGGGTAAATAGTAATGCTGATAAATTTAAAACTAAACAAGAATTTTACAACTGCTTTCAATAGATTGTCAAATGAATATGGTACTGACATAGTTGAATTAAATGGTTTTTCAGAAGAACAGTTAAGTTGGACAGACTTTCTTGATAATTTTGTATCTAAAGAAACAGTAGCAGATGCAACTATTGATGGGAATGCAAATATTGGTACTAAAGATATATGCTCTTTAGAAGCTGAGATGAGTAAACCTCATAGTAAGCTAATTGCTTTTAATAAGATCTATCAAGAGCTAAACCAGGAATTTGGATTTAAAGTTGCTAATGATTGGATTCAAAATGAATGGGATGGTCATTTTTATCTACATGATGCAGCTAGTTCTACTTATAAACCTTATTGTTATGCATATGATCTGGAAAGATTGGTAAATGAGGGTCTTTACTTTATAGATACTTTTAATAACCAGCCACCAAAGCACCTTGTAACGTATACAGATTTTGTGGGTGAGTTTGTTAGTTGGGCTAGTAATAGAACAAGTGGTGCTTGTGGATTACCAAGCTTTCTTATATATTCTTTTTATTTCTGGAGGAAAGATATTGAGAATAACTACTTTGTATCTAGTCCCGAAGCATATAGGGACCAGGAATTTCAGAGAATTATATATAAATTAAATCAACCATATCTTCGTGTTAATCAATCTGCTTTTACTAACTTTAGTATTTTTGATAGATCATACTTAGAGTCAATTTTTGGTGGAAAAGAATTTCCAGATGGTACTTTTATTATTGATTATATTGATGATATATTAGAGTATCAGAAATCTTTTATGGAAGTATGTAGTAAGATAAGATCAGATAATATGATGACTTTTCCTGTTTTAACTTTTTCTTTATTGAGAACTAAAGAAGGAAAATTTGTTGATGAAGATTTTGCTAAATGGTGCTGCAGACATAATATGAAATGGGCAGATAGTAATTTCTTTATTAGTGACGATATTACAAGTCTAAGCAACTGCTGCAGGTTACTGTCAGATGTAAAAGAACTTGGTTACTTTAATTCTATTGGTGGTACATCATTAGAAGTAGGCAGTATTAAAGTTAATACCATTAATCTTGCTAGGCTGTCCTATGAAAATAAGAAAGCTGATTATCTTGATGCGCTAAAAGAAAAAGTATATCTGTGTCTACAGACACTTCATATAATTAGAAATATAATTTCTAAAAACGTACAAAGAGGTCTATTACCAAACTATAGTCATAAACTTATTAATATGGATTCTCAATATTCAACCATAGGTATTATTGGAATATATGAAACTTTACAAAAATATAGAATGGTAAAGAAGGATGAATTAGGTTATACTTATTATACGGATTCTGGAATTGAATTTGCAAAATCTATCTTCAATGCTATAAATGAAGTTAAGCAGAAGTTTATAGAAGAGAATGATGTAACTTATTCCATAAATATAGAACAGATTCCGGGGGAAAGAGCTGCTTCAATACTTATGCAAAAAGATAAGTTCTTCTTCCCGAAAGAAAAGTATGAACTACCTTTATATGGTAATCAGTGGATTCCACTTGGTATTAAGACTTCCTTAGATGAGAAGATTAAACTCAGTGCTATACTTGATAAGGCTTGTAATGGTGGATCTATTGCTCATATTAATATAGAATCTCCATTTAATAATTTTGAAACTGCCTGGAAGATGCTTAATAAAGTAGCTGATTCTGGAGTTGTATACTTTGCTTTCTGCACAAGAATAAGTGCATGTAAGCATAATCATGGTTTTTATGGGGATGTTTGTCCTGTATGTGGGGAACCTGTAGAAACAACTTATCAAAGAATAGTTGGATTTCTAACTCCATGCAAAACATATAGTAAAGAAAGAAAAGAAGAGTTTAAGCTTAGAGATTGGTTTGATGTGAACTAATGAAGATACTAAATATAAAAGTAGAAGATTTTACAAATTACAAGAAACCAGCTATGTTTATTGGGATGGGTACCTGCAATTTTAAATGTTGTAATGAAGCAGGTATTCCTCATGAAATTTGTCAGAATTATTTACTTAAAAATGATTATATTGAGTTAGAACCTAAAACTATAGTTGGTAATTATTTAAGTAATACAATAAGTGAGTCAGTAGTTATAGGTGGGTTAGAACCTTTTGATGATTTTATGAATTTACTCGATTTAGTAGATGAGTTTAGAAGGAATACTTCTGATGATATAGTTATATATACAGGTTATTATCCACATGAAATAACTACATACTTATTATATTTATCTGAATATGATAATATAATATTGAAGTTTGGTAGGTTTGTACCAAATAATAAACCTCATAAAGACAAAATATTAGGAGTTAATTTAGCAAGTGATAATCAATATGGTGCTAAATTAATAAAAGGGTGTAAAGACATATTAAAAGCAATACATGATAATGATGGGTACTGCCCATGTAAAATAAATAAAGATGAAACAACTAAATGCTGCTGTGAAGATTTTGTTAAAACAAAAGAATGTATTTGTGGTGCATTTGAAAAATAAAGGAATTTAAATGTTATATGATTTTATTAATGAAGCATTTATCTTAGAGAGTGAAGAACTCAATGAAGATAAAATGGTTAAGTACGATGGAGAATTATCTCCTAAGTTTGGCTGGTGTGCTATTTACATAGGTGGTCCGGCTTCTGGTAAAGGAACTGCTACTAAGTTTCTTTCTAGATTAGAAGGTGATTATTTTAACGTAGATAATCTTAAAGAAATAGAAAGAATGTGGCAGATAACAGATCCTAAGACTGGTAAGCCACACTCAGATAATTTCAAAACACCTTCCGAGATTGTACCAAAACTTGATAAAAACGGTGATCCTGTTATAAGTAAAGAAAGAAAAAGCCCGTGGACTGGTAAGAAAACAGGTGGTGAAGAAGTATATTATGATAAATATCGTAATATGGGAAATAGTGATTTCGTATCAGAACTTCATGGAGAGATGAAACCTCTTGGTAAGAAATGGCAAAATTCTATGCTTAATAATCCAGAAAATGAAACTCGTAATAAGGATAGGTTACCGAATCTTATATTTGATATAACGGGTGATGATCCAAGGAAGATTATGAAGATTATCGATCCATTAAAAGCACAGGGTTACAAAATTGCTATTATTTGGATGCTTACTACACCAGAAAAGGCTATATTAAATAATTTCAAGAGAGATAGAAGTGTAGACGTTAGACAGGTATTACTACCTAAACATAAAGGTGTTATGGACGCTGTAGAAGATATGTTCTCTTCTGATAAGATTAAAAAAGTTGATGAATTCTGGGTTATCGATACAGATGCAGGTGTAGATCCATTCAAGGATCCTGTAGGTTATCATAATGCACAGAATGTTTATCATATTCCAATTATGCAAGATGGAATTAAAACAATTTCATATATAGCTGATAGAATAGCTACTAATAGAGAACAATTGAATACTTATGGCTTTTAATTTCAATTTTATGTTTACATATTTAAAATATGTGTTATAATAATTATAGGAAGAGAGGAGGTAAACATATGAATACGGAAATGGCCAAGTTAGTAGAATTGCTTATGGATGATAAGCTTCCATTTCAGGTTGTTATACAGGAAGATCTTGAGGCTACTCAAATTTATATTCCAAATATAAATAATCCTATATTTGACGTGGTATGTAACAAATATAGTGAGGGTGGTGTTTCAGGACTTTTGGAAATATTAAATCATGTATCAGGAAAGCATACTGGATATCTAAATTGTGAAGATGCTTTTGACATTATAAATCTATGGGCAGGGGGTGGTTAATATGATGAGACTTGGGGATATTAGAGCAGATCTAGAGCAATTCGACTACTGTGAACTAATATTTAATCTTTCATCTTCTGGTTGTGATAGAGGTAATCTTGGATGTAAATATGTATATGAATTACTTCAAAGAGAAGATGATTATGAAATACCTTATAATTGTTATGAAATCATATATGATTGGGATGATTTTGTAGATGTAGATGGAGTAGATTGTGTATGTTTTTATGATGATGACAAAGGTTTTTTAGAAAATAATAAGAAGTTTTTTGAAGTTTATGGAAAACCAAGAGAGGAATGGATATGAAAACAACATGTGTAAATACAAAAAATTCAAATATCAGCAGTAATACAGCTCCAGCTAGTATTAATATATCTGATATGTTTTTTAAGTCATACTCAGAACTAAAAGTATCTAAGGTTATTTATAATAATCCAGCTACTATCGTATACTTTTCAGATGGATCTAAATCGGTTGTGAAGTTACATCCTGAAGATACTTTTAATGAAACAACAGGACTTCTTATGGCTATTTCAAAAAGATTGCTTGGCAGTAAAAATTTGCACAGAGCATTAAAAGATTTTACAAAAAATTACGATTAAATGTTTACAATATTGTAATTGTATGTTATATTAATTATACAATCAGGAGTTGATTGGACTATAAGCAATACTTACCCTCTAGTGTATGGGGCAATATACACTAAATAATTTTGCGGGATCGTCAAGTGGCAAGACAACGGGCTCATTACCCGTTACCGTAGGTTCGAATCCTACTCCCGCATCCAATATGGGGATGCGATGGGCGTTCGACTCGGCTTAAACCCAAAGTGAACTGTCGAGGACATCGGTTCGAATCCGATCATCTCCACCATATTAATAAATTAAGCGGCTGTGTCGGAACTGGCAGACGACTCGGACTTAAAATCCGATGCTCCTGTGAGCGTGTGGGTTCAAATCCCACCAGCCGCACCAAAGGAACAGACACAAACAGCAAATATGATGTTCTTAATAGGGTAAAAAGATATTGTGTCTAGGTAAGTTTTATAGGAGGAAGTAAGCATGGGATTTGTTGAAAACTTAAAAGTAGAACAGAATAACGATAACGAAATGAATCTAACGGAAAACTTAGCAGTTGCATATAAAACAACTGGTGAGTATTTGTTAGATTTTAATTTTAAGGTAACGAATTTAAGACATTCAAGCTATGAAGATGTAGTTACTAACTTTAAGAAAGTTTACTACAGTGATAGCACAACAGCATTGAAGTATTTATTCTATGTTGGTGACATTAGATATGGTTTAGGTGAAAGACATATCTTCAAATCTTGTTTTAAGTGGCTTGCAGAAACTCATGGAGATAAAGTAAAAGGTCTTCTGTTTCTTATTCCAGAATATTCAAGATGGGATGTTCTTGTATCATTAATTAATTGTGATAATAAGAAGATACAGAAAGAAGTTACTAATATCATCCGTATCCAATTAAATAAAGATAAATATGGCATGCTTAATAACAGATCTATTTCATTACTTTCTAAGTGGCTGCCATCAGAAAATGCTTCTTCTAAAGAAACAAAAGAGTTAGCAAAGATTGTAAGAACCAATCTTAAAATGACTCCTAAGAAGTATAGAAAAACTTTGAGTACATTAAGAGCTTATCTTGATGTGGTAGAAACTAAGATGAGTGCAAAAGATTGGGATAAGATAGATTATAGTTCTGTTCCATCAATTGCTAATATAAACTACTCAAATGCTTTTATGAAGCATGACCCACAGAGAAGAACACAATACTTAACTGATCTTAAAGAAGGTAAAACTAAGATTAATGCAGGTGTACTTCAGCCACATCAGATTGTATATAGATATGTTAATGGTCATGATGGGTGGTATAATGATGTTTCAATCAAGTATGATGAAACTTTAGAAGAACTATGGAAATCATTGCCAGATGTTTGTACAGAATCTACTTTAGTAGTTAGAGATGGTTCTGGTTCAATGTATACTTCTGTTAGTGGAAGAATAAGAGCTGTGGATGTTGCAACAGCACTTGCTATTTACTGTGCAGAACATACAATGGGTGAATTTAACGATAAGTTTATTACTTTTTCTTCTCGTCCTAAGCTTGTAGATTTATCTTATTGTGAATCTTTAGCAGATAAGATTGATAAAGCTTATCTTGAAACAGAAATGTCAAATACAAATATTTTTAAAACTATGATGTTGGTTTTAGATACTGCTGTTAAATATAAGATGAAACAGGAAGAACTTCCACGTAATATTCTTATTATTTCAGATATGCAGTTTGATGGTTCAAGATTTAATCTATCAAAATCTTTATTCGATGAAATAAAGGACGAATTTAAGAAGTATGGATATAAAATGCCAAGAATTTGTTTCTGGAATTTAGATCCATATGATTCAGAAACTATTCCTCTTAAGCAAAATGATAATGGTTTAATCCTATGTAGTGGATTTTCAATAAATAATTTGAATATGTTTATGAGTGGAGAGATTGATCCTCTTAAAGTCTTATTAGACATATTAAATTCAAAACGGTATGATGCTGTTGAAGCAGCAATAGATAGATAAAATTTAGACACGAACAGCAATTTGCAAGATCAGTTTTATTAGCTTCAGAAATAATAAAAATTGTGTCTAGTTCATACTTACCTCCTTTTTTAGGCCCTAACAGCAATCAATATGTTTTATAAAAGCTTGTTACTATGTTTATTTAGAGAAAATACTTTTATTATAGGGCCTAGCCTATATGACCCATTAGCTCAGTCGGCAGAGCACCTGACTTTTAATCAGGGTGTCCGGAGTTCGAATCTCCGATGGGCCACCAAAGAGGACCATTAGCTCAGTAGGTTAGAGCATCCGGCTCATAACCGGCAGGTCGTAGGTTCAAGTCCTACATGGTCCACCAAATATAACTTTTATATGATGAATATTAAAATATAACTTTTGTATGATGGATACTAAAAAACCTTATGTACTTTTAGAAGATATTGTAGGATTTTATGAAAAGTTAAATAAACTTAAAAAAAGTCATTATCCTATAAGATATATAAAGTATATAATGAAAAAAGATTTTGATAAACTTGATATAAAGTTTTTATAAATATGGAGCTTGTCCTCGACGGTATTGAGGGCTGGTCTTATAAACCAGTACACGAAGTTCAACTCTTCGGGGCTCTACCAAAATATAACTTCATGGCAATCCAACATAAGTAGTTCTAGAACAATGCTTATGAGATAGCCGCCTGAAGCAACAGGTCGACTTTAATAAAGGGACGGAGTCGATACAACAATACTCACCGTGGGTTGATCACCACAAGAATTCCGGAAATATAGAGAAAGAATCCGTAGAACGAGCTTGAAGCCATGAAGTTTACTTATGTGATATTAGTGTAAGGGTAGCATATCTGCCTTCCAAGCAGTTGGTATGAGTTCAAATCTCATATATCACTCCATAATTAAGGGAACGGAAAACAGCGGATGCCCATAAAGAGAGAACCTGTCCGAAAGGTTCTGGAGTGTAGTGGCTACTCGGCTACCCTTAATAACTGATTTTATCCTGAATTATGTTACGGGCGCCACGGTGTCAGTAATCCGCCATAGTGGGGTATACCAAATGACGACTCCCCAGGGGTCCGGACATAAATAAGATAGAATTGGTAAAGTCCAGGTCAGCTCAAGACTATAAAAGGAAAAAAATAAGGCTCTTTGGCTGAACGAGGGCCACATACATGGGTTGTGACCCTTACGCTCATAGGTTTATTCCATACCAGTGAGAACATGATTTAAAAGGAATACGTTATCCAGTTTGCGTAAAATTATGGTTTGTAGTTATCCTTATACTGGAGAAAAACTACTTATATGCTCCCGTAGTCTAACGGATAGGACACGTGGTTTTCATCCACGTAATGCGGAGTTCAACTCTCCCCGGGAGTACCATATACGAGGTCGCCGCAAAAGTAATGATCTCATCTCCCAAGTCGTAGTAAGATTTGTGCGGTGAAAGCTTGGGAATATCATATTATATGTCCGTGTAGCCGAATTGGCATAGGCATCTGACTTAGGATCAGAATTTTGGGGGTTCGAGTCCTCTCACGGACACCAATCGAGGGTTGTCCGAGTTGGTTTAAGGTGCCAGTCTTGAAAACTGGTGGACGATAGTCCCCTGGGTTCGAATCCCAGACCCTCGGCCATCGGAGAGTAGCGTAGTGGCGAACGCAGCGGACTGTAAATCCGTGACATAGAAACATCGGTGGTTCGAGTCCACCCTCTCCGACCATTATAATTTACAATTAGGTCTGGTCGTTCAATGGATAGGATAGTGGATTGTCGCTCCACAGATCAGAGTTCAATTCTCTGTCAGACCGCCAAAACAGTTGTAAGTCTGTAAGAGTATTCGGTTCAGCCTTTACCGCTCGTAAAACTTTCCGTGATGACAATCGTTAAGGTCAAGTGGTGGTAAGCACACAGCCAATGTAAAGTGTGGTTAAAGGTTAGAGAAATGCAGAAAGAGACGGCGATAACCGTTCAGACGTATCCTGAAAGCATAGTAAATAATCAACGATGCAAGATGCAGATCTCGTAAATATTTATGGCTCCATAGTTCAGTTGGTAGAGCGGCAGGTTGAAGCCCTGCGCTTGCGATAGTTCAATTCTATCTCGTTCCACCACAAATATCTGGGTATGGCTCAGTTTGGTAGGGCATCTGATTTGGGTTCAGAAGGTCGCAGGTTCAAATCCTGCTACCCAGACCATATAAAGCGCAGAATGGCTACCAGTCAACCGATTGCAAGGTTTTACTGAAATACAGTTTCGTGCGCTATATAAATAGATAGCCCCGTATGTGATGTAGGACTGGCGCATTACAAAATTTGGTCTATTGGTATAATGGTAATTATATTCGGTTGTCAGCCGAAAGATACGTGTTCAATTCACGTATAGACCGCCAAACAAAGCACGCTTTATAGCCCAAGCAGACCCACCCTTACTCTGGCAAGCTATAAAGAAGACGATATAATAACATGTCACACAAGTAGTGTAACGGGAGGGGTGACAACTTTTATGGAAATTATGTGGGTTGGTAGCTTAAATAGTGAAGCGGTCGCCTGTTAAGCGACAGAGTGTGGGTGCAAGTCCTACCCTTCCCGCCATAATGTGTAGCCTTAGTTTAATTGGTAAAACGCCAGTCTCCAAAACTGGAAGATATGGGTTCGAGTCCCAATAGGTTATGCCAATAGTTCCTATATGCGCAATAGGATGGTGGAAAAGAACGACGAAGCAATAAGCGAGTGTAATGGTTCAAATCCAAAGTCGGAAGTAGGGTAGAAACGCAAGTAGTAGCCCAAAAGTCCTGTTCGTTATTGTGGATAGTAAACGTATCCCAATCAACTACCATAAGCGTAATAAGCCTATGCCAGTGGTATGCGTAACATGTTACGAAAAAGGTTGATTATTTAATATTTCGTTGCCCCGTTGTGTAGTGGTAGCACAACAGACTTTGACTCTGTTAGTCCTGGTTCGAACCCAGGCGGGGTAGCCAAAATACATATAGATCTCTTATTCGTTATTTCTTTTCCTCCTTTCATGTAGTGAATAAGGGATCTTTGTATTTATATGGAGAAGTGGCGTAATGGTATCGCAGTGCCCTGCTAAGGCATCCTACCTATGGTAGTCCGAGTTCGATTCTCGGCTTCTCCGCCAATAAAGTATTTGTCCGGGTATAGCTCAATTTGGCAGAGTGCATGGTTTGGGACCATGATGTTGCAGGTTCAAATCCTGCTACTCGGACCATATATTATATTATGTAGATAACTAATGGAGGAACTATGTATGAAACCATCAAGTATAGCATGGACAATTAGTATGATTCTATGGCTTATTTGCTTTATTGTAAGTCGTATATTACAAAAGAATGGTTATGAGACAGAAGCTGGAACATTTTTAGCTATGCAATGGTCTTTCTTAGGATTTAGTTTTATCTTTTTAGGTTTTGGTCATGACTGGTGGTAAAAATTAATAATTATTTATAAGAAACCTATTTACATTAGATAAATTTATGTTATAATAATTATAGGAAGAGGGTATAAAAAATGATAAGGAGGTAAGTAAGATGATAACTAGAGAAATGTTCAACCTCGTAAATGATTGTTATAACGAAGTAATGGATGATCTCAATGATACATTTGAACAACCAGAACCTATAATGCCTCACAGTTCAGAAATCATTAGAGATTATAAATCAATAGCTGCAGAAGAATGGGAAGAACTCACAGTTGAAGAAGCAGATAAAATATTTGATAAGATCTATAGAATGATAGATGAATCAAGACTTTTAAATGCTATTGCTTGGTCATAATAAGGAGGTAAGATTATGGGAGCTTTACAGATTTCAGTATTTTTAATCTTAATGATTTGGGCTGCAGATAGTGACTACAATAAATTTTAAAGGAGGTAAATATTATGGCTAATAAAAAAGAAGTAAACTCTATAATCAGAATAAATAAAAAGAATGTACCTTCAATACAGTCAAAAGGGTTGTTCTACTACGTAGATGCAAACAGAAATGAAGAAGGTGATATTACAAATGTAATCTATGGTCTAGTAGATAATAGAAAAGGGAAGAAGGTAGTTAAAGAATTCGACTCCATAAAGGAACTGGAAGAATCAATAAAATAACAAAATAACAAAATATAAATATATAAAAGATTGCTAAATTATTTATAGAAAATAATAGCAATCTTTTTTTATTGGGGTTAAATAGAATGATACATAGAGGAACAACTCCTATTATAAGATTTAAATTAGATGTAGATACATCTAAGATTTCTAATTTAACTATATTCTTTTCACAAGGTGGTAAAGTAATACTAACTAAGACTTTTGAAGATATAACAATAAAGCCTGAAGAAAGTTTAGTAGCTACTCCACTAACAAGAGAAGAAACATTACAATTAGAAGCAAATAAAGATCTTCATATGCAGTTAGTTTTAGAATTTAATGATGGAAGAATTTCTTCAAGTAGATATCTAACGGAATATGTTTATGATATTATGGATGAGGAAACATAATGAAAGATAAGTTTGATTCTATATTCAATGTAGATCTTAATCATGACTATGATAATATAGAATTAGAAAGTGTAGATAAAAATTTAGAAGCTTATATAGATGTAGATCTTAATCATGACTATGATAATATAGAATTAGAAAGTGTAGATAAAAATTTAGAAGCTTATATAGATGTAGATCTTAATCATGACTATGATAATATAGAATTAGAAAGTGTAGATAAAAATTTAGAAGCTTATATAGATGTAGATGCAGATTTTATAACATCTACAGATACTTATGTAAGTTTATCTAAAGACTATAACGATTTATATAATAAACCTTCTATTAATGGAATAACATTAATTGGAGATAAATCGTTACAGGAATTATTAGATATAGAAGCAATTGATTGTGGTACAAGTACGACAGTAATATAAAATGCCTAAATTAAATACTAGAATACAACTAAAAAGAGATACAACAGAACATTGGGATAATGCTATAGGATTTATTCCATTACCTGGGGAAGTCATAGTATATACAGATTTTGATGAAATAGAATATACAGATGAAACAGGTACAATAAAAACAAAACAAATTCCAAATATTAAAGTAGGTACAGGAAATGCGTATGTACAAGATCTAGCTTTTGTTGATGAGAAAACTAGAGATTTATTATTACAGCATATATATGATCTAGATCTTCATACTACGATCAATGAAAAATTGTTTTGGAATAATAAGTTGAATGTTGATGATGCTGAAGAACAAATTACAGGAGAATTAGAAGAAGAAACATTAATTCTAAATAGGAATTAATTTAAGGATTTTATGAATGGCAGAAATTAGTAAAATTATTTTACCTTCTGGTAATACTTATGATATAAAGGACGCTACTGCTCGTGAGATGATTTCTGGTGGTGTTTCTTTTATTATTGCTTGGGATGGAACTGGCACTCCAGTAGCAGCAGATATTCCAAAAGGAGTTAAAGCAGGAAGTGTAACAGGTACTTTAGAAGCAGCTGATGCTCAAGCTGGAGCTTTTTATTTAATTAAATCTTCAAGTACTCCAAGCTCGGAAACTTTAGATATATATGATGAATATGTAGTAGTAGGTAGTACTACTAAGAGCTGGGAAAAACTTGGAGATACTCAATTAAATTTATCTGATGTTGTAACAAATGTTAGTTTAACTAAACAAACTGACGTTGTTTTAGGAGAAGCAACTACTTTCACGAATGCTTCTTCATCAGTTACTTTTACTGGTGGAACTACAGATAAAGTACTTGGTGAAGCTACAACTTTTTCTGTAAATAAACCAACTATTACAGTAACTCCATCAACTACAAATATAAAAGCCACTGCAAGTGGGACAGCAGTTGGAGCGAATGGTACAGCAAAAGCAATTACTGGATTTGGTACTCATACAACAGATACATTTGTAAAATCTGTTACTGCTGAAACTGGGAAGAATTTAGTTACAACTACGGTACCAAATGTTACAGGAAATACTTCTGTTTCTATTCCAAATGTAACTGGAAATACAAATGTTACAATTCCAAATGTAACAAGTGCAGGAACTGCTTCTACATGGAATTTTGCAATGGGGAGTGGAAATGCTGCAGAAACATTAATTATTAGTGGAGCTAATTCAACTGCACCAACTTTAGGCACATCTTTAAGTGCTTCAAAAGTAACACTTGGAACTGCACTTACTGCAACAAATACAACACTTGGTACAGCAAAAACTGTAGCTACTGGAGCTACATCAACTACTGGTACCGGTGATGCAGTTGTTACTGGAGTTACTGTTGGTGATTCAGCTGCCGCTATCACAGCTCTTGGAACTCCTACTACAGCAGATGCATTAACAGGAGTTAAAGTTACTTCACAACCTACAGTTGCACTTGCTACCGGAGCTACGGCTGGTACTGGAGTAGTAAGCGTGGCAACCGGAATTAGTTCTGCTACTGCTGGAGATCAAACAGTTACAGTCGGAACAAATGATAAAGTTACAGCAGTTACTGGTATTGGTACAGGTACTGCAGCAGCACAGACAATTACTGTCGGAACTAATGATAAGGTTACTGTACTTAAGAATACAACAGATGTAAGTGTAACAAAAGGTAACGAATAATAGGAGGTGATTTAAATGGCTAATATAAGTGCTATTAAATTACCTAATAATACAACTTATAATCTTGTTGATAATACTAGTGGGTATACGAAAAATACAGGTACAATCACTAGTGTAAAAACAACCGCAGGGACACATTCTGTGATTAATGTGACAAGTGGGGCAGCTAATTTTAATGTACCAACAAAAACAAGTCATTTAACAAATGATAGTGGATTTTTAACATCTCATCAGACTTTATATGAAGCTAATTTAAATTGGGGTAATACAGGTATTTCTGGTAATGTTACTCCTATGGGAGCTAGTTTATCTTCAGAACATAGTGCAAATCGTATAGCATATTTAAATCCAGCAGCAATTCAAATTGAATACACAACAAACGGTGGATCTTCTTGGACTGATAGTGGATATAGTGGTACAGAGAAAACTTGGTTATGTACTGGTAGCCAAAATATTGCGGTTGGACAGTCAAAAAGTGGCTATTCACAATCTACTGCATTAACAACTAATCATTGGACTAGAATTACCTTAACTGGTCAAAATGGTACTAATACGTATGTTTATACTGCTCCTAGAAAATTATTAGTAAATATGTCTACGGCTGTAGGGGTAGAATGCTTAGTTGAGTATAAAACAGGAGCTTCTGGAGCTAGTTGGCAAACCTTTGGAACTTACACCGTATCTGGCTGGAGTGGCTGGAATGATATTCCTTTAGTATTAAGTACTTTTGGTGGGGGTACAACTCAAACCACTAATTATTGGTATTTACGCTTTACTTTTAAAGTTACATCAACAAGAACTGATAGTTATAAAGGTATGTCCTTTGTAAATGGTTTAAGATTATTTGGTTCAAATGATTGGACATCTGCGTCTTCTGCTAATGGTAAAGGCCCATTTTCATCCACAGGTCATTTATATAGTTATGATGTAGGAGCTAATGCAACTTTTCCAGCAAAAGTTACAGCTACAGGCGGTTTTAGTGGTAATGTAACTGGTACTGCAACTGGAAATCTTACAAGTGTTCAATATGATTCAACTAACGCAAAATTAACATATACCAAAAATGGTTCAAATACAGATATTGTAACGGTGGCTACCTTAAAATCTGCATTAGGTTCAATGCCAGCTTCTGACGTATATAGTTGGGCAAAAGCTTCAACAAAACCAACCTATACAGCAAGTGAAGTTGGGGCATTACCAAGTACAGCAAGTATTCCAACAAAAACCAGTGATCTTACAAACGATAGCGGTTTTATAACTACTGATACTAATACATGGAGAGCAATACAAGTAAATGGTACTCAGATATTAGCTGGTACAACAGGTACAAATGCTCTTAATTTAAAAGCTGGAACAAATGTTTCTGTTACAAATTCTAGTGGTACTGTTACTATTGCAGCTACAGACACAACTTATTCAAGTAAAACTGCAGCAAGTGGTGGTACAGATGTATCATTAGTCACAACAGGTGAAAAATATACTTGGAATAATAAGAGTAATTTAGCTTTAGGTGAAACTTCTTCTGCTGCTTATAGAGGAGATAGGGGTAAAACTGCATATGATCATAGTCAGAGTACACATGCTAGAACTGATGCAACTGCAGTTACTTCAAGTACTACAAATGGAAAGATTAAAATAAATGGTACTGAAACAACTGTTTATACTCATCCAGGTTCTGGAACTAATCCTCATGGAACAACAAAATCAGATGTTGGTTTAGGAAATGTTGGTAATTTTAAGGCAGTTTCTACAGTAGCGAGTCAAGGACTTTCTACTACAGAACAGTCTAATGCTAGAGCTAATATAGGTGCAGGAACAAGCTCGTTAACTATAGGTACTTCTGGAACTACAGCAGCTGCTGGAAATCATACACATACTACTTCTTTAGCAACAGATACAGGAACTTCCACTGTTACATTAGCTAGTGCTACTAAATATAAATTAACTGCTGGTGGTAATTCTGTAATATTTGCCATGCCAACTATATCAGACACTAATGTTACTCAAAATTATTCTACTACAGATGCAGAATATCCTTTATTGTTCAGCTCTGTTGCTGGAATTAGCTCTACTTCAACTAGAGGAGCAGTTACTGCTTCAGTAAATAATGAATTACATTATAATCCACGTCATGGAATTCTTCAAATAAACGGTTTTAATGATTATCAAGGAAATTATTTTTCATTTGGGGAATTTACAATAAATAATTATGGTACTGAATTAGGGTTTGTAGGCTATAGTAGTACGGATCATCATGATGCTTATGGATTAAAATTAGGTTCTGATTATGCTTCATTATTTTATACTAATGAAGATGGTGATGAAACTTCTATCTCTGTAGGTCCTTCATACATAGATATGACTTGCAATAATAGTGGGATCATAACTATTGGAAGCGATAGTGATGTAGGAGTTGAAATTCCTCACTTGTTAACCACAGCAACCGATACAAGAATTGGGGGTGCTAGGTCTTGGAAACACCATACCACAACATCAATAGGGCCCACCCCAGTACAAGTAAGTTCTAAGACTACTGTTAATTCTTTTTCTACAACATCAGGAAGATATTATGGTATTGAATCAGATCTTGATGGTAGACTATTTGTCAACGTACCATGGACAGATACTGATACAAAAGTAACGGTAGCAGAAAATACAAAAACCACTAAATATTATCCTATACTGGCTACAGGTACAGGTACTGCTACAAGACAAATAGATACAAATGATAAATTAAATTCAGAAACAGCTTCTGGTTTATATTATCAAAATGCTATATTAGGTACTCCAGGATTAAATGTAGGAGATATTGATTATACAATTACAAATGATGAATATTCAGGATTATACGAGACAATTAATGCTTTAATAGGTTAACTAAAAGATGGCTACAAAAACATTATATCAAATTTTAAATAAAATAACTAGTATATTAGAAGCAAAAATTTCTAAAGCAGATTATTATTTAGCTATGTGTGAAAGAGTTTATACTCCTTCTGATTATGACTGTGTTTCTAATTTTCCTGGAGTGACCATATCTGCTAAAAATTTGACGTTATCAGGTAATATGCTTTTTCTTTATTTAAACGTAACAATGACAAGTGCAGCTCAAACTAACTTAGGTACGGGTAATGTAAAAAATAATTGTATTGCTACTTTTACTATTAATGATTTTTATGGTCCTAGTATCACTGATCCTTTTAATAATTCTGATAGAATTAAGCGTATAGCTGGAATTTATAACAGAATAGATGGTTTGAGTGGCTATTCTGCTGGAACAGCTTCTGTAGCTACATTTGATATACAATCTACGTTCTCTATTCTTTCAGGAGTTGTGACTATTAAAGTATATACTGCTGCTATACAAGCTAAAACATCTAATTTTCGAATTAAAGCACTGATACCAGTTAGAAGAATGAGATGGAATCCTGATGGAGGGACAGTATAAATGAGGTTATATGAATTATTAGATAATATACTATTTTTATTAAGTTGGAAAATATTAGATATATTAACAGAGCGCTTTATAGTAGGTGATGCAACTATGAATAGTCAAACAGTAGCTTCAGGATTTACAAAGTCAGAAAATTCTAATATTACACTATATGGAAATGTTTTAGTGGGTTATCATTTTTTGAATAAAAACTCTAATTGGGGTACTGGTAATATTACTAATACACTTGTTAATACAATAACATATACTTTACCTCATGCAGCTTATCAATATGCGTCGGCTGGTGGCTCTGGTGCTACAGGATCATTAAAATTACAAAGATACCCGAGTATTGATATAGGTTCAGACTATGTAGGCAAAATTAACTATTATGTAGATGCAGTCTATTCTGCAGATGCTTATGCACAAGCAAGATCTAAAAACTATATTCGATATGAATCTTTAATGTAAAGAGAGATATATAACTAATGAGACTGTATACTATAATTAAAGGTATAGTAACTTCAACTAAGATGTATTATAACAAAATGAAAGCACTAGATGATTATTGGGCTACAAAACACACATTTACGGTTACTGCAACTGCACAAAGTGGATTTTCTAATGTTTCTATGAGTGCTCATACTATTGGAAATGCTTTTAGTTTTGATATATCATTTAACGTAACTTCTGCATTATCCACAAATACATACCCAAAGAAAAAAATATGTACTTTTGTTTTGCATGATGATAATCATATTCTTAATCATACAGTTGTTCCAGGAATTGAAAATTCTACTCTGTACTCGACAGGTGGTTTAACTACTATTGCTACAACAGATCTTGTTTGGAATGCTACAGCAAGAACACTTTCTGGGAATGTGTGGCTTTGTGGTGTAGCTGCGGGTGCACTGTCTACAGGTACTACATATACCAGTTATCCTTATGGTATAGCAGGTAGAACTATGGGTGAGTTTAGTTTATCAACTATTGATACAGTTCCAAGTCTTACAGTTGATTTTAAATACTTACATGGTTATACTTGGGAAGAGTTTGTAAATAGTAATTATAATACAGATAATTGTTTTAGTATTGATTCAAATAATTATATTAGATATACAGGTAGTGAATCAGAATTTAAATATTTTATTTGTTCACCTATTCCACGCGAAAACAATGGAAATCAATATAGACGTATAGTGACTACAACTGATTATATAAAGTCTACAGAATATATAATTTACTAGAGAAAGTATGTGAAAGGAATAAAATGAAAAAAGAAACATTAATTACTTCTATTGCTTCCATAATAGCATTTATATTAGTAGTTATTAAAATGCTAACTGGTGTTGATTTTAATATTGGAGCTGATGTGATTACAGCTATAGCAACTTTAATAGCTGCTGGTATTATGTGGTTTATATCTCATTATTATAACCAAGATTATTCTAAGGTTGCTCAAATATTAACACCAATTATGAGATACATTAAGAAATTGGCAGAAGAGGGTGATTTAAGACTTCTTGATGAAATTCAAAATTTAGTATATACTTATCAAATGAATGAAGGTCAGGAAGAATCAGAAGAGGAAGAAAATGACAATTAATGCAATTAATATAATTCCTATAAAGACAGATTATTGTCCTACTATGGGTGATTATGCCATAAAGAAAAAGATGAATGTTTCCTGGGCTAAGAAAAAGAAAGGAGACATTGTTCTTTTTGATTTTAATGGAAATGGCACATCTGATCATATAGGTATTGTTAAGAGTATAAATAAAGACGGATCAATAACAACTATTGAGGGAAATACTGGCGCTGGAAATAATGCTAATGGTGGACAGGTACAAAGAAGAATCAGATATAAATATCAAGTTAATTTCTTTGTGAGACCTAAATATACAAAAGAGATAACTGCTGAAAAATTAATTGCTACTGCTGAATCTCAACTTGGTGTTAAAGAGAGTCCAAGAAATTCAAATAAAGTAGAATATAATAGATGGTTTTATGGCAGTAATAAATCAGCATATTGGTGTTGTACTTTTGTATGCTGGTGCTTTGCTCATATAGGTGCTACTAAACCAGCTAAGAAAACAATTCCAACGGTTAAGAAGCCAACTGGAAAATATAGTGGTACTATTCCAACTGGATTATTAAAGATTGGGTCAAGAGGTACTAAAGTTAAACAGTTACAGAATTTCTTAACTTGGTATGGAATAAAACTTAATGCAGATGGTGAATTTGGTAGTAATACTCAAAACGCCGTTAAAGTATTTCAAAAGACAGAGGGATTGACAGCAGATGGCGAGTATGGTGATAAGTCTTATAGAAAGGCTCTTTTATATAAAGCTAGTAGTAAGACATCAAATACTACAACTAAAACTACGAAAGAAACAACAAACTCTAAAAAACCTGGAACAACGAACACAGGAGATACTAAGAAAGTATTAAAAGCTTATAGTGGAACATTTCCTACTTTAAATAACAATCAAAAAATAATAAATGGATTAGCTTTTAGATTATGTTATCCATACGGAACTTCTAAGAAAAAATATACTTTTAAGAATGGCTCTCCTACAAAAGCATATAAAGATGCTATTAATAAAGTTTTTCCTAATCATAATTCATGGTCTAATAAGAAACAAAAAGTAGGTGCTTGCTGTGATATTTTAACAGCAGTTGAATTAGGATTAGTTGGTATAAAGGTAAAAAAAGATTTAAAAGATCAATTAGTAGATATGCCTAAAATGACTAAACAATTAAAGTCTACTGGCTATTATAAAGCGTCGGACTTTAAAGGTGGTCAAATAGTACAAAGGGGTAGAAAAGATAAATCTGGACATACCTATACTATATGTGAACTTATTAATGGTAAAAGATACATAGCTAACTCACATTATAAAAAATTAGGTGGTACTTATGCTGTTATGGATTCTGTAGTTAAAACAGAATCTCCTAAGAAATGGAAGTATTATAAATGTTATACTCCATTAGGTGCAAGCAGAACATACTATAAGACAGGTGATTATGGTTATGATGTAGTATTTATACAGAAATTCTTAAATTGGTATGGTTATACTGTATCAGTTGATGGAGATTATGGAGAAAAAACATCAAAGGCAATTTCTAAATTTCAAACAGCGGTTGGGCTTAAAGCTTCTGGCAGATGTGGAAAAGATACTATTGCTAAGATGAAAGTGGTTAAAAAATAATGAGTTATATGAAGAGGCGTTTAAATTACAACATAGATAGGATAAGCTAATGACTGAAAGTATAATAGTAGCAATAATTGCTGGTGGTGCTGCCATAGGAAGTAATGTAATAATTGCATCAGCTAATAACAGTAAAACAATTTATCGTATTGATCAACTTGAAAAGAAAGTAGAAAAACATAACAATCTCGTAGAAAGAATGTATGAAGTTGAAAAACAAAATAAGATTCTTGAAAAAGAGATTGAAGATACAAGTGATAAAATTGATGATTTAAAACATAAAATAAGGGAATAATTATAATGAGCTATACGCCTACAAGATGGATTAATGGAGAGGATGGACATGATACTCCTATTAATGCTTCTAATTTAAATAAAATAGAAGCTGGTATATCAGATAACTCTTCTGGTATTTCACAATTACAAGGTGGGATGAGGTTCATGGGAGAAACTTCTACTCTCCCGAATAACCCACGTATTGGAGAAGTATATCAAGCATCTGCTACAGGACTTGTATATGGTAACAAAATAGGTGATTTATTAGTATATACTAAAACAAATTCTTGGCATGTAATTCCTTCTGGTAATGAACATGACGGAACAGTTACAAGAATAAATCAAGGAGCAGGTATAATAGTTAATAATGGTTCTCCTCTTACAGAATCAGGAGAAATAAAACTAGATACCTCTTTTGTTGCTAATAATACTAGAAATGGATTATTATCCAGTACTTTGTTTAAAAAAATAAGTACTTTATCTAATGTAGCTGTTACTGGTTCTTGGTCAGACTTGGATCAATCTACAATACCAAATTCTGCTAAAAGACCTATAAGAGATGATGTTGATATAGAAGCTTCTGAGGATCCGTCACAAACTGTAGTATCACAATATGGGATAAAAACATTATTAGATGGAAAAGCAGATACTTCACATAGTCATTTAATAGAAGATATAGAAGTTAAAGAAACAGCAGAAAGTGAACCACAACCTTTATCTAATTATCTTGCAAAAGATAATAATGGTGTTACAGATGTACTAACTCCAGCGGCGCCAAAACTTCACCCTCATGGTAATATAACTGCTAATGGTTATGTTATGTCAGGAGATACATACGCTCAGAATCAAGTACTTCTTACAGATTCTGATGGAAGAATAGTACCAAGTCCAACTATTCCTTCTTCTATGTTAAGAGGATATTCTATATATAGTGCAGATGGTTCTTCTTCTATAAACATAAGTACTTTAAATAGTACTGTTGGTGTCACGGGTGATGATGGTTTAAGGGGTGCTGTAAAAAATCTTAATACTTGGGTAGGTATAGATGATACTCAAGGTTTAAGAAAAGATGTATCAACTCTTTTAGAACAAGTAGGAACAACTGATACTAATGGATTAATTAAAAAAGTATCAACATTAGAGTCTGCTTCTAATACTTATGCATCAAAATTTAATATTTTAAATTTTAGTACAACTGGTTCTGAGAAACATGGTGAGAAGCAAGGTGTAAATAGACTTAATCTAGTAGTTCCAGCTTCAGGTGTTTTACCTGCTGCTGATAGAGTTGTGAAATTAACTCCCCCTGCAGTACCAACAGCTATAAAATCTACGCATGAATATAAACCTATAGCTTTATATGGTTGGAATTTTAGTAATAGACCTAACACAGGTAAAGCAGCTCCTAATGGAAGAAATTGTTCTATGTGTACTTTATATGGAATTACATTTAATAAAAAATCTGATGGTTGGTATGCTAATGCTGAAGTAAGGAATAATGCAACAACTAGTGCAATTGTTTATTTAACTCTTTATGTAACTTGGAGAACTGTAAAAAAATCTTAAGGGATTATTAAATGTTTAAAAAACCAGTAATAAAATATAATGGTGTTATACCTAAACCTTTATTAAAGATAGGAAATAAAGGAAATGCTGTAAAAGATTTACAGAAATTTTTAAATTGGTATTTAACAGGAAAATTAGTTATAGATGGTGAATTTGGACCAAAGACTAAGAAAGCTTTAATATCTTTTCAGAAATATGAAAAACTTGTTAAAGATGGAGAGTATGGTGATAAATCCTACGCCAAAGCTAAATCTTACAAGAAACAAGAAGAAAAATCTAAATCTTCAATGTCTTATATAGTAGATGTTTCTTACTGGCAACATGATATTGATTGGAATAAGGTTAAAAAAGATGATATTGCCGGAGCAATATTAAGAACTTCATATACATCACAAAGATCTTTTTCTTTATCTAAAGATTCTACTTTTGAAAAGAATATTAAAAATGCTAAAAAAGCAGGTTTATATATAGGTGCATATCATTACTCACAAGCTATATCTGTAAAAGAAGCAGTAAAAGAAGCTAAATATATGTGTAAGATATTAAAGCCATATAAGAATGATATAAAACTTCCTGTTGTATGTGATTGGGAATTTGGTATAAGACTTGATGGAAGAAAAGCTAAGTCACTTGGAAAAGCAAAATGTACTGAAATAGTTAATGCATTTTGTAAAGAAGTGAAGAAGCAGGGCTTTGCTCCTATGGTTTATGCAAACTATATGACCTTCTCTAACTATCTTAATACATCAAAAATAAAAGAAAATGATTACTTAATTTGGTTAGCTCAATATGCTTCTAAAGCATCTATGGATTATGATATGTGGCAGTATAGTTCAAATGGAAAAGTAGCTGGCATAAAAAATAGAGTAGATGTTAATAAAGCTAAGCAAACAATATTTATTAAAAAATAATTTCAACTGAGTGATAAGCAAAAATCGGGGGCAGCTTACTTGTGGGGAGTTGTGCAAAAGGTCTGGTGGGTAGTCCTTTTAACATATACTAAATGAATTAGGGTATTTACAAAACTATTTTATTAATATATAATTATATTAATAAAATAGTTTTTTAGTTTTAAGGAGACAATTAACAATGAGTGAACAAGAATATTATACAGAAGATTATATGGGATTAGATGATCTTAGTAAAACAATACCCATGATGACGAGTGATGATTGGAAACAAAGATTTATTGCAGAGTATGCTCAGTTAGTAACTAGAATCGACAAATTACTAGATTATATTTATGATGCAGATACTATTGCGTTAAACTGTCCTGTTGAATTATTAAATATGCAGTTAGAAGCAATGAATGAGTATGAAAAGATATTAGAAATCAGAGCTACCTTATATGGTATTGATCTAAGTAAAGAACTTGAAAAAATGGACAGATAAAATAAAAAAAATAGATAAAATACAAAAAAAGTATGTACAAATATCTAATCTTGTGTTATTATAATTATAGGAAGAGGGGGTCATTAAAAAAGGAGGAAAAAGACATGATGAAGATCGACGGAAAAGAAATCAAGTATTTGTACATGGCAGTTACGAAAGATGAGTACGAACTTCCTATTGCTGTTGCTGACAGTGTTTCAGAGTTGGCAGAAATGCTCGATATGAAACCAACGACCATTTCAATTTATCTTTCACTTGGAAGACCAGGATTCGTTAAGATTGAAGTTTAATAAGGAGGTAAGAATATGAGTTATCTTAACAGAACACTACCACACACAAACGCTTTTGGTACTGTGGATATTTCATCTGCAACATCGGTACATGACGCACTTTCCCTTTCAGGTATGGATTGGAAGGTGGATTCAAGACCAATCTTCGATGTAACAGGTAAGAAGTTCCCTAACTATGTAGCTAATGTTAGACAGGACACAGATGAACTTCTCGGTATTGTAACAGATAGGTATAGAATCGTTCAGAATGAAGAGGCTTTTGAATTTGTAAATAATCTTTCTTCTGAAGGATTTGAGTTTGAAAGTGCCGGGGTATTTAAGGGTGGCAGATCTACTTGGTTGATGGGACATCTTCCTGAAGAAACTATTCTCGGTGATGATATTGCGAATAATCTTGTATTTGTTAATTCACATGATGGATCGTCAGGTGTAAAAGTAATGATGACACCTGTAAGAGTTATTTGTTACAACATGCTTAACTTAGCATTACGTAGAGCCAACAGATCTTGGTCAACTAAACATACTACAAGTATTTATTCAAAACTGGAAGAAGCACAGCATACTTTAGGACTCGCTCAGAAGTATATGGATGAACTTAAGATTGAAGCAGATAGACTTGCTAACATTACTATTACAGATAATGAAATTGAAGCAATCTTTGATAAGATGTTTCCTGTAGATCCTGCTAAAGACTCTGCAAGAAAAATTAGAAATGTATCTACTTTGAAGGATGGTTTTATTAAATGTTATGATGAATCTGACATTAGAAAATTTAAAGGTACTGTCTATGGTGCAATTAATGCTATGGCAGATCTGGTAGATCATAAAGCACCCGCAAGAGTTACAGCAAATTATTACGAAAATAATTGGAATAGACTTATCAATGGTCATTCAATGCTTGATACTTTCTATAGACTTGCAAGTTAAATTGTTCTGTTAGGAGGTATGTTATCATTATGATAGAGGCATCTAATAACATTGTAAAGATTGAAGGTACTTCAAAAACTATATGTACAGAATTTACACATATTGTGGTTCATATTATGCAAACATTTGAAAAGGAATTTGAATTAGATCAGCAACAAGCTATATGTGTTATTAATGAATGTTGTAAGATTGCTTATATGGATGATGAAAGTAGATCAGAGTATTTACGTAAATTAATTAAGGAGGAATAATTATGAACACTCAGTCCTATCTCGATCAAGCTGAAAAATATAAGTTTAATGAAATGCAAGCTCGGTTAGGAGGTGATGAAGCATTAGCAGAAAAATACAAAGTCATGTCGGAGATGGCTGTAATTAATTCTGCAAAAGCAGCTAATCGGGATAGGACAAGAAACTATTATACTTATCCTACTTCTAGTGGTTTTTCTATTCCAGAATCTCCTGCGGATATTGTACGTTTCATTGTATGTGGATTATTAGGATTTAGTATTGCAATGTTGCCATTTATCTTGTTTTAAGGAGGTGTGGTAATAAATGTTTAGGTACTTAGAAAAGTATACAGGAATATATAGAGTTTTGGGTTATCTTGATCTTAATACGAATGATTTCCCAAGAACTGATAACGGGGACATAGACCCTTCTTATGAAGACTTATATATACCTTGTTATAGAGGCAAGAGTGTTATAAAACATACCTATGAAAAAGATATACTTGTTATATGTTTTTATGGAAAAAATTCAACTGCTAAGAATGTCTATAAAGAATTAAAAGATAAGTATAAGAAGATCTATCTTGAATATGAAGACTGTGGAGAAGATGGTCTTATATATTTTAATGCTGATGATATAAAGAAAATAGCTACTATAGTAAGACCTAAAACAAGTGGAGCTTCTATAAAATGGAATTCTAATAAAAATCTTCCTAAGGTATCTTATGATATTCCAAAAGAAGATAATGATAAATTAGTAACTATAACAAAAAATTTGTCTAAACTACAGAAGATGCATTTTGGAAAAGCTGTATCTTCATTGTTTTTAACTTCTAAAAATCTAAAAGAAGAACAGAAACAATCTAGGCTTACACCAAAACAATTTATACATAGTAAAGGTTTATGGGAAGAGTACATTAAATTAGCTAAGAAAGAGGTAAAGAATGTCAACTAAAAAAGAAATTGATAATGTAAATCATCCAAGTCATTATCTTGGAAATGTAGAAGTTATAGATTATATAGAGGATAAGTTAACAACTGATCAGTTTGAAGGATACTTGGTAGGTAATATTATTAAGTATATATCTAGATATAGAAAAAAGAATGGACTTGAGGATCTAGAAAAAGGTCAATGGTATCTTAACAGATTAATTGGATTTAAAAAGGGTATTAATGAAAAGTAATGAGCTAAATTTATGCAATAATAGTAATTTGTTTAATTTGCCTTTTACAAAAAGGCATATATTGAAAAATTTATCATATATAAAATCTCGTATAATAAATTGCTACCAAAGAATAAGATATGGCGTATCTAGGTATGATGCATGGGATTTTAATGACTTTTTATATGCAGTTATAGAAAATGGTTTAAAATATCTTAAAGACGCAGGTAATAGCTATCCTGGGTGGTGTACTTACGAAGAATGGCAAACTAAATTAGAGTATATGATAAAATTAAGTGAATTATCAAACCGATATGAAGATGAGGTTACTGAAAAATCTTTCGATAAATATTTAGACACCTTTTCTAAATATGGTAAAGACTCTGAGGAATGTAAAAAAGCACATGAGGAATGGATGGAGGATGAACAATCATTTGAAATAACTAAGTATAATTCACGACATAAATTACTAAAAGAGTTAGAAAAATACATAGATGATTTATGGGATTAGTTATTAATCCCATTTTTATTTGTTAAACAAACAATAAGAGTCTTTATAAATGAGTAAAAGATTGCTAAATTATTTATAAATTGATTTCAACAAGTAAGAGAGATTTGATAATGCTTACAGAAAAATATATGGACATTAAGGTTGAATTGCCAGATCTAAAAGGTGAAGAAGGTGATTCAAATACATACTATGAAGAAGTAGAAGTACCTGATAGTGAAATACGTCATTATATAGATACTTATTTATCTGCGGAAGATGTATTAGATTATGCTAAACAAATAGATCCTGAAAGTTTTTCAAAGGAGAACGGTGCAGATATAGATTTAGCATATGATATACTTATAAATGAATTTGATGAACATGATGATATTGAAGATATAAAAGATCTAAATGAATATATACAAGAACTTGTTTATCAAGATTATGAAAAAGTAGCTGCGGAAAAAGTTCAAGATGATTTAGATACACTAGATTCTGACGAACAGCATAGGTATTGGGGACTATAGTTTTTTGACCCTATATACAAAAATGTTAATAGGGTATATACAAAAATGTTAATACCCTATTAACAAAATTGTTAAGGATAATAATACAATATAATAATACATATTAATATAATATATAGTAAAGATACAAATTTTAGGAATTACTTTGGATAATACTTACACAGACATCTCGAAAGATCTTCAGATAATAGAAGATGTATTTATAGAAACAGATGAAGATTATGAAAAACTATATAGACAGATAGACTTAACTGAGGAAGAATTTACAGATATAAAAGCGGGTAGATTGGAACCAGATAAAATTCAGTTAGAAAATATTTACAACTTTGCTTATAATCATAATCTATATCTAAATGAAATATCGTGGCTGGAATGTCAGGATGAATATGAGACTGGTGATATAACAGTACATAGTCATGGAGCACATACAGCAATAGTTGGAGATATTATATTAAAGAAAGCTCCAGGAAGTAGCAATGACTTTGGTGATGGTTTTTATTTAGGTGAAGATATATCACAAGCCGGTATGTGGGTTGCAAATGATGTTAACTCTTCTTTATATATATTTACATTAGACAAAAGTGATCTTATTGAAGCAAGATTTAATGTAGATGTTGATTGGATGTTAGCAGTTGCACTATGTAGAAATAAGTTAGATGACTATTTAGATAATCCAAGATTACAATCTTTAAAAGAGAAAATAGATAACTGTGATTATGTATATGCACCAATAGCAGACAATAATTTGTTTGAAGTAATTGATTCATTCCTAAATGGAGAGATTACAGATTTACAATGTTTATATGCTATTTCAGCATCACATTTAGGATATCAAATAGTTATTAAAAATGAAAAAGCTCTAAGTCGTATTGATATGAAAAAACATCTATATCTTTGTTCTGTAGAAAAAAGTTTATTCAATAGAGAATCTGATATTGAAAGTAATACATCAATGCATAAGTCGCAAATTGCACAGGTAAGATATAAAGAGGTTGGTAAGTATATAAATGAATTACTTGAAGAGGGAATTGAATGATATTAATAGAAAAAATAATTGAATTAAATGATAAGCTATATATAGATTCCTGGTATGATAAATATTCTAGAAATTATATAACGCAAGTTAAAGATCTAGATGATAATGAAGTTGATTATGCTTACTCAGGTAATTCAAAAGACAGGAATGCAGATATACAGATGTTTAAAGATAAATACAAAGAAGAGATTGTAGAGTATTATCAGAATAAGAAAAAGAAGAAAAAGAAACAAGAGTTGCCTATTACTGGTATAAATCCAATTATGCCAGATAAAGGTGCTGGAATAGATACATTTAATAAAAATGCAGCTCCTGCAGGAGACATTGGAGGAGAAGCTGCAGGAGGCGGAGAATAAATGAAAAACCTTAGAGAATGTTTTAAAGACTGGGATAGAAAAGAATTTAGAGATAATTCAAGATCATTTGAACTTGAAATGTTGTATGAGTCTGTTAAAACAACATTATCTGCTCAACAAAAAAACGATTTAGCTAGATTTGTTAGAAAAGCTAAAACTGCCGAAGAAGTAAATACTTATATGACAGGCATGATTGCAAAAGATAATGTTAAAGAATCATTTACAGAAGATATAGATGAAGAATCATTCAATAAACTTAAAGAAATAGCATACGAGCTAGATAATTATATAGAAGACAAAGTTTGGGTAAGAGATTTTTGGTATGATGCTCAATTTGATAATACTATTACATTTAGTATAAGTGGTGATTGGAAACATGATCATTTAAGATTTAACTACTATGCCAGTGAGTGGTTAGATAATAGAGGTATTGATTATAAAATTTCAGAACATATAACTGATGATAGTGAAGATGATTCTTACGACGCTGATCATACTATAAGAATTTATAACTTAAAGGAATTATAAATGAAGTTAAAGTTAAGAGAAAATGCAGATATAAATACAGTAACAGGTATATCTGATATTATTATAGACTCTATAAATAAAAAATGGGATAACATAAGAGATTTTAATAGTATAATAGTTAATTTAAATGAAGAAGGCTATGAAGACCTTGTTCCTGTTATAGAAAGCATACTTGAAGACGAAAATAGAAACGTAGGGAAATTACAACAATTGGTTGAATTAGTTTCTCCTACTGCTAGCTCTATAGAAGATGGTAAGCAAGAAGCTATTGATGAGTTAGATGGTAATGAAGTAAAGGTAGAAGAAGAAATGAAATTAGATGAGAATTTTACAAACGTATCTGATGAAGTAGAATCAAAGATGGATGATACTTTCTTTAAGGCCAATAAAGATCACGATAGAGATGAGAAAGAAGCTGAAGATGCATTAAAAGAAAATGAAAAATTGGCTAAAGAAACTATTCCTAAAGAAGGTGAAACTGGTAAAAAAGTTACTTCAAAGGCATTAAAAGCTATGCATCTTAGTGAAGCATTATTTGATGAAGATACTGAATCTAAAAAAAAAGACCATCTACTAGAGGATAATGAAAATATCAAATTTGATATAGCAAAAGAACAAATTAGAAAATTTAAAGAGGGGAAGATGCCAAAAGATTGGACCCCTAAAGATTATATAGATGATTTAGTTAATAGAAAGCATCTATCAAGAGAAGAAGGTGAAAAATTATTATCTGAAGACTTTGATGATGACTATTCAATAGAGTCTTTTAGATCTTATTCTAAGCAAGCTTTGTTTAAACTAAAAGAAGCATATAATCATATAACTCATGGAGAAGAGTATGACGAAGCCATGAATTCATTAAAAGAAGCAAGAAATATTATAGATAAATTAATGGATGAAATGGGTGAGCAATATTTAGATGGTGATTATGAATAATGTCATATGAGAATGAATTATATTCTTATGAATATCCTATTTCTTGGGATAGAAGAAATAAGAATTATTTAAAAAAAGTTCATAATAGGTCAGTCGTTGTGGAAATGATAGTACCTATTGTTTTTAGGTTAAGATTCTATATTGATGATAAGCTGATTTCTGATGAGACTTATTCACCAACTAATAACACAATAAGATTTCCAATGCCTTATATTGTACAAGATAAGGTTTTTTCAGGCTGGCAGTTTGAATATAATAGTGAATATAAAATAATAACTTCTGAAAATTATGACGACTTAAAGGTTGTCATTTTAGATGGTTGTGAAGATATAAAACTAACAGCTTTATATGAAGATATAGTAAATGATTAAGGAATATGAATGTCATTTCATGTATATAATACAAAAAATCAAGCACTAAAAGCGAATAAACTATCTGAGATATTATCTTATATATCTGAAGATTTTGCTGGAGTGATAACTGATGATTGGAGTGTTGGTGCTTTTGATAATCCAACACAAATAGAATACTCAGAAGTAGGATCCCCAACTGGAAATCCAAAAACAAGTAATTATTATGAATTTACAGATGGAATTGGATATTTCCCTTCACAAGATATGTCTGTTGTAGAAGGAAAAACTTATTATACTTATAATAATTATTGGATATGGCACCCAGATTTAAGAGATAAAGAAATAACTTTTATAGGTGCTGGAATAAATATAGGATATGATGTACCTACGCCAGATTTTGAAGAAAGCAGTGGTTACTGGCCGTATGAGTCTGGAGATAAAGAATATCTGTACGGAATAGATGTAATAGTTCCTGGTGATAATTCTTCAATTGCATCAGATGCAGGTAGAGTGTGGTTATGCACAGTAAGTTGTGATTCTATATCACAAGCTGATATTTATATAATAGTAGATAATCCTGCTGGTAATCCTGTTGAGAATGGTTATTATGAATATACTGGTTCTGAATTCCAATTAACTGAAGATGAACAAGTAGTTTCAGGTAAGATATATTATTATGTAATAAAAGATGAAGCTATAAAAGTTACTAATGCTAGTTTTCCTAACAGAGCCGATAGTACAGCTGGGAATATTCTTGTTAGTTCCTTTGAATATTATGGTAATACTGTATGGGTTCAGAGGTCTTTAGTTTATAATGGTATGCAAGCAAGAAGATTTTTTATACCTATTTGCTATAGATCTGTAAATAGTCTAGGTGGATACTATAGTAATAATATTATATTCAGGAGAGATAAGCAAAGCTATAACTCATTCCTATCTGCAAGAACTTATTATAATTTATTAAATGAACTCAGTGGTAAGTTTGTTCATAGATCCGGTGGTCCTAAAGTTGGTGATATTGGAAATCTTAATATAACGAATAGCACTATTAGCAGTAATCAAGGTGATTCGATAGAAAACATGGTTTCTATAAATAGACCACATGTTACAGGGTTGTCTGTTATAGATAATAAATATCCTGAGGTTTCTAATATTATAATGTTAGGTGGAACTGGGGAAGCCAATGATGACACTGACCCAGATAGAATAGGGTGTAAAAAAGGTAGACTATATAGAACACCTGATAATTGGTATATTCCAGTTACTCATGGTGGTACTAGTGCTACAGAACAATACCAAGCTAGAAGAAATTTAGGATTTTATTTTGGTAAAAGTATACCTACTGCCGATCCAAAATTAAATGGTACACCTGGATATTTATACTCAACACCGGTAAAAGTTGATAATCAGCCAGATTATGGCAGAGTATGGTTTAGGATTCTATAATAATGTCAAGCATTAAAAAACATTGGGATGATGCTGGATATAGACCAGGACAAAGACAAGATTTAGAAATAACCTTTGTTTCCCGTAAAGGTAATAAAGTTAAGATTAAATGGGAATTAAAGGTACGGTCTAATGGTACTGATATGTATCATTATAATACACGTCATAATAAAGCCAGCATTTATTCTCCTAAAGACAACAAAAGATCTTCAGAAACATATCAGGCTAGAGGTACTAATGATAAAGCTACTGTGTCTGATTCATTTACGATGACAGTAGAAAACGATACAGATAAGATAGATTTTTGGTACAAAAACAAAAGAGTATGGGTTAAGCATACTGATGCTTACGAACCAAGAAGTACTGGTGTTGTTGATAAAACCAAAGTAGGTACTTTATCTATTCCTAAAAATGTAAAGCACACTATAAAATTTGTAGGTGTTGTTAATAAGTATGAAAAAGAATATTCTGTTTATGATGAAAATTCTTTTACTATACCTAAGTTATCTCCAACGTCTAGTTATTATGATTTTAAAGGTTGGACGACAAAAAAGTATAGTAATACTTTAAAAAATATAAAAGCGGCTAAGGTAGACACTTCTACAGGTCATAAAATAGATAGTGTTGAAAAAAGTATAACTTATTATGCTGTATGGCGTCCTAAGACTATTTATTATTATTTCTGGGATAAAGGAAGTAAATCTCCAAATCCATCTTATAAGATAAAACATACTTATGGTACACCTACATCAATGCCTAATGGAGATACTCATTTAAAAGGTAAGTATAAAGTAGATGGGTATTCTTTTAAGCATTGGTTACTGTTGCCAGATAAAAAAGTTAAATATAAAGCTAATAGTGATTGTTCAGAATGGGTTAAAGGCTCAAGTAACCATGTAAGTTTTTCTCCATATAGAGAAGCAGATGCCAATAGAATAGAATTTATATTTAATAATCCTAATGGAGATAAACGAATATTTACAGGTGATGAAGCATATTATACTGATTCTAAGTTTAATATGTCAAAAGCATTAACAAATTCAAATGGTGAACAAAAGTTCACTCCTACAACTGCTTGGCCTGGATATAATTTAGTTGGATGGTCTACAACTCCTTTAGACATAGAAGATCCAGGTAAAAGCTCATCTAGTGGAAAACATACATCTGCATCAAGCAACGACACTAATAAGTCTTTTACTATTTACCCTGTATCTGGAATTATAGATAAATTTGATTATTCTTATTTTAAAGATCATAAATTAACTTTATATGCTTATTATGAGTATTATACTACAACCTATGTATACACACAAGATGGTTGGAAATTAGCAATGCCTTATGTCTACACAAAAGATGGTTGGAAGATGGCAATGGCATACGTATACACAAAAGATGGTTGGAAGATATAGATAGACTAGAATGATAGATAACCTTAAAGAATTAGAAAATTTAAGTAGAGAAGAAAAAGAAGAAGTTCTTAAAATATTAGACCAGATATATGACTCAGGCGCTTCAGAAGAATATAATAAATTATTATTAGAAGATTACGAAGAAATACCAGTAGATATTGAAACTTTTTTAAGAGATAAAAAATATCTCGGTAAAGGCTTAATAAATGATGAAGGAAAGTTTACAGTTTATACTTATTGGGAAGATATGCTAAAGATTATATTTCCAGATCCTTTACTTCCTGCACAGTATAATACATTAGCTCTTACTGGATCAATTGGTATTGGTAAATCTTTTGTAGCTGTTTTATGCATGCTCTATGAATTATACAGAATGTTATGCCTAAAAGATCCTTATGTATATTATGGTCTACAACCTATAGACAAAATTACTTTTGCAGTTATGAATATAACATTGGATGCAAGTAAAGGTGTAGCGTGGGATAAAATGCAACAACTATTACAGTCATCTGAATGGTTTTTATCAAAAGGGTCTGTAAGAGGGGATATAAATATTGAGTGGAGTCCAAGTAAGAATATAGAACTTATTGCTGGTTCATTAAGTAGACATATAATTGGTCGTGCAGTATTTAGTGCGTTTTTTGATGAAGTTTCATTTCAACCTAATCAAGATGTTGAGAAACAAAAGGAAAAAGCAAAAGCATTAGTTAATACTGCAAATGCTCGTATGCAGTCCAGATTTATGAAAGGTGATAAAAATCCTACTCTATTAATTCTTGCTTCTTCAAAAAGAACAGAACAATCTTATATGGAAACTTTCATTGAGAATAAGAAGAAAAATGAAAGTAAAACAACGTATGTTGTAGATGAACCACAGTGGGTTATAAGAGAAGATAAAAAAAGTTCTGTTACTTTTAAGGTTGCAATAGGGAATAAATTCTTAGCATCAGAAGTAGTACCACTAACTGCTACTGAGAAAGATATACAAATATATCGTGATAGGGGTTACAAAATATTAGATGTACCAATTGGGTATTATGAAAACTTTATAGATGATATTGATATTGCATTAACCGATATTGCTGGTATATCAACAACAAGTAGCAGTAGGTATTTATCAGGTCCAAGAATAGCAGCAATAAAAAATAATACATTAAAGAATCCATTCTCAAATGATATATTAGAGATTGGTAATAATCCAGAAGATAATACGCAGTATTACGATCATTTTGATTTAGATAGTATAGATAAAACTTTATTACAATATCCTTTATACATACATTTAGATATGTCTATATCTGGAGATAAGACAGGTATTGCAGGTGTTTGGATAAAAGGAAAGAAGCCTCCAGTTGAAGGACAGCCTCCTTCTAAAGAACTATTTTTTCAACCAGCATTTGTAGTATCTATAAAAGCTCCAAAAGGTTATCAGATAAGTTTTGAAAAAAATAGACAATTTATTTATTGGTTAAAGGATAATGGTTTTAATATACGAGGAGTATCATTCGACTCTTTCCAATCTGCAGATATGAAACAACAACTTGCAGGTAAAGGATTTGAAGTTGAGACGATATCCGTTGATAAAACTAAAGACAATATTTGTCAACCTTACCAATATTTAAAAAATACTATCTATGAAGAGAGATTAACTTTATTTGAAAATACTCTACTAACAGAAGAATTATTAGGATTAGAAAGAAATAATTCAAATGGTAAGATAGATCATACTCCAAGTGGTATAAACTCAAAGGACTCTGCTGATGCTCTTTGTGGTGCAATATGGAACGCTTCACAGCATGGAGAAGAATTTGATTTTGAATTTGGAGAAACATTAGATACCATAGTAGACGTTTCTGAACAAAATACGATAAAAGATGAAGGCAAGCAGCTTATGATAGATTTTGAAGATGAATTAAAAAGAGCAGCAAACGCTTTTGGTGAAAGCCTAAAAAGAAAAGATAATAATTATACAGATTTTGGTTTAGGGGCTTCTACAACAGATTATATGCTGTATGGTGATTGTTTAATAATATAAAGAAGTGGAATGATACTAAGTTGGTGATAAAATGGCAGAAGTAGATAACAACATTTTTAATAAAGAAAATGATAAGATAGGTCAAAAAATAAATCCCATGCCAGTACCAGAAACTAATATAGGTGTGGATACAGATAATGACTTTTTTAAGGATATAGCAAATTTAGGGGATTCTTCTAGTATTGATATAACAACTATAAATAGTTTTTCACAACTATCAAATAGTAGAGAAACTTTATATCAAGTCTTAGATACCATGGCTCAAGATTCCACCGTATCTGCTATATTAGAAATATATGCAGAAGACGCTACAGAACAAAACGAACAAGGTCAAACAGTTTGGGTTGAATCTGATGATGCTAATATTGCTAAATATGTTACTTTCTTATTAAATAGTTTGAATGTAGAAAAGAATATATATAGATGGGTATACTCATTATGTAAGTATGGGGATTTATATTTAAAGCTATTCAGACAATCTGATTTTGATGATGATTTATTAAAAGACGAAGATAAGAGTGTGTTAAATGAAAAGTTTAATAATATAAGTGAAGTACCGTCAGAAAAACAGAATCTTGATGAGAATGTAATTGTAAAAGCATATAGAAAAGATGATAGATTAGTTAATTTTGTTGAAATGGTTTACAACCCAGGAGAGATGTTTGAATTAACTAAATTCGGCAAGAGTTATGCTTACATAAAAACAAATACGTTACCTGTTCTTCATCAGCAAGATAATCCTATTATTTCTTCTTACTATTTATATAAAATGCGTAAGAGAGATGTAGAAGTATATAATGCAGTAAGTTATGTGCATGCAGCTTTAACTGATGATACACCGAGAATACCTGAACAAGTACAGATATTTAATGGTGAAGATTTATCTAAAGATAGTGATTCAAATACCTATACTGTAAACAGAGGACAATCTTTATTATTTAGCTCTTATAAGATATGGCGTCAGATGATGCTTCTTGAAAATGCTTTATTATTAAATAGATTAACCAAGTCTTCTATATTAAGAGTTATAGAAGTGGAAGTTGCAGATATGCCTAAAGAAAGAGTTCAACCTTATCTGCAAAGAGTTAAAACATTAGTAGAGCAAAAAACCTCATTAAGCGATGGGGATAAGATATCTGAATATACAAATCCAGGCTCTATGGAAAATAATATTTATGTTCCTACCAGAGGTGGTATTGGTGCTATAAATACTCAACAAATTGGTGGTGATGTAAATGTTAAAGATATTGCTGATATAGATTATTTTAAGAATAAGTTCTATGGAAGTATGAAAATTCCAAAGCAGTATTTAGGAGATACTGATGATGCTACAGGATTTAACGGTGGTACTTCATTATCTATAGTATCTTCCAGGTATGCTAAAACTGTAAAAAGAGTTCAAGCTACTATACGACAAATGTTAACTGACGTAGTTAATATTCTTCTAATAGACAGAGGTTTAGACTCTTATGTAAATAAGTTTACATTACAGATGCAAGAGCCAGTTACACAAGAAGAGTTAGATAAGAGAGATAGTTTATCTTCTGAAATTCAGATAACAGATGATTTAATGAGAATGGTAGGTGATATAGAAGATCCTATCATTAAGTTAAAAATACTAAAAGCTTTATTATCAAAAGTTATATCTAACCAAGAAGTTATAAGTCTTATACAAGAAACTATTGAAAGCCTAGAGAGTGCTAATGAAGAACAAACTCCTGATGCAGGTGATGATGAATTTGGGGATGATGACTTATTTGGTGACATAGGTGGTGGTTCTGGTGGAGCCGGAATGGATTCAGACTTTGATTTTGGAGATGAATCAGATTTTGGTGATATTGATAATGATGTTGGTGGTGAAACTGATATGGATACTTCTTCAGGTGACAGTTTACCATCCCCAGCTGACTTAAGTGCTGGTGATTTCACAGAGTTATAAAATGTAAATAAATTATTGGCTATGCCAAGGATGTCTGAATAATGATTGATTATAGATTATATATTAGAGAAAGTATAGAATCAGATGTTTTATATCATGCTACTTTTGGTTATTACTTAGATAATATAACTACTAATGGGTTGATGCCAAATAATACACAAAATTATTCTGATTCAAAAGATAATTGTGTATATCTAGCAAATGATTTAGATGTGGCCGCTTCTTACTGTGAAGCGGCTGAAGTAGATGATGAAATATATGATTCTGGTATCTATATAATATATATAGATACAAGTAGGCTAGATGATTCAAAATTAATTGAAGACGAAAATGTATTAGATGATGATAGTACATTTGAGTATCATGGGGTAATTAAACCTAATTGCTTTTTAAAAATAGAAGAGTATGACTAGATAAAATTTGGCTATGCCAAGGAGAATATAGAATGATAACTAAAAATGATTGTTTGATACTGCTAGTTGAGTTAAAAGAAAATTTACCAGATAAAACAGAAGAAATAGATAACTATATTAAGAAATTAGTAATATCTTCTCAACCTACTATTGATATTATAAGGTACATAAATGATAACAAAGAGTTGAACCTTAGAAGTTTTTATGAGAAGTTAAGAAAGAGTTATAATCAAGGACATTCTAAGTTATATAAAAATATAGTTAATGAAACGTCTTTAGAACCTAAAGAACTTATTTGTTGTTTAGGTGCTTTACAGCAACAGGTATTATTATACTATAAATTATTAGATGATATTTCATTCTTAAAACAAGCAAGATTTGATGAAATTTCTAAGTGCTTATTACATTATTATAAGACAGGCGATATAATACAGTGTCAAAAGTTATTAGAGTTATTCAAAGCAGATTTAAAGTTTATGGAAGAGATAAGTAAATAATAAATTGAAGTAATAAATTCAAATTTTACACGATAAAAATACTTGAATTTATTGCTAAATTAGTATATAATTACAAAATATAACTAAGAGAGGAAGTGATTAAACTTGGCACAAGTTTACGTTAAGAAGATTAATAAAAATGACTATCAATCACAGGCTGAATATAGAGATGCTTGTGCTGATAATGTAGAAGCTGCAATAAAATTATTTAGAAAAAAAGTTGCTAACGAAGGTATTATGAAAGAAGTACAAGATAGAATGTACTACGTTAGCAAGGGTGAAAAAAGACGAAAAGCCGCTAAGATAGGCAGAAGAAAGCAGCTAAAGAAAATGTATCGTGATAGACGTTTTTATAAGGACTAAAAGTAATATAGTATAACAGAGAGTTTACATAGAATTAGCAGTATTTATATTACTGTATAAGGACTATAAATTATAATGTTAGAATCATTAAAACATGAAGATTTACAATTTCAAGAATTAAGTCCAGAAGAAAAACAAGCTAGAGGTATATTAGCTAGATTATCAGGACCAATAGCTAGTTTTACAAAGGGCACTAGAAATGGACGTAAGTATTCAGATAAATTATGGGAAAAGGCATTTGATTCACCATTAGTTAAAGAAATGTTTTCTAATGGTGGTTTACCAGGTGAATTACAGCATCCTGCAGATAGATCAGAAACTGATCCAACTAAAATTGCTATTATGATGCCAGAGCCTCCTAAGAAAGATTCAAACGGACACTTAGTTGCATCTGTTGATATATTAGATACACCATGTGGACAGATTGCATATCAATTAGGAAAATATGGTTTTAAGTTTGGGATCAGTTCAAGAGGAGAAGGAGATCTTATACAAGATTTCTCAGGAGAAGAATCTGTAGATCCTGATACATATACATTAAATGCTTTTGACCTTGTATTAATTCCAGCATGTGAGGATGCAAGATTACAATTTACAGAAAGTTTAAATTCAAAGACTTCTACCAATACAAATATTAGATCTATATTAAGTGAAGCTTTAAATAGTGCTTCTGATAAAGATAGAAAAATAATGGAAGAGGCTATTGATGAATTAGATCTAAGTGATAACTATCAATTTGTAGAAACTTATAATGGTGAGGATATCTATTTTGATCCAGAAACTAAAAAGTATATTGTAGGTACGATTGATAATGAAACCGTATTAAATTCTATTAAAAATGCCAGAGAGTACATAGATAGATATTTAACAGAAGCTTCTAATGGGTCTAAAGAATTTGTAATAGAATTTTTATATGATGAATATAATGATATGACAGATGAATCAGATCATAATCTATTAGGTCATATTAAAGTACGTGCTTCTTCTGAATCTGATGCTCTACAAAAAGCTAAAGAGTATTTATCTTCTACTGGTTATCATGATGCTTTGAATATAAGACATCTTAAAATAAGTAATGATAATTACTCAAATATTCCTTTAGTAGAAGAACAAGTTGGTAGAGAAGAAACAAAAGTTAATACAAAGCCAAGTGAGATTCTTCAAAATAAATCTGAAGATGATTCTGAAGACAATAAAGAAGAAGTATCTAATAATATGAATCAAGTGGTAGCACAAGATGAAGAGGATAAAGATTTACTTGAAGAAGCATTAACTCCAGAAGAAAAGATGGATTTATGGCATGATGGTAAACGTCGTGAAAATATAAAAGCTTGTGGTGATAGAAAACTTGTTAAGTATAGACATATATGCTTACAAAATGGTTATGATAAAGAAGTAGAGATTATAGAAAAAGAGCTTGAAAAAAGAGGAATTCCAAAAGAGCTTTATGAATCTATGGATACTAGAGAAGATGATGAACCAAAGAGAGCTTCTTGGGATACTGATTTCCATAGATTAGACGTAGAGTATAATCATAATTTTAAACAATTTAAAGATATGGAAAAAGAAAGTGGTGTTATTAGAGACTTCATAGATGATTTAAAAGCCTCTGGAAAAGATTATGATATATATGAACACCATTCAGACCCAGGCTGTACTATATTCTTTAATGAATCTTTAACTAAATCTTTAACTGAGGATGAAGATAACGAAGAGGATGATACAGATTTCTTTGCTCCATATTGGGAAGATTTAAATGGCACTGAACAAAGTGCAGCTGAAGCAGCATTAGCCGAAATTAAAAGAGGTTCATCTATAGAAGATGCAGTACATGGTGCAGTTACCATGTATAATGAAGCTAATGAAGATGACGAATATTCTGAAGAAGATTTCTTTATGGAAGAAGCCGATTATAAAAAAGTATTAGATTATGTTAAAGCTCATGAAAATGTAGATGAATCATTAACTGAGGCTAAAATGGGTATGTATTCCTATATTTATGGTGTTCATGCACACCCTAATGGAAACGATAGAATACTGGCTGGTTCCAGAGATCTAGATGAGATAACAAGATCTGGCATAAAACAGGCAAAGAAAATATTCAAAAACCCATTTATGACAGATAAAGAGAAATATGATTATTTAGATACTATGTATATATCTAATGATGATACAGAAGAAATTGATGTTTCTCCTGAATTTGATGATTATGTAGATGGTTTAATGTCAGAACTATCATCAAGGATAAATAAGAGTTCAAATAAATTTAATGAAGGTGCTATAACTCCTAAAAAGAAGATACCATTAACTGCTAAAGAATTTAAATACACAATGTCTTATAATGGTGAATCATCTGATATAAATTCAGCTGTAGTTATTATTCCTAATGGCATTAAACTTGGTGATGGATCTTTTATGGATGCCGTAGTTCATTGTGAAGATACTAATGGAGAGGAAATAAATTTTAATTCTGTTAGTGAGGCACAAGATTGGATTGATACTTATGGTGATGATTGCCTTTATAGAATAGATAATGGTAATGAATTATATGCAACACCATCACAAGCATATGATATTGACAATAGTGAGGAATTAACTGAAGATAAATACACTCGTGATGAGTTATTTGATAAATTTGGTACTGATAATTTAGATATTATCAATGCTGGAAATGAAGAAACTGTAGAACTTGCAGACGACAATGACGTGGCAATGGTAGAACAGCTTCAAAATATATTAAAACAAAATAAATCTTTAGAAGAAAAGGTAAAGACTCTTCAAGAAAAACTTTCAGTTGGCTATGCGAAGGAAATGGAATTAAAAGAAGAGATTGATACTTATAAACAAAAAGTATCTAAGTTATCTAAGAAAACTAAAGAGATAAAAGTTTTAACTGAGAAATTATCTAACGCTGAGAGGAAGATGAAAGATGCTAATTCTCAAGCAGATGGTAAAATCTCAACTCTTAATGAATCTATATCTGCTAAAGATTATGAGAATAAAGGTCTTAAAAAAGATATTTCTTCTTTAAAAGAATCGTTAAGCAAGAAAGATTCGTTAATAAAATCTTTAGACGAGCAATTAGGCAAGTATAAAGATAAATTAAATTCTAAACAAGATGACATAGAACAATTAAAAGAACAATATGAAACTGGTCAGAAAGATTTAGAACAATTAAAAAATCAATACGCTAAAAAAGTAGAACAACAAAATCAGATCATAGAAAAATATCAAAGAGTAGCAAAAAATTCTGTAAAAAGATATATAGAATCACAGGCGGTTAGACTTGGTGTAAAATCCGATGAAATCGTAAATAGGTTACCTAAAAACTATTCTTTCAATGATATAGATACAATATGTGAAGATTTACAAGAGTATAAGTTCAATATGAGTAATTTACCGTTTAGCCAATATGGTTTAAACGAAGGATTAAAAGTTACCGCAAAAAATGTAAGTAACGGTTTGGTAGAGGCAAACCCAGATGATGAAATCACAGAATATGACTTAAAGATAGCGGAGGCATTTTTATAAAATTACACATGATTGACAATTTAATAATATAAATAAAGGAAGTTAAATATAATGGCTAATAGATTATTAGAAAAATATTCAAAGAAGATACAGTTAGCAGAAGCTGTATATAAGAAAAGACATCAAGGCGAGCCGATGGACAGCATGAGAAAGATCACTGTTGCTAAGTGTCTTGATAATGTTAATAAGTTCCTCAATGAGGCTTTTGATTCTTCAATGGGTACTCAGAGAAGTGCAATGGGAGATTATAAGAGATTTTGTATTGCGTTAACTAATGTTGGTCTTCCTAACTTAATCGCTTTTGATTTAGTTCACGTTTCACCGATGAGCTCAATGTATGGTAATGTAGCCTATATTGAATATGTCAAAGGAACAACCAAGGGTGAGTCAAAAGAAGGCGATTTCACTAATGGTGTATGGTCGTTAGGTGATGTAGATGTTAACTACACTGGTCAGGCAGTTGTAGAGCCAGTTGAAAGTTTCACTTCTGAAACTACTGCAGTTGCTTTTAAGCAAGGTGCTAAAGCTGTTCGTCTGTTAGATGCTAATGGCGTTCAAGTTGATGATGCTGATGGTGAACATCCAGCTACAGTTAATGCTGATACTGGTGTTGTTACACAGACTTCTTTCAAGACAGGTAAGAGTGCTAGCGATGTTAAGAAGATTGCTTATGTCTATGATAATGTAGTTATTCCTCAGGAAACTCTTCCAACATTAAAAGCTGAATTAAAGAATATTGGTCTTGAAGCTAGAGCTAGAAGAATCGCTGTATTCTATAGTCAGATGGCTGCTTTCCAAGCTAAGACTGATTATGGTTTTGATTTAGCTGACGGTCTTGCTGAACAGGCTGTTGGTCAGTTATCTTATGAGATTGATACTGAGATTTGCAATATGTTAATCGATGCTGCTAGCCCAGTTGCTGGTATCGAAGACTTTAGTAAAACTCTTCCTGTAGGTGTTAACCTTGCAGACCACTACGCTGCGTTTGCTGCTAAGTTAGAAGAGTACAAGATGGCATTATATGACAGAACTAAGAAGTTTGTTCCTAACTTTATGTTAGTTGCTTCTGATGTTATGCCTGTAATTCAGTTTGTACCTGGATTCCAAGCTGCTACAGTTTCAGACATTAATGGTCCATACTTTGCTGGTACATTAGCTGGTCTTAAAGTATTCGTAACTCCGAATATCGATCCTGGTAAGATGATATTTGGTGTTAACCAAGGTGCTATGCAGGCTGCTGCTGGTATTTATGCCCCGTATATGCCTGTTGTTCCGACTCAACTTCTTGGATTTGCTGATGGTGGAATGAGTCAGGGCTGGTCAACGATGTATGACTGCAAGATCTTAAATGCGGATCTGTTAATTTCAGCTAACATTGTTGCTTAATTAGTTAGTAGATATTATTAATATGATATCGTATTGGGGGTGAATATTTTTTCATCCCCTTTTTATTAAACATTTACAATCATATAGATATGTAATATAATAAATATTATATAGTTACATTATTTATATATGATATGTAGGAGATTTATTCTCAGAAGCCGTCAAAATGTTTATGAAGTCAACGAGTATGAAGCAGTTGTATATTGGAAACAATTCAATTTGCGAATCGTTGACGCCAATTTATGAAAAGGAGGTAAAGTGACATGGAAAGAAATACGATGGAGAAAAAATTTGCAAAGGCTTTATTTAAGTATTCGTTTGGAAAAGTATCCGTGGACGAAGCAGAAAAGATTGCGCCGTCTTTTGTTAGCAAGTTTCTCAAAGGTTGCGAGTCCTCCCATACATTAGCGCACAAGGGACTTGATTGGTACGCCAAAGAAGTAGCAAAGAATATGTAAAGAAAGTTTGAAACCACAAAAGCCCGCCGAAGCGGGCTTTTTGTGTGCGATAAAAATAATCAGATTTGCAATTATTTAAGGACTAAATGCAACACCCATCTATTTAAAGAGTAAATGCAACAAAAATTGCATTTTCTTCTTTAATTCACGAATAAGCTTAGACTTTTTTATTTTTTTAATTTAACTATTTACAAATGGGTATAGGTATGTTATTATAATTATAGGAAAGGGGAGTTATTAAAAAGGAGGTAAGGACATGGAATTCAAGAGTGGAATGAAAGTTCAATCAGAAGTGATATTGATTGAATCTATCACATACGGTTCAGAACCAAAGCATTACTACGACGATGGCATTAGACATATCTATAAATTTATGGATAAAGACGATAATGTGTTTACTTGGTTCACCACAAAAGTATTAGGATTTGACTTTGTAACTTCACGGGGAAATGTTGACTTTGAATTCATTAATGAAGGTGATAAAATGGAAATTCGTGGTACTATTAAGTCAATAGGTGAATATAAAGGCGAACCCCAGATCATTATAACCAGAGTTAAAGTAACTAATGTTAATAAGTCCAATCTTAGTGAAGATAAAATAAACGAATTAAAGCGTATTGTTCAGTTAGCAAAATATGATAGAATGCCTGGAGTATACAAGGTTATTAATGTTTCTTATAGAGAATATAAAGAAAAGTATAAAGAGTATGAAGTAGTACATGGTAGTTTTAAGAGAACTGATCATGGTAGCTATGTTGATATTATTATTTATAGGGGGTGATTAATATGACAACCTTAACAGAAAGAGCTAATATGCACATCTGCTGTATTTGTGGAAAAGAATATAATGGTCATGGTAATAATCCATACCCTATTGGTTGGGATATCTATTCAGAAGATGATAGATGTTGTGATGAATGTAATAGAAAATATGTTATACCAGCTAGAATTGCAGAATTGTACTCTGGGAAGAGGAGGTGATTTGTATGAGAGAGTTATTATTCTATCCGGCATTTAAAAGATCTGACAATGGCGAGTATATTCCACTAGTTTATAATTATAAAGGAAAACCTTCACAAATTTTTTGGAAGAGTCAGAGTTTTATTGATATAGATTATTTTATAGAGAAGTTTCCTATGGTAAAAAGAGAAAATCTTATAAACAGTGATTTTAAAGATTTAGTCTTTACACTTGATGATGATCGTAAAGATGGTCCTTCATACGTGTATGAAATAACAGAAAAAGATCTTATTCAAGAATCTAAAGATATGGGCATAGTTTCTGGATATTGCCCAAAAGAAGAAGTTAAACTGTATTACGAAGTTGATAATCCCCAAGAGTATCTATATTGGGAAATGAGTAAACCTATAAGGGCAGATTTTATAGCAGAGTTATCCGAAGAAGAAAGAAGTAAGTATATGAAATTTTATACTGTAGATATGTATAGCTCAAGTTATGTATGTAATATATTGTATGAGACTCTAGATAGATTGGATATACCCTGGGATATAGATGGAGAATCATGTATACTAATTAACTATTCTTTTTAAGATAATGTTTACATTATGCATAATGTAATATATAATAAATTTGTACTTAATAAAACTAATTGTTGAGAGGAGAAAAATTATGACAAAGAAGGAACTTATTAATTCATCAGATTATGTAGTTGATAAGGCTGTTAAGATCGCTGGTACTAACTATGACAGACGCAGAAAAGTTACAAAATCTATGAAGAGAAGAATGAATCAGATGTACGAAGCTGGTAAAAGTATTTATTCCATCTCAGAGCATTTTAATGTTTCTTATGACTCTGTAAAGAGAGCTGTCAATAGTATGTTTAATGAAGCTGAAAAAGCAAGGAAAAGGGAAGTAAATAAGAAGCATGGCCCATATACGGATTACGATCCATCAAATCTTTCTAACAGAGCTAACTATAAAAGACAGCTGCTTATGGAAAATAAGCGTTTAGTTATTTCATAATATAAAGGGATTATATATAATCCCTTTATACCTTTTATATTTAGATTAATGTGAGTATTTAGGAGGTATGGTATGAACATTAACTATTATGCAGGGAAGATCATTTATTATATCAAGAGATTCGTAATTGTGGTTTTTAATATTAAAACTTATGAAACAGAAGTAGAAAGACTTAACAATCTGAGGAAGATAGATAAAGAAATGATGGAGCTGTATGAAGAGACTATTTCATACTATTCCAGAGAGCTAAAAGAACTTGAGCATATTTGTAAAGAACCTTTATCTGTTGTAGAGGCTGTTGATAGAATAAAGCATAGTTCATATGCACAAGGACGCAAAGATGCCTATTCACAAATGGGTATAAAAGCACTTAATGCAAGGGTAGATGGTAATACATTGTTAGTTGATGAAGAAGGAAAACTTATAGAAGTAATCACAACACCAACACTTGAAGAAGTGTGTATGGATGAAGGAATTGATATTAATGAATTGGAGAATGTATCATAAATGAAATTAGAAAATTTAGAAGTATTTAATTTTAAGGGTGCTTTTAGAGGCATGCGTAATCCTATGAATAGCTGGGATAGAAGTGACAGTTATTTTGGTTTGGCAAATTTTGATTATGATAATCCGATATCTAAGCTATCAAATAAGTGGGTTGAAAATGAAAATAAAATAAGAGAAATAACAGGGAAGAATGTATTTGAAAAAGGTACAGAAAAATATTATGAAGTATGGTCAAAATATTATGATTGGTTAGAAGGATATAGTAAATTAAATGTAGATAGTTATACTACTGAACTTATATGTATTGGGCCTGAAGATATGAAATTAGCTCAGAGGTTGATAAGATCTGGAAGTGAACATCGTAAATTTTTAAGACAGATTATTATTTGTTTTGATCTTGAAGCCCCATTATATTTCTGGAAAGAATTTGATACCTATAAAGTAGGTACAGCATCGAATTCTACTTCAACAATGCATAAATTAGCTTCTACACCAATAACATTAGATTGTTTTGAAACAGATGATTATGAACCTAATTTAATCTATCTTACTGGTGTAGATGATAGTGGAGATAATATGTTTTCATATCAGTTGACAGTTAGAGATATTGTTGAATCTCAAGGTATGAATACATATGATGAACCTACAATTATTCAATTTCTTGAAGAACTTCGTGTAAAATATAATAAAACTAAATATAAAAAATATTGGAAAGAACTAATAAGATGGTTACCTGAAAGTTGGTTACAGAAAAGAACTATAACTATGAATTATGAAACAGCTTTTAATATTATACATCAGAGAAAAAATCATAAACTTTCAGAGTGGCACTATCTAATAGATAAATTTAAAGAACTATTACCATACGCTAATGAACTATTGTTTATTGAAGAACAGGATGTAAAACTGCCATAGGTATTTATTAAGAGGATTTTTAATTATGTTAGAAGATAGTCATGTGCAATTTATATCTTATACTGGTAAATATCCAAATCTTTGTAGTGGTATCTTAACTTTAAAAATTGATAATAAAGAAGTTTCTTTTGGCAAAGATTACTCATTACCAGATTCTGAAAATAAATCAAATTTTAATTCTTTTTGGTCTTCTGGTGGTGGGTGTAGTTTTAACGATGATTGGACAGAATCTTTCGTTAATCGTGATGAGTGGATTATTTATGAAGATGATCTTCCAGAAGAGTATCAGAAGTATGCAGAAGAGATTGAAGAAGTTTTTAATGAAAACGTGAAACATGGATGCTGTGGTGGATGTCTTTAATTAGGAGGCACTTATGATTATAAATGGTAAACGAGCTCTTGCTCACACTGAAAAAATTGAATGGATAAAACCTATAGAAGGTGCAGATAATATAGAGCTAGTAGGAATTCTTGGTTGGACTTGCATTGCAAAGATAGGTGAGTTCAAAGAAGGAGATACTTGTGTATATATTGAAATAGATTCTAAAGTACCTGAAAAAGAATGGTCTGAATTTCTTAGGGGAAAACATTTTAAAGTAAAGACAATGAAACTTGGTAAATTTAAAGTTATTTCTCAAGGATTAGCTTTACCGATTGATTCTTTTGATGTAGAAATTCCTAATAAGATAGGTATTGATGTTACAGATATTCTTGGTATTAAATATTCTGTAAAAGAGGATAATAGGAGAAAAGGGAAGGGTATTGATAAATATCAGTCTATGGCTCAACGTAGACCAGATATATTTAAACGTCCTTGGGCTCGCTGGGTGATGCGTAGAATGTGGGGAAAGAGAATTATGTTTTTCTTTTTTGGTAAGAAGAAAGATACCGATAGAAAGTTCCCTACAAAGTTTGAATATATTCATAAAACAGATCAAGAGCGGGTTGAAAATATGCCTTGGGTTCTTGAAGACAAAACTCCTTTTATTCGTACACAAAAATGTGATGGGTCAAGTGCTACTTATATTCTTGAAAGAAAAGGTAGGGGGAAATATGAATTCTATGTGTGTTCAAGAAATGTAAGGATGATAGATGAGAAGTCAGAAAATTTCTTTGGTGAAGACAATCCATATTGGGAAATGGCGATAAAATATGATATCGAAAATAAACTTAAAGACTATTTAGAATGGTTCAAAACTGTTGATTATGTATGTTGGCAAGGGGAAATATGTGGACCTAAGATCCAAAAAAATCCTCATAAATTAAAAGAAAATCATTTATATCTGTTTCATATGATTGATAGCGAAATAGGTATGTTTGATATAAGAAAAGCTAAGTATTTTTGGGATAGATACTTTATGGAGTCTGTTCCTATTATGGAAGATGATTATATATTACCAGATAGTCTTGAAGAGTTTAAGTTAAGTGCCGATGGGTATTATGACTCACAAGTATGCGAAGGAATAATGAATTGTAAAAGAGAGGGGTGGGTATACTATAAAACAGATGATCCAACATTTAGCTTTAAGAATGTATCAAGAGAGTATTTATTGAAAAAGGGTGAGTAATGAAATATCAATTAGTATTTATATTTGGGTTATCTGTAGGATTTTTTATAAGCTCTTTACATGGTGCCAATAAAATAAATGATATACATGCAGGATATGGTCAAATATTAAAACATATATCTGAAAGGGATAAAGATGAAAACTAAAGTATTTACAAAAAATAAAGATGGAAAGATTGAGTTCACAGAGTTAGAACTTAAAAGATTATTAGATGAAATTTATAATGATGGGTATAATGATGGAAAGAAGAATTGTACTTATACATATACAACTCCATATAGATACCCATATACACCTTGGTATTATACTTATTGTAATAGTAATAATATAACATCAGGTTCAAGTGCAGAGGGTTATACTCTTTCAACTGTAACTTCTTCTACTTGTAGTGATAATACAAAATGTAATTGTAGTGATAAGAAGAAAGATGATGATAAATATACGTTTACATATACATTTGATAATACAAATAAGAAGAAGGGGAATAATAAATGAATTTAAAAACATTGGTAGAAGAGGGTTATAGTATACTTAATGGAAGAATAGTAGATTTTTCTATTGAAAGTACTGGAACAGCTCTTGTATCTAAAGTTATTATAGAAGGTGATAATTGGACATGTAACTTTGGTATCTATGATTTACTAAGAAGTGATTTCGATGGTTTGGCTTTTATTAAAGGGCTGATGGATGTTCTAGAAACACCCAAGATTTCTGATCTTACAGGTAAGATAATAAGGTTAGCAGCTAAGCCCGATGAACAAGTTAAGATAATTGGTAACATCTTATATGATGTATGGCTTAATTGTGAGGACTATGAATCAAAAGAATCAGATTTAGAAGATACTGAAATTCAAGTTAATAATAATGAAGATGAGCTTATAGAGGAGGAAGAATAAGAATGTTCTATCCAACAGATACTGGTGTACATCTTATTATAGATGGTGATCATATTGAAACCATATCTAATACAGAAGATGTACCCGAACAATTTTGTACTGAGTGTATAAATTATATAGAAGATACCACAGAAAGTAAAGAAAAGCACTTTAATGTTCATTTTGATTGTACTTCCGGTGAGGAACTAAGCTTTGTACAGATTGGAGAATATGGATTTAATATTTGCATTTCTACAGAAGAAGAACCCTGTACTAAAGTTGTTTTAGATCTTCCTACAGAAAATAATTTTCCTCATAATTATATGTCACTTAGTAATAAGGAATTAGTAAAATGCTTATTAGTAGAAGCTGTAGAAGATTTTGAAAGAGATTTCTCAAAATGGGTCAATATCTTGTGTGTAGATAAATCAAATAAAAAAGTAAGAGATGAAAAAGCTATAGAATTACATAAACTATTGCTAAGAGCGAGGGCTGTAATTCAAGATTATGAAAGTAAAACTAAGGTAAATATTAAAACTTCCTCGGGTAATAATTATCCGATAAAAGATAGAGCTGCTTGGGAAAAAGTATTTTATACACTATTTGAACCAGAGTTTGATTCATATATGTATTATCAAGATATAGATAATCCAGATGCCAAATCATTCCTTACAGATAGAGGTGGATATGAAAATGATGTTTTTTTGATTAATCCATATTATTGGGGGGATGATGAAAAAATAGCTGGAGAACCTAATTTTATATATAAGCCTTCAGATCTAAAAATATATTGGTATAAATATCCTTTTAGAGGAGCTTATATGAATAAAGATATAAAGTTAGAAGAATTTATAAGGATTCTTCAAAAGTGTAAGACTTCTATGTAGTAGAAAAGGGTCTAGGTTATATCCTGGGCTCTTTTTTAGTATTAAAATAATAAAATTTAATGCTAAATTATTTATATTAATAGGAATAGATCTACTTATTAAGGTGGTGAAATATTAAACAATGAATAGTAAATATTATGTAGAAAAAGAAGGAAAATATTATTACATATACGAATATGATAATTCTTCAGGAGAAAGTCATTTTGTAAAAGCCGTATCTTCAAAAGATGACTTAGCAGAGTTTGATCCTGAATTAGTTAAGATACAGGGAAGTTTAGAAAAAGAAAAACTAAAAGAAGCTATGAAGTCAAATAGAAGAATATGGAATCCAGATAGGCATTTAGATGAAGTTTGTAATCTGTATAGAAAATGGGCTGGCTGGGATGACGATGAAGTGATAACAGAAGAACATTTTAAAAATCAAGATTGGCGATTAAGAAAGATGAGTGCTTTAAAGAACACTCCTGTTAATAAGATAAAAGAAGGATTATTAAATCAAAGGATTCAGAATAAATGAAAATTAGGAAAGTATTAAACGAAGCTACTATAGAACAAGCTGCTAAAGAATATGGCAGTGGAGTTAAAAAAGCTGCAAATGATATACAAGCAGGACAAGTAGTAGATGGTGAAGAGCCATTAGGTATGATGGGTAGAGAACTAGATGCTGCTCTTGCTGCTGCCAGAGAGGCTCAAGATTTTGGTGAAATTGGTGGTGTAAATGTATTATTTGTAGGCCGTGGTGGTACAGGTAAAACATATACTGTTAAAAAATGGGCACAGCAAAGAGGTATCAATTTAGTAGAAAAAGATGCTAAAACTATGGACCCTTCAGATTTAGGTGGTGTTGTTGCCAGAAGATATGATGATGAAGGTAATGCTACTAATACTGTTACAAAACTTTCTAATACAGAATTCGATGAATTAGATAAACCTAATTCTGTATTATTCTTAGATGAGTTAAACAGAGCAAGAAAAGATGTTGCTGGTGCATTATTAACTTTAATTAATGACCATGTTATTAATGACCAGACTCAACCTTCTGGCAAGAGATTATTAAAAGGATTCTTATTTACTATTGCTGCTATTAACCCGAATAAATCAGGTAATGAAGTAAATAGTTTAGATAATCCTATGAGATCAAGATTTAAGACAGTTGATGTTGAATCTAATCCGCAGGAAAGTATTGAACACTTTGAGTATAAGTTTGGTAAACAGATTGAAAAACTGAAAGCTATGGGTAAGCCAGAAAGAATACCTGTTGTTCAAGGTAGATTAGAGCTTGCTAAGAAATTATTATCAGATCCAAGATTTGAATTTGATGGTGATGAAGAAGAAGAAATCGCACAGGATGAAGGACTTCCAGTACTCAATCCAAGATCTTTCTCAAGATTATTAACTGCTACAAATGGTACTAAAGAATCTTTATTAGCTAACTGGAGTGGTTTCTGTAATCCAGAAAAGTATAATGTTGTAGAAGATATATTATCAGATTATGTTGATGTAGATGATAAGGCTAATGATGCTTTAAAATTTGATGGGGATAATCCATTTGCAAAAGCTAAAGCTCAACAAAGAGCACAAAAGAGTATTTACGATCAAATAGCTGATCTCATTTAGTGGGGTGATTTAATATGGCTATGACAAAAGAAGAAAAAATCGCTAAGAACTATTTGATGAGAGTATTGGCTACAGATGGTTATTCTACATACGCTAAGATATTTAGTAAGTTTGATTTTAATTTTACCAGTGATCCTGATGTTGTAGCCTATTTAGATCCAGCCAGAGGCGTTATTGTAGCTAATAGAGGCTTAGATGAGTTTCAAATAAGTGTAATAATAAGACATGAAATATTACACGATTATTTAAAACATGAGAAAAGGTTACTGACAAAGTTAGCAGTTGAGCATGGTTTAGATCCAGATGATTTAGATGATATTGCTATAAGAGATTTAAAGAATGAACTCTATGGTAATAAAGATTTTAATATTGCTGGTGACTATGAGATTTCTAATAAGGGCTATACTGACAAAGATAAGAAAACAATTAGAAATATTATTCTAAATGGTAGAACATTATCTGGATTAGTTACAGAAGATGACCATCCTGAATGGACAGAGCTATCCATAGAAGAAATGTTCGATGAGTTAAGAAAAGAGAAGCAAAAGATGAAGCCAGACGAGGACGTGATCATAGGTGTGTTACTTCCTCTTAAATCTGCATTAGATAGTGTTATACAAACTGGTGGTTGTGATATCTTCGTAGGTGTTGATGGTGTTATGTATTCTTCACAGTCTGTAGTAGACTATGCTAAACAGAATGGAATAGGAAATATTATTAGACAGAATGGAGGAACTAAATGAAAAAAAATGTATTACTAGAGGCTCCTTCAAAACCTCCTGTCCATATTCATCATGGTTCACTAAAAGATTTAAAAACTTTCTTAGACAAAGATGGTAATCCTTATGACTTAAAAGTATCTTCTATGAATCCTATGGATCAAGGTTCTGGTGATGGAACTGAAAGTTCTTCAGGACAAAATAATAATCAACAGGGTAACCAAGGTAATTCACAAAGTAGTAGACAAGGTGGTTCCAGTGGTGGTCAACAAGGTAACCAATCTGGTAATCAAGGTAATCAGAGTGGTACACAGAATGGACAATCTGGTAGTCAAGGTCAACAAGGTGACCAAGGACAACAAGGTGCTCAAGGTCAACAAGGAAATCAAGGTCGACAAGGTGGTCAGCAAGGTGATCAAGGAGATGGCCAAGGCAATCAAGGAGATAGTCAAGATAACCAACAAGGTGGACAACAAAGTAGTCAAGGTGGTAACCAACAAGATAATCAAGGTAACGGTCAACAAAGTAATCAACAGTCTAACAACGAAGATAAGTTTAAAGTCCCAGAAAAAGGTCAGATGTTTAGGGATATAAATACAGGAAAGACTTATGAATGGGACGGTTCTAAGTTTGTTGGAACAAGAGGAGTTTAATTGTGCCAGATAATAAAGTACCAAATGTAAATGAATTGGGCGAGGTACATATCTATAAAGATGATGCTACTGGAGATATGTACATATTTGATGGAACCCAATTAGTAAAGATTGGAAATTCAACTCCTCAAATAGGTGATAAAGGGGATCGTGAATTTCAAGATAAAGAAGAAGAAGAAAGAAAAGCTCAGATTGAAAAAGAAAGAGCTGAAGCTGAAGAAAACGGAGAAGAGGTAGACGAAGAAGAAACCGAAGAAGAAAAACAGCAACGTATTGATGATATAAAAAACATGATGGGTGATGAAGGTATAGCAGATGATATACAAAATGAAACCCGTGGTCATGTAGATAAAGAGTTAAAGAAAAAGCGTGCTGCTAAAGAAAAAGAAGTAAAAAAGTATACTTCTTCTATGCAAAGATTTAGAGAATCTTTAAGAAGATTCATTGCTAACCAAGTTAGCGAAATAAGAGATAGAACATTCAAACGTGAAGATCCTTCTTATGAAGGTTCTGGTATTATAAGACCTGGTCGAATGATAGATGATAATAATAAAATACCTAAAATTAATGTTTACTTTGACCAGTCCAGCTCTTGGGGAGATGCTGATATTAGAAAAGGTGAAGAAGCAATTGGTGTTTTGAATAATTATGTTAAAAGAGGCGAGATCACAATAGATGTATATTATTTTAGTGACTTTGTTTCTGATAACAAAGAACAAGTAGCTGGTGGTGGAACAGCTGCTGGTGCAGAGTTAATCGAGCACATACAGGCAACGAAGCCGGATAATGTAATTGTAATGACAGATGCTGATTTTGATCATTGGGGAGAAATTAACGAAGCACCTAATATAAAGGTTCCGGGTGCTGTATGGCTTTTATTCAGAAAGGGTGAAAGATCAATATTATTGCAACAACACCTTAAAGGTAGAAAGCAAACAAGAGTATTTGATTTTTAATTTAATAAGGATTAAGTTATAATGATAAAATTAGAAGACAACGAAAAAGAAATTCTTAGAGAACTTGGGAAAAAGTATCTTAAGAATAATGATATACTTGGATTCTGTAGGGCACAAGATTCAGCTGGTGCCATTAATCCAGGAAGAATAATGCAGTTTTTAATGGAAAATGGTGTGCCAGTGTTTGACTATTTAGAATTTATACCTGATAAAATGTTTCTAGGAGCAGAAATTGAATCTATTTCTATTCCAAATCATATAACTAGAATAGGAAAATCAGCATTCCGTAATTGTAGTGATTTAACTTCTGTGAATATAGGCGATTCTGTTATTCAGATAGGGGATCATGCATTTGGAAATTGTGGAAAGCTTACAGAAGTTTTCTTACCAAACTCTGTTAGAGTGCTTGGGTCTGATGTTTTTGAGGATTGTTCAAATAATCTTATTATATATGCTGAGAAGAGAGGTCCTGGAAATAGATTAAAATGTAAACAAGGGGAAATACCTTGGTATAAAGAGCATCTATTTAGACAGCCAGAAACTACTGAAGAAGATGCAGAACAAGAAGAACAACTATAGATTGGATTTATTAGAATGTTAAGATTAAGAAATTTAACAGAAAGTTTAGAAAAAAGATATAATTTAAGTGAATCTCGTGACTTGAATGAATCTGATAAGTTAAATGAGAAACTTAGTGACGATATGCCAGATTGGTTTGCGAAAAGATTATTAACTACAAAATATACTGATTCAAGTCGTATTTATAAGAGGGATCTAGGAGGCTCTGCACATTTTGCCGGAGGTAACAATTATACTTATCTTAAGGGTAAAGGCGCTAAGAAAAATCCTAATTATGGTAAAGTACCAGATTATAAACAATCTGAATATGATGATCAATCACTATTTACAGGGTTACTACATAAGGGCATAAGTCTAGATAATGTGAAAATTATAGAAGGCCCAGTACCAATTTCTGATACAGATAAAAGATTACAGCCGCCTAATATCCCAATTTTTCTTCTTAATGATGGTGTAGTATATATTCCTGGTGTAAATGATGAAGAAAAACTTGGAAGTAGAAAGACATTAGGAGCGTATAAAATAAGTGCTTTATTGCCTCAATGTAAAAAATTTGCTTACATAGATGGAAATGACCCAGATAATTTTAAAAGAGAATATAAACGGAATACAAGATACAAAGACCGTAGTGGTTCAATATATAGAGCTGATAGTCCTGAAAAAGATAGAGATGGAAATCCAATAGGCGGTCTAAAAAATACTTATTGGAATAAATATGATAAATCAGGATATAAGATTATTCCTCCAGCAGAGAAATATAAAGATAAATTAGATGAAATAAAAGCTAAGAAAATTTATGAAATTATGAAGAAATATGAAGATTATCTTACTGATGCACAGCAAGAAATTGCAAACTATATTTCTTCTTTATCTATGAAAGAATATCGTTTAAATAATGATACCATAGAACGATTACAAACTATATTAAATAATGCTATAGGATATTATGTAGCTGTCGATAAACATATAAACGAAATAGTTAATGATACGTCTACTACTGATGAAGAAAAAAGAGATAGGTTAGTTGATCTAATAAACTCAAATTATCCTTATAGATGGGAAGGAGTTAAACAATTAGATAGAGAAGTAGTTAGATTAAAAGATGCTTCAAAAGACGTATTTAACGCAACTATAGATTGGATATAAATTAAGGATATTATATGAATATAAGAACATTAACAGAATGTTTAGATACTAAACTAAAAACAGAAGCTTTTGAGTATGAATTTGATGATGAATTAGATTATATAATGGATGATGATTCATTATCAGATGAAGAAAAAGAACAAGCTATAAAGGATCTGTATAATAAATACAACATAGATGAAAGTTGGAGTGATGAAGATATATCTTCAATACCATTTTCAGAATTAATTAGTGGTAATTGGTTTGGTGCAAAAGAGAGTGATTATGGTGGAACTGTAGATAAGTCATTCTTTTCTAAATGGGGAGATACAGAAGATACCAAGTTTTCAGATGAAGATCCTGAATCATTAAATGAAGATTGGGATGATGATTCATTATCTGATATTGAAAGAGAACAAGCTATCAGTGATTTATATTCTAAATATAATTTGCACGAAAGTAATTCTTGTGATGGGTGGATAGCTTTTTATAATGGTAAGAAATTAGAAATACCAAAATCTGATGTAGACGGCGGTATATATGAAGCAAAACAAAAAGCTATTAAAGAGTTAAAAGTTCCTAAATCTAAGATTGGTCTTTTAAGTATAAAGCCTGCTTATAATGAATCCTTAAATGAAGGAAGAAAATCAACAAAGAAAAAATTTATAATTCGTAGAGAGCAACGTGGGTCTATATTTAATGATGACTGGCATGAAATAAGACCGCTTGAAGTAATGGCTAAAAATGCTCAAGAAGCACAGGATAAATATCGCAGGATACTAAGAAGCAGAGGTAAAACTGCTAATCAATATGAAAGACATATAGATATTAAGGAAGCTGATCCACAGAATGAATCATTAACTGAAAGTGTTGCAGGAGATATTATTTGGGAAAAAGTTAGAGATTATATTCAAGAATTAATAGAAACAGAAGTAGTAGATAATCTGGCTAGTGTTGTTTCTTCAGAAATACCTGAATATAATCCAGATTGGTGCGGTGATTCATCTTTTACAAGTCAACGCGCAGTTGAAAAGCTTGCAGAAGAATTAGCTACAGAATTAATGTTTAATCTAGAATAAATATAAAGGAAATAAATGTTAGTATATGAAAAGAAAGTAGATGGCACAAGACATCTTTATGGAAAAGTAGAAGGAACAGTTCCGGCTGTTGATGATGTTCAACTAACTTATAAAGATGCTGATGGTCAAGAATTAGAGTTAGTAGAAAAAGATACATACAAAGATAATGGTAAGGGTGGTATTTATAGAGTATCAGATAATGCTGCTGTAAATGTATTTATTGGTGATACTCAAATTATTGGTGAAGAGATTGAAGAACCCGATACTCCTTTAATTACAAGTATTACAGTAACTCCTCCGACTAAGACTACTTATAATGGTGGTGAAACTTTAGATTTAACTGGTATGGTAGTAACTGCTAATTTTGATAATGGAGATACAGAAGTATTAACTGAAGGATTTACAACATCTCCTGCTGAAGGGGCTACGTTACAAGGCGGTGAAACAGTGACAGTTACTGTTTCTTATTATGAATTAACAGATACGTTTGAAGTAACTGTTGGACAATAAGTATAATAATTAAGGTAGTATAATGCATATTGATGATTTTAGAGATGAGGTAAAGTTAAAATTAACTGGAGATATTCTTGAATCTGAATTAGATGATGATACATTAAATAAAATTATCAAAAGTGCATTAAGAGAACTTCAAAGATATATAAATCATACAAAGTTAATTACAATACCTTATAAGCCTTGTATTGATTTATCTAACGAAGAAGATACTAATAATGTAAAGATAGATGTTAATTCTGTTGTAATGGTATACAGAACAGAAGATTTAGCAGGAACAACTTCAGGAGAAGGTGATGGTGGAACTTCTGATCCTATGCAGGTAGCACAATGGCAATTATTAAGTGGTATGGGGAATATAATGTATTTCCAAGATGCTGTATACAACTATGGAGCTTGGACTACATTACAACAAATAAGGAATACTACTTCAACAGACTTAGCATTTAGATTTGATAAAGATTCAAGTAAGTTATATATTAATGTTCCTAATGGTACACCAAGCAAGATCACATTAGAGTATGTTCCGATTATACATAATGTAGATGAAATTAAATCTCCTTACTGGATAGATATGTTAGTAAGATTATCAGTAGCACTAACAAAAGTAACAGTAGGGAGAATAAGAACAAGATATACTCAAAGTAATGCTTTATGGCAAAGCGATGGTGATACTATTCTTTCAGAAGGAAAAGAAGAATTAAATAGTTTACGGGAAATGTTACTTCAGAATTCAGAATTAACATACCCAATAGATTAATAGGAGAATAATTTAATGGATAAAAATTTTATTCAGGAAGCATTTAAGCAAGTTTATCTAACAGAAGATGCTGAAGAATTTTCATTAAATGTTTCTGGTCCAGACGATACTGAATCATTCATGGATATTGTTAATTCTGATGAATACGCAGATGATGAAATGATATCTGATGTTTATGATTTAGAGGCTGAAGCAAAAGAAGACTTAAAGCAATCATATATCGGTAAAGTAATATTAGACTGTAATGTATGTCATAGTAATGTATTCGTTGATAAAGATGAGATTACTGAAAATGAAGATGGTGTTTGTTGTGAAGAATTAGAATGCCCGTATTGCATGTCTAATGAAGGTTACACTATTATAGGTGAAGTTAAACCTTATCAAGAAGCTGATGAAAATACGGACGAGATAGAAGATATTGAAGTAAATACTTCAGATGATGAACCAGTAGAAATAGAAGCTGATGAAGAACCTGAAGAAGATGAAGATTTAGAAGAAGGCCTTAAAGCAGACAAAGTAAAAGCTCTTCAAAGAAACGACAAACTTGATGGACAAAAGGGTCTTGGAAGAGGTAAAGGTTTAGAAGCATCAGATGATATTCGTGGTCCTAAGTATAAAGAACTGAATGAATGTGGTGATCCAGAAGAAATAAATGAATGTGGTGATACAGAAGAACTTAATGAAGCCAAGAAAAAAGGCACCCCTTGGGTAGTAGAGTCTGATGTAGATGGTGAAATAGCAAGAGTAAAATCAGAAAATGAAGCTAAAGAAACCATAGCGGAATTAAAGAAAGAAGATAAAAAACTGAGAAAGGGTAAGAAAGTTAAATATTCTTACAAATTTGATGAATCAGTTGATAAGAGTTTATATGATAAAGTTCAAAACACTATGAATGAAGATATAGAAGATATATCTGTTTCTACTTCTAATGAAACCACAACTATATCTACAAAAGATGATGGTGGAGTGGTAGTAGAAACTTCCCCTAAAGAAGATGAAGATTCATTTGAAGAATATACGGGTGATGAAATGATTGCACCTATAGAACCTGAAACTGAGTCAGACATATCTGATACCTTAGAAGCTGATACTGAAGATACAGAAGAAATTCCAGAAGATGAAATTCCAGAAGAGGAAACTTCAGAAGAGGAGACTCCAGAAGGTGAAGGAGAAGATGAATTCGAAGAGTTTGATGAAGAATCATTTAATGATTTAGGTGAATCTTATCTTAAAAGATGTTATGAAAATGTAACTTCTTTTGAAACTTCCAGAGTAACCTTAAATGAGAATAAAGACTTCGTGGTAGAAGGTAATATTGGTTTTGATTCAGGAAATAAGAAAGCTACTCAATTTGTATTTTCACAGAAGTCAAATAATGATGGAAAATTAAAGTTGGAAGGTTATAATAAACAAATCAGCAGAGGCAAGAAAACATTTAAACTTAATTGCTCAGTCAATAACAAAACTCTAGTATGTGAATCATTAAACTATAATTACAAAGGCAAGAATGATTTAAATGAATCTGTAAGAGTTTATGGCACTGTTAAACGGAAATAAAATTGGGAGTTTTAATGAAGTATAGAAATATATGTACTAGTGATGCTTTTAATGAGGCTTATTCACTAGAAGAAGCTAATGCGAATTTAGCTACTAGATTTTATGAGCTTACTAAAGATTGGGATCCATATGAAGTTATGCAAGATTTTTTAGAATTTGTTCCAGATAAAGTATTACAGGATTATGTAGATTGGCTTGAGGAAACAAGTTTAGATGAATCTTATAATTTAAAAAAAAGTAAAGATTAATGAAGCATTAAGAGTTACAAAAGCAAGAGATTATAATACTAAGTTCAGAACTAGTATATGTACTTTATGAAAATAATCTAACTATGTGATTTAAACTGAGGAACTAAATGGAACATCAGAAATATGGTCAATTATTAACTCCAGATATAAAAATACATAGACAATATTTTAGAGAAATGGTAAAACTCTTAGGAATAAGGGTTTTATATAGAGCTCCTAAGATTAATAAAGATTACAGTTTGTATCGGGAACTCGAGTCAGACTATGAAGATCCAATATTAATAGGTTGTATTTTTGATGAACATCCTACTCAACAAACTTTAAGAAAAATTGGTTGGGTTTCAGAATTAAATGAGAATTCTTCATTTATTCATGTAGATTATGATCTACCTGGTTTACAACAAGGAGCTTTATTTATTATACCAAGTGGTTTAGATGATGGAAAAGGTAGAGTATTTCGTGTTGTAAAAATGGTAACAGAAATAGTTTATCCATCATCTATAACTTGTGAAATAGTGCCTCAATATGAGAATGATTTTAAATCAATATCTGGAGGAAAAGATATAAAAGAATTAGTGGAATCAGAAGAGCTTAATATATTAAATAATGAAAGTATAAGGCCAATGACTTCCTATTTAGAAGATTTAGAAAAAGAATTGGCATTGAATGGAGATTAGATGTCTACATATTTATATGATGAAGCAATAGTTAAAAAATTTAAAAATTGGACTTCAACTTCCAAAACACAAATATATGGGCCTTCTGAAACTAGAAGATTATTTGAAATAATAGCAGATAAGACTACTGATTCAAAAATAAAATTACCATTTATATCTATAAATAGAGAACTTGGATATGATATTATTAATGATGGCACTACAAGACGTCCATTGTCCTATGACGGTGTAAATAGAATGTATGACCCATCCACTAAGACAATGACTATAATGAATGCCATACCTATTACTATTAGATATCAAGTTAATGTATATGCAAGGTATGCTCAAGAAGCAGATATATTAATGCGTAATTTAATATTTAATATTGTTAATTTTCCTGCTATGACAATAGATGTTCCAGCAGCAGATCAAGAACATACTGCTAGAATATCTATTGCTGATACTACTATAAGAGATACTTCTAATATTGCAGAAAGATTTATAGAAGGAAATTTAACTTGTTTAAGTATTTCTATTGAAATTAGAGATGCTTACTTATGGGATGTTAGAAAACACCGCGATGCGGAAATTGAATTAAGAATAGATGACATTTATGAGAATAAGAATTTTGAATGTCTTTCTTGTGGGTTTATATATCAAGGTTATATACCGCCTGCAGCATGTCCTATGTGTGGTGAAAATAACTGGCAAGTAAAACCCTATAGCAGAGAATTAAATTCTAATCAAGATTAATTAAATGGAGAATAAAAATTAATGGAAAGAATTATAATCAGAGAAGAAGATAATACTTCGAATGTTGAACAATTATCTTCATATGATGTTGTGTACGTTCCAGGTTTTTCTGATGATTTAAGTGACAAGAATCTTTTTAGAACACCAACACTTGTTACATCTAAGTATAAATTTGTAAGCTTATATGGTGGTAATTGTCCTACATTTGATATTCCACAGGATTGGCCTGAAGCTACAGCTACTACTGAAGGTTTTCCATCTTATGCGATTCCAAATTATTCAGACTTAGTTGTAGATAATTCACCTATAGTATTAGATTCATTTGTAGACATAGATACAGGATCTGATTTTGCAAGTTACTTTACTAGAGTAAATATTGTAGCAGGAGAAGCTCAAACAGACTTTGTACCAGTTGATAATTTAAATTATTTTATCGCTGAAAGAGCTGTTGGATCTGAAGGAAGTTATACTGTTTCTTATACAGATTTACCAAGAGATACGAATCCTGAAACAGGTGAACCGTATACATATATAGAAATGTATGGTACAGATGGTAGATATTGGAAAACATATAGCGATGAAGAAGATGAAGAAGGTACTGTAACTAAGCAAGGTTGTGTATGTGTTTCTAGTGTAGATCCGTATGAGAATCGTTGGTACGAAAATATAGGTACTACAGATGCTCCATATTATAGAGTTTCTGGTGATAGACAAATATCTTATGTAACTCCACAAGATGGTGGTGATAGAGTTATGAAAGCTTATTATGAAGCTTCAAAGAGTACTCCACCAATGTTTGATGCTGGAGATAGAGACCCAGGTTATAGATACGCATTATATTTATTATCTTTAGGTATTCCTGTTTATTATGAATGTATGAATTGTGGTTCTCATTGGGAAGAAGTTGAAGTATTATATAGTGATTTTAATACTGCAATGATCTTATATGGAGACATTCCTGAAGGTAATACTAATGATGATGAGACAGCTACAAAGGTAATAAGTCCATATAGACAAGGTTGGTATTATTACGATGGGCCAAGCAATAGTTATAAGAAAGCTGGTGAAGATGCACCTGTGTATGCTACTGCAGATGATGTATCTAGAGGTGGTACTACTACTTGGTACAAAGGTGCTGACATGAGTCTGGAAAGTATGTATACAGGCCTAAAGAAAAGATTTATGACAGATCCTACAACGCCTGATTACTCATTTGATAGTATGGGTGACTACTCTATTAAATATATGACAACAGGTGGATATCCAGTATTTGAATATGGTATGGCAACAGAAAATGCTTCCGATACAGGAGATGTTACTTCTGGTTTAGCTTTTGCTATGATGGATTTATGTCAAAAACGTGGTGATGCAATTGCTCTTATAGATCATACAGATAATCCAGATAGAACTATATATAATGAAGATGAATTATCTGTAAGTAGTGTAGCAAGAAGAGACTTTATGAATATAGATGATAAGGTTGCTTCTCATGGTGCTATGTTCACACCTTGGTATCATTGCACACATGCAACTATAGCTGGTGAAACAACTGATGCAAATAGCTCAGATTTAATGCCTGCTTCATTAGCATACCTAAGCAGTTTAGCTATACAACTTAGAAATTATAATCCATGGTTAGCAGTATCTGGTGTTACTAGAGGTAAAGTTCCATACTTTGGTGGTCTTCATACTAATTACACGTTAACTAATAATGTAGCTGACTCATATCAATATGTTCCAAGTGGAATAGCTACTGATGAAGCTCTTGTTTCAATTAACCCAATAACATACATAAGACAATATGGATATTGTATCTGGGGTAATAGAACTTTAAGAAATAATAAGTTAGGTACAAAAGCAACGTCCTTCTTAAATATTAGAAACTTAGTTTCAGATATTAAGAAAGTATTGTATGAAACTTCTCAACAGTTATTATTCGAACAGAATACGGATATACTGTGGATCAACTTTAAGTCAAAAGTAACTCCGTTGTTAGATACTATGGTTTCTAACTATATATTAAGTGATTATAAACTAACTAAATTTAATATTGATCCAGATTCAGGTGAGCCAGTACCAGCATATATGGTATTAGCTAACTTAAAGATTATGCCAATAAATTCTGTAGAAGTATTTGACTTAACAATACAGTTAGAAAATAACGAAGTAGAAGTTTCGGAAGAAGAATAATTAAGGAGAGGAAATAAATAATGCCAATTAGACCAGATCAAGGTGCTTATCATTTCTCTGCTGAGAAACAAATATACGAAATTCAAAGAGGAAATAACTTTGAAGTAGTACTTAATACTGATTTTATAAATCGGTTAACTGCTTTAGGAAGCCCAGCTACTTCATTCCCAAAAGCACAGGATTATATTAGAATTTCTGTTGCTTCTTTCTCAGTACCACATTTTTCACAAAACCCAATAGAAGTTAGAAGAGGTAATACTTCTGTAAAATATGCAGGTGTAATGTCCTTCAATTCAGGGTCACTTCAGTGCTATGATTTTATTGGTACTAGAACTAAAGATATATTAATGGCTTGGCAGGCTAGATCGGGTAATCCATTAGATCAAACAGTAGGATTACAAGCACAATATAAGACAGATTGTACTTTATTAGAGTACCCACCAGACTACAGTAGAATAGTAAGAACGTGGAAACTTGAAGGATGTTGGATATCTGAAATATCAGAACCAGAGTATTCAGCAGATTCTAATGATGCAAGAAGAATATCTGTTACTATACAGTATGATAGAGCATATCCTGTATATGATGTATGATTTATAGTGGGCTGGTTGTAACTAATCAGCCCACTAATATTAGAAAAGTATTAAAATTGAAAAATTTATTATTAGAGGATAAAAGAAGTCAGTTATTATCCAGATCTAAAACTGGAGATCCGTATGTACCTTGGAATCAGTTCCGGGGTAAGAACAGATACCAAAGAAGATTATATTCTAGATTAGCCTCATCTGTTAAAAATTTTAATTCTATTGATATGAATAAACTTTTTAAAGATGATATATTAGATGTAGACATTGATGTTAAAGGTGAAACAAATGTTTATGTCGTTAGAATTTCTTTTGGTGGTTTTCTGGATGAATTGCATAACTTCTTAAAAACACAAGAATTAAATAGAAAAATAATTGCTAAGGCTTTATCAAAGGCTTTTAATGGAGATCAGGTATATATAAACTGCACATGTCCAGATTTTAGATATAGAGGTAAATATTGGGCAACTAAGAATAATATTCTTATAGGTGCTCCTGAGACAAGACCTTCTAATATAACAAATCCAAATGATACAAAAGGTCCTGGATGTAAGCATATTACATTAGCTTTAAGTGATAGCTCTTGGCTAGTAAAAGTAAGTTCTGTTATATATAACTATATAGAATATATGAAAGAGCATGATGAAAGGCTTTATCAAAAATATATATATCCAGCTATTTATCAAAAACCGTATGAAGCAGATGAGATACAATTAGATATGACAGATATTGATAATAGAGGATTAGATATAAGATTTAGTGAGTATCAGGAATTAGTAGATGATGATATGGCTAGATATGGTAAAGTAACTAACACTACAAAAGAATTGATAGCCGATGCAGGATTATATATCGAAGAAACAGATAAAGGGCCAGTAGTATCTGGAAGTACCTTATCAAAAGCAAATAAAGCAGCTGTGGAACGTGGTAGATTTAAAAAAGATAATGAATATAGGTTTACAAAACCTAATAAGGAATTTGAAGACCAAGTAGAAATGGAATTAGATTAAAATGAAATTACAAGAATTTACAGATAGATTATATGACATGGGTGGCATAGAACAAAATGGAAAAAGAAGAATACTAACAGAAGCAAGAAATCCTGAAAATGATGAAGTAAATGCAGTTATAAGGAAGTGGGCTAATTCTAGTAGAAATAGATTATCTAAACGTGACCAAAAAATATTAGCGGATAATGGTATTTCATTAGAAGATATGACCGGTGAATATCAGAAAAAAGAATTATCAGGTCCAGGAAGGTCAACCGGAGTTTCAGGATCTTATCCTCAAGTTCTATCGAAAGAAGAAGTGAAAAGTTACCATCCAGATGCAGATTTATTAGGTGTTTTAAGCAAAGACAGAGATAGGGAAGAGGTTGAATATGATTATCCTGATTATAAGCATGGGGACCATAGAATAACCGATTCTGATAAATCACATTGGTTAACATCAGGAAAGACTAAAAAGGGTGCTAAAGTTAAGATGCCTACAAAAAGTCAGATGGATGCTTTACAACCTTATAGAAAAGAAAAAGATGAGCTCAAGAGAGCAAAGAAAGAGTATGAAAAGCAGCGGGAAAGAATAAAGGATAGGGCAGAATATAAGAGATGGAAGAGAAAGAATGAATCATTAAACTTAAATGAATCTAAGCAAGGATTAGTAGATTATTTTAATGAATTAATGTCTACTTTTGGTGTAAAGCCTTATGAACAAGTAGATTACCTATTGGGTTATATGAATGAAAGTGAATTATTAGATGCTATAGATGATTTTAAGGAATATATGGATATAGATGATGAAGATATAATGTAAAATTATTATAAATCATTTGAATTTATTGCTAAATTATATATAAAAACTGAAAAATAGAATCTCAATAGATAACTAAATAGATGAATAAAATAGAGATAACTTATGATTGATAATATATAATATGAGATTCAGTTGAGATTATTAAAGTCAACATGAACCTATTTGTTTTGTGTTGACTTTTTTTATTATAAAATACGGAAATAAAAAGAATGACTGATAAAACAGATTTACAGAAGTTTATAGAGTGGTGTAGAAGCTACACAGATATGCCTGAATCTCTTAAGAACAGTATGCTTCAAGATGCACTTGAAGAAATAAAGCAGCATGGATTTGATAATCTAAGCTCCAATATATATTTAAGACTAATTTCATTCTATACGTGCAAGTTATTAGACGATAAATCTACATCTAAGTATGTCCCATCTTTACTAAATAATTCTAATATTGATATGTCCTCATTAGATACTATGTATAAGAATACTGCAGGCTTGAGAGAATTATCAAAATCATTGATAAAATTTAATAAGGGCTATAAGACAGCAGATGGAGAATACTTAAAATACTTGCAAAGACTTATAAATGATGGTGTATAGTATATTATAAATAATAACTAGAGGAGAAATGATAATAAATGGAAAATGCAAGAATAGTAGAAGAAATATGTTTACCTTCAAAAGGACTAATTTATGAAGAAGAAGTTAATCCTAATATTGAATTAAGTAGTATGAAAACAAAGCATGAAATGCTTAGATTATCTGCTACAGAAGACAGTCAAAAGGTTATGTCTAAAATAGTAGATGATTGTATCGTATCTGATATGGGAATAAGTTCTTATGATTTATGTTTAGGAGATTTTCAATATCTTCTTTATAAATTAAGAGTTGTTACGTTTGGTCCAGATTATGAAATGCAGGCAAAATGCCCGTACTGTAATTTTGAAAATACCCTTAAACTAAATATTGATGAATTAGAAGTTAATGAATATGATGATTCTTTACTTGATTTATTAGAAATGGATCTTCCTATTAGTGGTAATCATATTAAATTAACTATGCAAACTCCAAGGATGATCGATAGAATAAATTCAAGGATAAGGGAACATAATAAAAGAAGAAAAACTACTAATGAAAATTTAACTGTTCTATATACTATAATGGCAAGTCTAGAAGAAATTGATGGTGAACCAGTTGAAGTATCTACATTAGAAAATTGGATTAGAGAATTACCACTGGCTGACTCTAATGCAATATTATATAGAATAGATGAAATAAATAGTTCAATAGGTGTAGAGATAGATTCAGTTGCAACTTGTGGGGTTTGTGGGTCCTCATTTATTGCCCCCTTTCGTGTCAACGACTCATTTTTTAGACCTAATCCTTCCATCAGGTAGATATAAATCCGTTATGCTTGAGAACTTAACAAAAGAAAAGTATGTAATATCAAGAAAACTACATACATCATTTCTTGATTTAGATGAGATAACTCCTATAGAAAGGAAGATGATATTAAAATTTATCACAGAAGATTTACAAGAACAAAGTGAAGCCATGCAAAAAGCTAGAAAAGGCTCTTAATGTCAGATGTCAACAAAAATGAAGATAAAACAGTATTAATAAATGAGATGCCTACGGATAAATTGGTTGAGGCTCTTAGAAAAGCTTCTAAAGAAGAAGACGAGTATATCCGTAAGTATAAAGAAGAGCAAACAACTAAGCTAGTAAAGCTTATTCAAAATGCAAAAAAGCATAGAGATGCTTTACAAAAAGCCAAAGCACAATTAAAATCCATGAAACCGTCTGATGAAAACTATGAAGATTTTAAGAATCAGATAGAAGAATTACAGCGTGTTTCTAATGGTGCTGAAAAAGAGAGAGACTCTTTTATGAAGGCATTAAGAGAGTCAAATCAGCAAAATATAATTAATCAAGCAAAAGAAGCAGCTGCTACAAGTCGTATGAAGGCTGCTATGGAAAAGTCAAAGGAAAGTCTTGACAAAGCTAATGAAGATTTAGCTAGAGCAGAATACGAACAATTTTGGCAAGAAGCATTAGATGATAGAGATGGCAGTACAGCTCAACAAAAGGAACATTTAGAACGCTCCAGACAAAAAACTGAAAAAGCTAGGCAAGAAAAAAATAAAGCAGAGGAATCTTATATTAGAACTTCTAATCCTTCTAATTATGAAGATGAAGATTTAGAGAAAAAAATTGCAAAAGCTATGGGCTCTATGCCGACTTTACTTCAAAATATAGCAGAAGGACTATTTAGTAAGGAACATACTTCCGAATCAGGTAAGATAGCAGCTACTCTAAGTGAAAAATTATCAGATTCAAGCCCTCTTGGAAAAATTGGTTCAGCATCACTTAAAGTATTAGGAAAAATTCTTGACGTTGCAATGGCTGCAAGAAAAACATTAGATGGTTATGTTGATGATGCTGCAAATGTATTAGCACTTAATGTAGGTAAAATAAATGCAGCTTTAGAGGGAACAGGAAAAACTTATAAAAGTGCTTTATCAGAAGCAGTAGAAGGTTTAGGTATAAATAGATTTGTAAGACAAACAGATTACTTAGCACAAATAGCAAATCTTACAACTCAAGGTGTAACCTTTAATGTAGAGCAACGTGCGTTATTAGAAACAATTAAAGATAAAACAATAAATTCATTTAGTTCTTTAGATGCTAATATATTAAGATTAGTTCGGTTAACAGAAGCAGATGTTACTGCTAACCAATTTGGATTAGAAGTTGCACTAAGAAATACTTTAAATAAAGTGTTTAAAGATTCAACTTATTTACAAGGTATATATGATTCAATATCAAGTGCTATAACAGATGCTGTCATGATATCCGGTAGATCAGATATTACTCAATACAGTTCAGTAGCACAAACTTGGATGGGTGCTATGTATGAATCAGGTATAGATTCAAGTACTGTAAATAAGTTTGCTAATGCTATAAACTATTTAGGTTCTGGTAATGTGCAAGGTTTATCTTCAGATGCAGATATGCAAAGATTAATATTATTAAGTATGGATACTATAGGTATGGACTATGCTGATATATTACAACAAGGTTTATCTGCTTCTGATATAACTAAACTTATGGCTGCTATGGTAGATTACTTATCACAAATAGCAAAGAGTACAAAAGATAATAATGTACTACAATCATCATATACTCAATTATTTGGTATGAGCATGTCAGATTTACAAGGATTCAAAAACCTACAATCCAAAATGAATGCTCTACAATACGTTACAAATGCTAGCTCACTTAAAGTAGTAGAACAAGAATTAGCAAGATATCAATCAGATGAAAGAGTAATGATAAATGAGCAGATTGCTAATGTATTTGATAATGCTAAATTTATTTATGGTAGTGATATAGCAGAGGATGCTTCACAATATATTGCTTGGAAAACAACAAATCTTATATTAGATATAACAAGTGCAGTACTTTCGAATCCATCATTATCAACAGGAGCAATAGGTAAAGCATTTTCAAAAGGTGTTGGTGCTATAGGTGTTGGTGCTGAAATTGCATTATTCTTACAAACTTTACATCCATTTTTAGAAACTATGAAAGGTTTACCTGCAGCATTTAAGAGTGGAGAAAATGGTATTTTACAAAGTTATATAACTGGCCCTGCTACTATGGGGGGTACTTCTGCTAGTAGTGGTGCAGCAGTAACTACATCTTCTAATACAATAAAAACTACTAATGCTAGTGCACTTGCTTCTATACGAGGTGATACTTATAACACTGAAATTAAAAAATTCAAAGATGTAGATTGGTATCATCCAGAAGAAGAAAAGAATGAAACATTAGAAGAAATTAAGAAGATAACTGCAACAATAGTTGAGTCTAAAGAAGCTAAGAAAGCATTAGCCACTTATCTTGTTGGAATGACAGATGATACATTAAGATCATTTGCGTCTATATTTGCTGATGAAAATGCTATGCAAGATACTTTCCAAGGTAAGAATAAAACACTTCAAGCTAACCTCTTTAACTTTGCTGATGATAAAACAAGTAATAGCAGTAAAAAAACTACTAAAACTACTGCAAATAAATCTAAAACTTCATCAAACACTGTTTCTGGTAATATAAAAACAACATAGGTTATTAAATGATTGAATTTAACAAAGTTTCTACAGAATCAAATTTTATAAAGAATTTATTACATAGTACTTTTTTACCCAGACTTAGAACGGTTAGGGATGATGATTATATCATAAAAGATAGAATATATGTCTATAAGTGTAATATAATTAAGTGTACTAATAGTGGTTATATAGCAGTTAAGAATGCTAATCTTGATCCTAACTTATATCCTAAAGCAACTTTAAGAAAAACAGATGATGAAAAGGTTAAAAAGGATCAAGTTTATTATACTTATGTTAATGGTAACATTAGAAAAATACAATCTACGTCTAATGATTTAAGAAGCCCTATGGCAGAAGGTTGGTATGAACTTAATGTTGCATCTTATGTTATATTAGAAGAATATTTCTTTGGTGAAAGAAATGATAAGTTGTGTACTAACTTTCTATCAAGTTCAGAAGGATATGATTATAAAACACATGAAAGGTTAGGACAATATCTTAGAGGTCTTAGAGATATGTATGGATTAAATTTAATGCCTCTATATAATTGTTTCGATAATGTGTTGTTAGAAAATATTCATATAACTAATCATGAAATAGTAAGAACATCAGAAGACTTCCAGACAAAAGTATATAAAGTACCAATTAGGTTTAATGTAGACTATACCATTTGTATGGAAAATATTGGTATGACTACATTCGCTCCAGCTTTTATACGACATGGTACATTAGCGAAATTAAATAACACAAGATTCGGTAATGGCTTAGATATAACAAATAAGTACATAAAGTTAAATCATGAGGATGTTATATATAATAAACCAAACCTTAGGTTTAAAGATCCTATAACACTTAGGTTTGATAATATACCACAGAATAAAAAAGTAAGATATAGTCAATTTGTATATACTGAAATTCCTGCTAAATATATGTCTGAATATTACAGGAAGAGTGATGGTACGTATCCAATATATTTTAAGAAATATATAACAGAACCAGAAACTTATAGATTTTTTAAATACACAATTGATGGTAGTGATACTGTAATTCCAGATGGTATTCCTGTTAAGCAACCTGGATATGCTTATATATTACAAGAAGATGGGGGTAGTGGCCAAGAAGCATTATATCCATCAGATACTGAATTATATCCAGGAGATAATGTAGTATTACCACCATTACTAGATGATGCTTATGAAAGTGTAAATCCAAGTATAGGTACTTTTGATAGTGTAGCCGGTTCTTTTAAAAAATGCAGTGAAGATGAAACTGTATTTAATAAAAAAATATTTGACAGTGATAAAAATAAATACTATGTATATGATACAACTGAGAATAAATTTGTACAATGCACAGAAGACTGGACTTATTCTGAGTCAGATATATACTACTATAAAAGTTTAGATACGGATTTAGGCTGGTATGAATTTATTGATGGAGAATTTGTTAAGACTGAAGATACGTTTATAAAGAATACATTCTATAAATGTGCAGATACCTTTAGTGAAGATGAATTTAACAAGGATAAAACTAAGTATTACATATATGATTCTATAGAAGATACTTATACTCAATGTACATCAGAAGATGAATTTTATAGTGACTCATTGTATTTTTATAAAGATACAAAGAAATATTATAAAAAAGATATGACAGAAATAATAACATCATATAACTATGATATAACTGAAGAAAATTGCTGTATGTACGATTATGTAGAAGATGAATTATATCTATTGATACAAGTACCGCAATCATTTAATTCAAGCATAGTTATATTAGAAGGTGATTATACTAATTTTGCTAATGAACGAATATATGATAATGTAAAATTTGAATTATTCAATGATAGAAAATTAGATTACTTATTTACCAAAAATCTAAAACTAATGGAATCTGGTGGAGATACTATAGTACCTTTTTCTGATACACTAATTCAGTTCTTATTATGGCACGTTATTTGTAGTTTGGATACTATAAATGGTGATATGAATAGAGTTGTATATCAATTAGGTTCTTCTGGTAGTCTTCCAGTTTATCCTATTAATAACTATTGGTATTCCAGATATAGAGAATTAGTATTTAATTATGCTGATACATATCCTAAAAAATATATTTCAGATAATCTTGGTTATATAACAACTGATATAGAAAATATAATAGAGTCTGGTGCTACTTATTTCAATGAACAAACAACTGTAGACAATGAAAATATACCAGAACCACCAAATGCTTATTTAGAAGAGGAAGGTATTAAATGACTATAAAAGTTAAGAAAAATTTAGCAATACCTACAGATAATTTTGTAATATTGCATCATACTGGACAATCCTATGTGATACCAGTGGATCCAGATTCAATAGCTGATCAAATGTCAGCTTCTTTCGCTTCTAATTTCCCATTAAGTAGAAGTGCTCCTATATATTCTTATCAAAATTCAGGACCAAGATCTGTTCAAGTATCATTTACTTTACATCGTGATCTATGTAATGAATTTAATCCTAAATCTAAAGATATGGTAGAAGAGTTGATTAATAATTTAGAAGCAATGGTACTGCCAGAATATAACTCTTCTAAAAAGGTAGTTAATCCTCCTATAGTTACTTTAAAGATACGTGATGAGATAACTATAAAAGGGGTAGTTACTAATGTAGGTAAATCATTTAATTTACCCTTACTAAATTATGGTGGAGCATATAAATATGCTGTAGTGAATCTTAACTTTTCAGTTTCTGAAGTTCAACCACAAAGCGCAAGTATTCTTTCTTCAATAAAAGGTGGAAGAAGATTAGGACAATAAAATGGATGTATTAACTGGTAAAACAACTAAAACAAGTGATTACTTTTCTAGGTATAATGGATTTTCATATTATTATAATAAGCTAAGTGAAAAAAGAATTCCTATAAAAGATACCTGGGGTCGTACTTCTACTGATGAGACTACAGGTGAATTATTATATAGAATAGACGGCAGATATAATATGTCTACTTCTTCTTGGCTTAAAGATACAGATCAGTACGAAGCATATACTGTGCAAGAAGGAGATACTTATGATTATATTGCATTGAAGAAATATAACAATCCAACGCAATATTGGATTATTTGTGACTTTAATAAAATAATAGATCCTTTTAAAGAACCGAAACCCGGAGATGTTTTATTTCTTCCTGCTAAAGGTAAAGACTTAGAGTTCGAACATTATTAATAATGATATTAACATATAATAAAAATTTAATACAGAAAACTCTTGGTAAGCAAGGTAGTTCACAATGCGGGGTATACGCTGTTGCCTATGGTTTCACAATATTAGAAGGAAAATGTAGAGTTTCCGGGAGTCCTGCCTCTCATCAGTCAGTTGCTAATAAATATAATGGGGGTCATTTTGCTATTTGTTACTGGAGCACAATGGGTGTTGCTAGTAAAAGTGCAAGTTCTGTTAAAAACAGATATGGTAAGATACTTGATGAATTAAAAAAAGGAAAACCCACTGTAGTTGCTACTAAAGGTTCTTCTTCCAATCACTATGTTCTAGTTATTGGAGTTAAAGATGGTAAAACAGCAGATACTATTGATCCTTCTGATTTCTATATTATAGATCCAGCAGATAATAAAATAGGCTATTTTGGTTCTACATGGGCTCATGGATTTAATAATAGTAGTTATGGTTTACAATATATAACTTTTCCTGGCAAAGGTGTAGGGGCAACAGGGGCTGTAGGAGGTGCAGATCATCCAAGATCTTGGTATACTAAAAAATACGGTAATGAAGCTAAGGTTTATTTTTGGATGAGAGATCTTGGTTATAGTCATAAAGGTACTTGCGCAATTATGGGTAATATTGCCCAAGAATCTAATTTTAATACCTCTGTAACTAGTAGGGATGGTTATGGCTCAAAGGGCATGTGTCAGTGGACAGGTGGCAGACTTACTAATTTAAAGAATTTTGCAAAAGATAAAGGCTTATCCTGGACAAGTGTAGAATGTCAATGTAAGTTTCTTGATAAAGAATTAAAAAGCTATAAAAAATTACATTCTAGTTTAGTAAAAGGATCTGGAAAATTATATGATTTAACATATGATTTTTGTTTTACTTTTGAGCGTCCCGCTAAAGCTTACGCCAATATGAGCAACAGAAGTAGTAAAGCAGAGACTTATTATAGTCGGTATGCTAAAGCTTTTGGTGCAGATGGAGGTATGAGTGGTGATGAATATGCAATGGGTACTGCCGCAGTTAATATGCAGCAACGTAGTTCTCAATTATATTCATCTGCTAATTATGAATGGGCTTCACAAAAAGAAAAAGAAAAGTATGAATCAAAATCAGATAAATTTGCAAGAGAAAATACAGAAGCAATACGTGATTATTTAAATAGTATATCTATTGATTATAATTCAAGCACAACTTTTGCTATACCTGATTATACTAATATTAAAATTGTAAAGTCAAGTAATAATCTTATAAGAAGTTCAACAGATATTTTACCAATAGCAACAGCTATGGTTGAAGCACCATTCGTTGAAGTTAATTTTAAAGATATAACTGTAGGTACAGTTAATAATTCATTAGATGAATTTCCTAATCATATATCACAGTTAGAAGTACAGAAAATTAATGGTGAGATAAATAAATACTCATTTAATTTAGTTCATCAAATAAGAGCTGGTGAAGATCCGAATTTATTTGATAAGATATTTTCTCATGTAAGATATGAAAGAATATCTATAAAGTATGGTGATTATGCTTCAAATACTATTTACGGAGATGAAAAAGCATTCATTACAGATGTTGTTATGAATAGAGACTATGTGAGTAATCGTATTAATTATACTGTTCATGCTACATCTGCTGGGTCATTAGTAACATCTTATAAGCTTAATTTTTCGACCAGAACAGATAAGCCATCAACTGTTATAAATGATTTATTGTATAAAAACTCAACAACCTCTAAATTACTATTAGATGCCTTTCCTGGTATGCGTAATAAAACAAAAGTTAATTCTAGCAATCTACTACCTAATACCGATAGTGTAGTAGAACTAGAAGACCAGGTAAATAAGAGTCCTATAGAATATATAAATTACTTAGTAGGTTGTATGAGTAATGCTTCTAATCCTGTTGATAGCGTAATTAGAAATTCTTCCTATTATATATCATATGAAAATGATTTTAATGGTAATATGGGAGGAGCCTTTTTTAAGGTAACAGAAGTAAAGCCTAATTCCTTATCAAAATATTATAGTAATAATATATATGAAATTACAGTAGGATATCCAGATAATAATTTTGTTTTAGGGTTTTCCGTTAGTAATGAATCAGCATGGTCATTACTATATAAAAATTCAAGTATTGCAAGTGAATATATTTATTCCTTAGATAGTAAAGGAAACAGTGTAAAACAATACTCTCCAAATCTAATGAGTTCATCTAATCCTTTTAATGAAATACAAAAGAATTGGTGGACTAATATGACTCAATTTCCTATAAATGCTACATTAACACTAAAAGGTCTTATGAAACCTGTAATGCTTATGGATTATGTTATAGTTAATGTTGTATTTTATGGACAAAAACATATAACAAGTGGTGTATATACTATAACTGGACAAACTGATACATTATCTGGTGATGGTTTTAGAACTGCTTTATCATTAACAAGAATAGGTGCTATTTAATGGCAAAAGTTATAGGTGCTCTTTCAACAAAACCATATATAAGACATTTTTCATCTAGTAAAGGTCTAGGAAAAACACTAGTATTTAGACCTAATGATAAAACTACAAGAAATCTTATATTAAAAGCTGCTTTTCTTATGCAGTCTAATACAGGTAAATACTATTATGATAATACTGGATGGAAGTGGGTAAATACTGTTAAGAAAAATAAAGCTAGCACTCTATTAGCTCCTAATGTAATTGGTAAAACACACGTAACAAGTTTAGCATTCGTAGTAGCAGTATGTAGATTTGCAGGTATAACAAAAGCCACTTCTTGTAATTCTTTTGGTGCATTAAGAGATAAATTAGAAAATGCTACTAAACTTACTAAACAAAGAAAGGTTGCTTCTCAAGTTACTTTAAAGCCTGGTGATATACTAATAAGACCCAAAAGCTCATCTATGAAGGGTTATGGGTGTATATATGTAGGTAATACAAAACGTACAAGTGTATTGCCAAGTAAGTCAAGTGGTTCTTCAGGCACTAATAAAGAAACTAAGAAAAAAGATTTAGGAGAATTTGCTAAAGGCTTATGCTGGCCATCTGTAAAAGGTAATTCTAATCCAAAAGGTGAATATCCTAATGGGAAAAGAACAGTAGCATATGATGCAGCTTATAAGGCGATAAAGTCTAAATTAAAAATAAAAGATAAAAGGTATCAAGTTGGTGCTAGTTGTGATGTATTTGTTTTTGCTGCTTGTAGAGCTTATGGTATAGATAATTTTCCTAATAGATTATCCGCACAATGTGAGTACTTTTTTAAGAGCGATAAATATAAAACTTATTTTACAAAAGTACAAACTGATAAAGGCAGCACTGCAAAAATGAAAAGTGGAGATGTAGTATGTAGGATTAATTCAGGATCTAAAAATAATGGTCAAGGTCATATCTTAATAGTATGTGTAGAAAATGGTAAGAAGAGAACAGCTAATGCACATCACGAAAAAAAGCATAATGGTGTTAAAGGTTATTATGGTGTAGTAGATGGCTTTAGTTCTAAAGATACTAACAAAGCTTCTGGGAAAAACAAATACTATGGAGTCTTTAGATTAAAACCAGGTGTTGCACTTGGTGATGGTACAATAGCTGGTGCTAGTGGTGATAGTTCAGATTCTGTAGTAGTTATGGATGATGGTAGTGCTTTAGTTCTTGATACTATAAATACATTATTTTCTTCACAAGGATATGATTGGGCAAAGGCAGAAGAAAAGAAAGAATCAGAGTCAGATAAATTTGCAAGAGAGACAACAGACGATATAAGGAATTTCTTAGATAATTTAAAGATTGATCAATCTAGTTTTACTTATGCCCCACCTGCTGATGTTCAGGTTATGTCTTCTATGAAGGCTTCTAATAAAGCAGTTTATAAGACAGAATTATATAAAGGAAAATCAGGCGGAAATAAACTAACTTCATATCCAAATATGGTTCAAGCTCCAATTATAGAGCTTTCTTTTAATGGTACTATTATCGGTGGTTATGGTAATGTAGGGGATGAATTCCCTAATTATATTAATTCTTTACAAGTACAAAAAGTAAATGGAAGAATTAATAGATATACAATAGGTTTATCTTATCAAGTAAGGCCGGGTGAAGATCCAAACTTTATAGATGGGTTATTAGGAAAAGTAGGTTATACTAATCCATTAAAAATTAGATATGGTGATGGGACAAGTCCTGGATTAATATTTAGAGAAGATAGTGCAGTTGTTATTGATGTAAAACATAAAGAAGATGTTGCATCAAGTTCTATTACGTACACTATATCAGCAATATCTTCTATAGCTAGTGCTAATAATTCTTCTTTTACGTTTACACCAACTGTAGATAGACCATCAAATGTTATAAATAATTTATTATACGGTAAGAATAATGTAAGTAAACAATTAAGAGATGCTTTTCCTGCTATGACTAATAAAACATTCGTAAGTTCTAATAACTTAATACCTACAACTGATGGTGTTATTAGTATAGGTGGTATGAACAATACGAGTCCACTTACTTATTTAAGTCATTTAGTAAGCTGCATGAATAACAAAGGGTCTAGTTTTTTCTTGACCTTTCATGATGGAAAAGATGGTGCCTATTTTAAAATAACAGAAGTTAAAAAACAAACAAGTTCTCAAGTAGCTGGATTATATGAAATAGATGTAGGTTATCCAGGTGATAATTTTGTAACTAATTTTCAATTATGCAATAATATCTATTGGCCATTGGTTTATGAGTATAATGGAAATGTACCAAAGTATAACTATGATATAGACAGTAATGGAAGTATCTTTAGTAGTTCAAGTAACAGATTATTGAGTGATAATAAATTTTTAGCTGATAGTGTTATAAATGAGAATTGGTGGTCATCAATTACAGAATTTCCAGTATCTGCTAAGATAACATTAAAAGGCTTAACAGCACCTGTTATGCTTATGACTTATATAAAAGTCAATACATTATTTTATGGTCAAAAAGATATGGCAAGTGGTTTATATGTAGTTACAGATCAAGAAGATTCCGTATCTGGTAATGGCTGTTCAACTACATTGACTATGTTAAGAGTTGGAGAATAAAAATGGCATCGAGGGATGTTAAAGCTACTATAAAATTATCAAAATGCAAAAGTGATATAGTTTTATCTATGAATAAACAACCACAATCTATGACTGTTATAAGTTCTACAAATAGGGTAATAGCTTATGAAGGAGATCAACTAAAGAGGTTTTCTGATAAGATAGAATGGCCAAGTAGTAACCCTGGTGGACTTAAAGCTAAAGCATCTACTAAAAATCTAGGGCATGCTAATGGTTGCACCTATTGTGATGTGACTAATGAAATAATGGTATGTGATGGTGGTGGAAGTAATAAAAAAAGAGTTCGTGTATTTGATGCTAATTCATTTAAGCATAAACGAGATATACATTTACCAAAAAGTGTTTCTGCATTAGCTTATGATAGAGTTACTGGTGAATTTTATACTGCCTATGGACATTCTTTAAGTATTTATTCTTATAAAAATTTTATGGCAGGTAAATCTCGTAAAAAGAATTTTAATTGTAAAGATTTTAAACATAAGCACTGGCAGGATATAGGTGGTTATAACGGAATATTATATAGGGTTGTAACAGCTTCCACCGGAGTTAATTATATAGATGCTTATAGAGTCTCTTCTGGAAAATACTTAGGATCTATAAAGCTTAGTATGGGTGAAATGGAATCATGCGCAATTGATGAAAATCATCAACTACATGTATCAACTTTAAATCCAAGGCATTTATTACATACTAATATTAATATTAATTCAGTATTTCAGGGTACAAATGCTGCAGTTAATAATAATAAAAAAGTTTCAGCTGGTACTGGAAAAAGAATGTCAGCGCCACAAGCATTTGTTGCAACTGCAAAAAAAGAATTAGGCACAAGGGAATCTGGAAATAATGATAATAAATATGGTAAATGGTATGGAATGAATCATCAGCCTTGGTGTGCTATATTTGTATGCTGGTGTGCACATGAAACTTTTGGGGAATCATGGACTAAATTTTTTAAAAAGAATGCATCAGCTTATGGTGTTGGAGAAGGAGTAGTTGATAAAGGTGGTAAATGGTTAAAAAAAGCCTCTAAAGGTCCTACTACTCACGTAGGTATTATTGCATCAGTTAATTCAAAAGGTGTAGCAACTACAGTAGAAGGTAATGCCGGGGATAAAGTTTCTTCCAGAACTATTAAAGTTCCTTCTGGCACTCGTACTGGAGATTTAATTATATTTTATAACGGAAGAGTAGGTGGAATAGCAAGACCCAAATGGCCTGATGGTTCTTTTTTTGTTGGTGGTATGGGAATGGAAGGCGAAGTTCCAGAAGAATTAACTTTAAAAGTAAGCCCTGAACAACTATACTCATCTGCTGGCTGGAATTATATGGAGCAAAAAGAAAAGGAAGAATCTGCAGCAGATAAATTTTCAAAAGAAACTACTGAAGCTATTAGAGATTATTTAAGTGATATATCTATAACTAATTTGAGCTATAATGCTATACCAGATATTAAATTAGATGGTCTTTTTTCTGTTAAGCAAGACAGTAAACCAAAAACAAAAGTTTATGGTAATATAAAAGGATCTCACTTACCTTCAACTATAAGTTATGTAGAAGCACCATATATAAAACTTACAATAGGTGGAGTTCAGATAGGTACTTACAGAAATGGTAACTATCCAAATTATGTAAATAATTTATCTGTTAAGAAGACTAATGGGTCTATGAATGAGTATACTATTGGATTAACTCATCAAATATTTCCAGGTGATAATCCAAATTATATAGATAATCTTATATCTGCAAATAGTTATAATAAGATAAAGATTGAATATGGAGATTCACAATCTGGTGTAACTTTTAGAGATGATAATGCTTTACTGATAGATGTTAAAAGTAATTTTGATTTTTTTAATAATAATATTAACTATACTTTATCAGCAACCAGTTCTTCAATTGCTTCTGTAATAGTTACAAGAAATTATCCAGAAGTTACAGATAAGCCGTCAACTATCATTAATAACATGCTGTATGGTACTGGTGAATTATTATCTTATTTTCCAGGCATGCAGAATAAAACATTTACAAGTTCAAATAATTTAATTCCTACAACAGATAAGCCTGTAACGATAGGTGCAGTAGATAGTATAACTTCATTTGATTATTTAAAACTTTTAGTATCTTCCATGAAACCACTTGATAGCAAAAATAATTCTACTTATTTTTTAGACATAAAAGATAGTGGATCAAATGGTACTTATTTTCAAGTGAAAGAAGTTAATCCAAGTACTGCTAATTCATCATCAGCATTTATGTATGAAGTAGATATTAATTATCCAGATGAAAATTCTTTGGTTTATAATTTTTCAGTTGATGAAGATTTTGCTTGGCCATTGGCTTATAAATATTCTGGTAGTTTTGGTACATATAATTATCATATAGATAGTAACGGAAGAACATCTGCTTATAATTCTTCTTCTAATTTAAAAAACATATCTTCAGTAACAGGTGTTAGTGTAACAGATCAAAATTGGTGGAGAAATGTTACAGAATTTCCTGTAAGAGCTTCCTTAGAAATAAAAGGACTATCTACTTATGTTTTATTGCTAAATTATATAAAAGTTAATGTTTATTATTTTGGTAAGAAAAGAAGTTCCTCAGGTGTTTACATAGTCACTGGTCAAGAAGATAGTTTATCAGGAAATGGATTTAGAACAAAGCTAGATTTATTAAGAGTTGCAGGCGATAATCAATATATAAACGTAGATGGAAGAGTCATAACTTAGAGGAAATTAGATGATTCAAAAAGGTAGAATTGAAAGAGTAATAGACAAATATACTTATAAGGTTAGAATACCTAAGTATGATAAAGTATTAGAAGATCCAGAAGGTACAAGAACAGAAGATTTAGCAGAAGGTCTTGTATGTATAACTCCTGGAATGAATGTTGCTTATACTGTAGGTGATATTGTTATTGTATCTTTTGAAAATGATGAAATAAGTAAACCTGTAATACTTGGTTTACTTTATAGAGATAACAATGAGAATATTGATTCAGGTGCAGCGTTAACACTTGTTGACGATAATATAAAACAACTAAAGTCGTCTATAAGCGGTATTAAAAATTCTTCTTCTGTTTATACTCATGTAAGATATTCTAATGATAATGGAGTTACCTTTACGAGTTTATATAATCCAAACATATCAGAACGAACTGATAGTGAAGGAAATATATATTGTATTCCAGTATGGTCAACTAGAGGATTAAATGGTATACAAATAGATAAAGATTCTGACTTCTTAACTTGGTTTATACTAGATGAAAATAAACATAATATAACAAATCAAATAGGAATAGATACTATCTTTTTTGATTCAGAAGGAAATATACTAAGAACGGTTCCTAAAGAAGATAGAGAGTATACTATTCAACTTAATAATCTAACTGACATAGAAGGTGCTTTATATCTTACTTATAGAATATATGCACCTAAGAACTATTTAGATAAATTACATATATCATTAAGCTCTGATAAAAATGTTTTAGGAACAGTAGAAGGAAAATATTTAGGTTTATATATAACAAATTCTCCTGAAGCATCTTTAGATTGTTCTGATTATCAATGGATTTCTTTTGCTTCTGGTGGTATGTCTAATGATGTTACTGAAGCTATAGCTGAATTAGAAGAAACTACTGGTGATATAAAAGAACAAATAACAGAAGTAGTTACAGATGTAGATGGATTTAGAGTATCTGTTACAGAAGCTGTAGCTACATCTAAACAAGCAGAAGATATGGCTAAAGCAGTACAAGATGCTGCAGATAGAGGAGATTTTGATGGCGTAGGTGTTTATAGCACTGTTGTAACTTATCAAGCAAGTTCAAGTAATACAGAAGTTCCTTCTGGTACATGGTATGATGAAGATCATATGCCGGAAGTTCCTGATGGTCATTATTTATGGACTAAAACTTATATTACTTATACAAATAATACACATAGTACTTCTTATTCAGTTGCTAGACAAGGTATTAAAGGTGATACTGGTGATACAGGATTAAATGTATCTAATGTTTCATTATATCAAAGAGGAAGTACTGCGCCTTCAAAGCCAACAGGTAATTTAATATACTCATTCATTACAGGAGATATAACATTAGATCCAGAAGACATTACTTCAAATCTAAATGGTTGGACAAAAAATATACCAGAAATAGACGGACACCCGTGTTGGGTTATTTCAACAACTGTAAGTGCTAATACTTCAACAACTATAATAGAAGATACAAGTTGGAGCGCACAGGTAAAGTTTGTTGAAGATGGAGAAAGTGGTGGAATTGGTGCTCATGGTATTAATACTGCTCCGATTTATTTATATCAGAGAAGTTCTTCTACTCCAAAGAAACCAGTAAATACTTTAACTTATACTTTCTCTACTAGAGCTATAAGTGGAACAATAGATAATAATTGGGTAGTAGATATAGGAACTTTAACTGGTACTGATCCAATATGGGTAATTGGGGCTGTTGCAAGTTCTAATACTGATTCTGATACTATAGGAAGTAATGAATGGTCTGCTCCTATAATTCTTTCACAAGACGGAAATGATGGTTCTGATGGTCAAGATGGAAGTGATGGAATAAGTATTAGTTCTGTTACGAATTATTATTTAGCTACATCTTTATCAAGTGGTGTTACTCCTTCAACATCTGGGTGGACAACCACTATTCAAACTATGGATTCCACTAATCAATATCTTTGGAATTATGAAGTTGTAACAGGTTCTGATAGTTCTATAATAAATACAACTACACCGATTATTATAGGAAGATATGGGCAAGATGGAAGTCAAGGTCCTTCAGGGTCTGACGGAAAAGGTATAACAAGTATTACAGAATATTACTTAGCAACATCTGCTTCTTCTGATGTTACTCCTTCAACATCTGGGTGGACTACTGAAGTTCAAACAACTGATTCTACAAATAAGTATTTATGGAATTATGAAGTAATTGCTTATACAGTTGGAAGTCCTTATACTTCAGAACCAAGAATAATTGGAACGCAAGGAGAAGATGGTCAGGACGGTCAAGATGGTATTGATGGAATTAATGGATTAAATCAAGCAACTGTTTATATTTATAAAAGAAGTAGTGTAATTCCAGATACGCCTGAAGAATCAGGTATCTATACTTTTGCTACCGGTGAATTAACTGGTGATGTTATAGATATCGAAGGATGGGAAACATCTGTTCCAAATGGATCTAACCCTTGTTATGTAAGTACAGCATTAGCAATAAGTAGAGAATCAGAGGCTACTATTGAAGCCTGGTCAGATGTTGTTAAATTTGTAGAAAATGGTATTAATGGTTATAATCAAGCGACATTAAATTTATATCAAAGAACATCATCTACTTTAACAGGAAGTGATGTACCTACTAATACCTCTTATAATTTTAATACTAAGCAGATTTCAGGTTCTATCGGAAATTGGTCTACATCTATACCTAATGGAACTGCTCCTTGTTGGTCTACTTCTGCTGTAGCAATAAGTAGAGAGCAATCTGTAAGTTTAGTTTGGTCAGCGCCTGTAAAAATAGTTCAAAATGGACAAGATGGACAGAGTGGTTTAAATCAAGCAACAATAAACTTATATAAAAGAGCAGCATCCGTAACTGCTCCTACAATTTCTGTTAGATATAAATTTAGTGATGGTACTTTAAGAAATAATAGTGATGTAATAATTGATACACTCCAAGGGTGGGGAAGAAATATCCCTACAGGTACAGAACAATGCTGGATAGTTTCAGCTTCTGCAATAAGTAGAGAAGATTATGTTACTATATCTTCCTGGTCATCTCCAATCAAATTAGTAAAAGATGGTACATCTGCTACTCAATATTATACTTATGTAAAATATGCGACAGATAGTAGTGGTTCTAATATGAGAGATACTCCTATGGCGGGTTATAATTATATTGGAACTTACACAGGTACTACACAAACCCCATCTGCTAATTTGTATACATGGAGCAAATATGTAGGAGATAATGGGCAAGATGGTACGAGTGTTACAGTAACAAGTATTGAATATGCTGTAACAGATACAGAAGATGAACCAATTAGTTGGGAATCACAAATACCTGAAGTTGGAGAAGATCAATGGTTGTGGTCTAAAGTAACTTTATCAGGCAGCGATAATGTTATAATAAGTAAATCTTATTCAGGAAAATCAGGGACTGACGGCTATAATCAGGCTACTATTAATTTATATCAAAGAGCATCATCTGCATCTAAACCATCTTCTACTGTTACATATAGATTTAGTGATGGAAAATTTTCTACTAATGGTACTACATGGTCAGATAGTGTAGGTAGCTGGGTTAAGTCTATGCCAGCTATCAATACGAGTCATCCAGAATATCCTTGTTGGGTTATAAGTGCTGTAGCTATTAGTCAAGATTCAACTGATGATATAAGTACAACTGAATGGTCAGGTCCTAATAAATGCGCTGAAAATGGATTAAATCAGGCAGTAATTAGATTATATAAAAGAGCTTCATCAAAACCTGTTGATACTGAAATTAGACCAAACAGAAATTTAACTTATACATTTAAAACATCTACTCTATCACCGACTGATTCAGATGGTAAGTTTAATGGATGGTCTAAAGACATTCCAGAATCAGATTCAAATAAAAATCCTTGTTGGTTTATATCTGCCGTAGCTTCAGGAACTGGTTTAACAGATACTATACTTACTACTGATTGGAATCCTCCATTAAAACTTATGAATGATGGAGTTGGTATAACAAGGGTAGAAGAAGAATATAGATTATCAGATAGAGAAGATAAATTAGATCCTGAAACATCTTCCGTTTCAAAATATACTTGGAGTACTACTCAACCTGCTTACGAATATGGGAAATTCTATTGGGTAAGACAACATATATTTTATGATAATGGAAGTAATGATTATTCAACTCCAGTATGCGATAAATCTATAAATGGAGCAATAAATCATGTAGAAACATATTATCTTTCTACGGCATCTTTTGATGTAGCAAAGGATCAAATACAGAGTAGAGTAGCTAAGACTCAATTAGAATTAATTGGTCAGACCTATGCTTTATGTCAAACTGCATCAGAAACTTCTACTAAAGAAGCTATAATAACTCCTCAAGATCAATCTTGGACATTACAAACTGATACAGAAATTACTGTTCAATTTGAATATAGGAATACTACAAATAATCCTAAATTAAGTATAAATGGTCAGCCACAAAATGGGGCATCATTAAAAGATAAAGATGGAAATACTTTAACTGAAGAAAAACTTCATTGGGAAGCTGGTAGCATTTTCTTATTCAAATATGATGGTACTAACTGGAGATTACAAGATAATCTAAAGTTTGAAAGACTAGATAAAGCAGAGAGTGCTATTACACAGAATGCAAATAATATAGAATTAAAAGTTTCTGATTCTGATCTTACTGGTAATAATGTTATATCCAGAATAAACTTAAATAGTACTACAGCTACTATAAAAGCTGCTAGAGTACAAATAGATGGTGCTGCAATATTTAATAATTCTGATTTTCAATCTCTTGCTAATAATGCATATGATGAAAATGGTGCTGCGAATATTGCTAAACAACAAGCTATAAGTTATACAGATAATAAAACTGCTAATATGGCTACAACTACTGATATTAATCAGTTAAAAGCTAATTATGGCACTTGTTCTACTAGTGCTTCTACAAGAATAAAAGTAGTAACCTGTTCTAATTTTGAATTGGTAGATGGTAATGAATTAACTGTTTATTTTTCTATTGCTAATACACAGTATAGCAGTTCTGTTCAGCTAAATATAAATAATAAAGGTGCGAAAGATGTGTGGGTAGCGAATGCTGTTACTTCATCTTCAAATCAATTACTTTGGGGAGCTGGTGCATATATTACTTTTAAATATGTAACAGTTGGAAGTAGTTCATACTTTATAGTAATTGGTGAACCACGTTCATGGTATGGAGCTTCCACTACTGCTGCAAGCACAGCATCAAAAACTGATACTACAGCGATTACAGGCTGTGTTATTTGTAAAGGTGCAAAAATAGAGTTGGCTATGTCTAATAAAAATACTAATGATAGTGCCACTCTAAATATAAGAAGTACTGGTGCTAAAGCTATTTATTATGGTAATACTTCAACTAGACCGACTGTTGATAACGGTCATTCTTGGATTGATAGTACTACTGCAACATTTACTTTTGATGGTTCAGCTTATCGTATGGCTGGTCAAACAGTAATTAATGGTGATAATATAGTTACAGGAAGTATTTCTGCAAATGAGTTAAACGTAAATAATATAAATGCAAGTGGAATATTTTCTGCTGGATCATTTAATAGTGATGCAAAGCGTAATATAAATAAAAGATCACAAAGAATTTATTATAAAACAAATCAAGAATCTACACCTGGTACACCTAATAGTTGGGTAAGTAGAAGTGATACTGTAACTAATAATTGGACTACTTGTTATATGTCATATGATAACAATAATCCTTGTTTATTTACTTGTATTCAGTATGAATCTCTTGATGGATATCTTACTTATTCTGAAGTTATAGAAGATACTACTCAGAGTGATGCTAGATTTTATACTGATGGAGAGTTATCATTCAAGGCAGCTTCAGCAGATTTAATAGAAAAACAACAAACTCTTTATCGTAGGTCTTTAATCAGACTTAATCCAGCTACTATAAAACCTTCTGCTTGGGTAGAACAACAAGATGCTGATGGATGGACCACTACAAATCCTGAAGTAAGAAGTGAAAATGATGGAATTTATCTTTATACTTGCACTCAGATGTTAACTAATGGTGGTGAATGTATTACTTCTGATGTTGTATTAGATGAATCTATGAAAGGTTTAGCTTTTACTGATGGAGTAGAAAACAGATTTAAGTCTTTATCTAGTACATATACTAAAAAGTCTGACTCTATAAAAAGAACACAAAGGATATATCTTAGAAATAATGATCCAAATCAATTACCTGCAGAACCATCTAGTGATTCTTGGATAGAGGATTCTGAGGATTATAATTATAGTCCCAGTCTTGGATGGGTAAATTATATACCTGAATATAATTCAGATTTTAAAATATTATGGACTTGTGAACAATACGAATTATCTGATAATAGCTTTGGTCATACTCCTATAAAAGTAGATAATACTACAACCGTTATTGATGGAGATAATATAACTACTGGTACTATAAATGCTAATAGAATAAATTTAGCTCCATATATGACTTTTGAGAATAGAGACTATGCTGCAGTAGATGCTTCAGGTACTAAACCTACTTTTGGAACCAATACGTACTATATACATACTACTGCAGATGAATATATATTAATTGAAGATTTTTATTCAACAACTCCTCCTGGTTCATCTGGATGGGATACTATATGGAATGATAATTGGAAAAATTGTTATATAAAATCTCAAACTTCTCAAACGCCTTATTTAAAGATAGGAAATAAAGATACATTTGCTATTACAGTTGATAACAAGCAGATAATATTTTGGAATGAGAATGAAAGAGTTGCATTTATAGATGGTAAATTAATGAGCATACCAAAATCTGTTATGTTAGAAGAAATGATGATTGGACAAGATAAATGGTCTTGGAAAGAACATAATGGTAATTTACAGTTAAAGTGGTTAGGAGAATAATATGGCTTTTACAATTTATTACAAAATAGAAAACAATACATCTTTACACCTAAGAAATAATTCAGCAACTGGATATACTGCTGCTACATTCGGTGATGATACTACAACGCCATCTTGGGTGTCAAGTACTACACAATCGAATATTAGTAACGTAATAATTGATAATGTTTTATCTCCAACTAGTTGCTATCATTGGTTTTATGGATTTAAAAATTTAAAGTCTATAACTAATCTTAATAAACTTGATACTAATAATATTGTAAGTATGAACTCTATGTTTTATAATTGTTCCTCATTAACCAACTTAGATCTAAGTAGTTGGAATTCTAATATATGGGGTACCTATCGTGTTCTATTTATGACATCCATGTTTTATGGTTGCTCTTCATTAACTAGTCTAAACTTAGGTAATTTTAATACTAGTGGTGTTACTAACATGCGTTCTATGTTTTATAATTGTTCTTCATTAACTAGCCTGGATCTAAGTAATTTTAATACTAGTGGTGTTACTAGTATGCTCTCTATGTTTTATGGGTGTTCTTCATTAACTAGTTTAAATCTAAGTAATTTTAATACTTCTAATGTTAGGTTTATGGATCATATGTTTTATGGTTGCTCCTTACTAACTAGTTTAAACCTAAGTAATTTTAATACTTTTAATGTTGAAGATATGAGCTATATGTTTAGTAAGTGTTCTTCATTAACTAGCCTGGATCTAAGTAATTTTAATACTAGTGGTGTTAAAAATATGTCAGGGATGTTTAATTATTGTGGAAGTTTATCCTCAATAATTTTTGGTAATAATTGGGATACTTCTAAAGTTGAAAATATGTATTGTATGTTTCAAAATTGCTCCTCACTAACTAGTTTAAACCTAAGTAATTTTAATACTTCTAATGTTGAAAATATGGAGTTTATATTTGATTCTTGCGAAAGCTTGTCTAGAATTACTTTTGGTAGTAATTGGAAAACTATTAATGTTCAAAGTATGCGTTGCATGTTTCAAGATTGCCCTTTATTAACTAATTTAGATCTAAGTAGTTGGAATACTATTGATAATGTTATTACTAACAATGCTAGTACTAATATGCGTTTAATGTTTTGGGGTTGCTCTTCATTAACTAGTTTAAACCTAACTAATTTTGATACTTCAAATGTTAAAGATATGAATCAGATGTTTTATAATTGCTCTTCATTAACTAGTTTAGATTTAAGTAGTTTTAATACTTCTAATGTTGAAAATATGAAATATATGTTTAGCCATTGTAGAAGTTTACCATCAATAATTTTTGGTAATAATTGGGATACTTCTAAAGTTGAAAATATGGAATATATGTTTCAATTATCTTCATTAACTAGTTTAGATTTAAGTAGTTGGAATACTTCTAATGTTAAAACTATGGAAGGTATGTTTAATTATTGTGAAAGTTTATCTGGAATTACTTTTAGCAGTAATTGGAATACTTCTAAAGTTGAAACTATGTATCGTATGTTTCAACAATGTTCTTCATTAACTAATTTAGATTTAAGTAGTTGGACTACTGCTAATAATGTTACTACTAGCATGTGTCGTATGTTTAATAACTGCTCCTCACTAACTAGTTTAAACCTAACTAATTTTGATACTTCAAATGTTGAAGATATGAGCTATATGTTTGGTAATTGCTCTTCATTAATTGGTTTAGATTTAAGTAGTTTTAATACTTCTAATGTTGAAAATATGGAGTGCATGTTTCAACTTTGCTCCTCATTAACTAGCTTAGATATAAGTAGTTTTAATACTTCTAATGTTCTTAATATGGGGTTTATGTTTAATCACTGTGAAAGGTTACCTTCAATTACTTTTGGTAATAATTGGAATACTTCTAAGGTAACTAATATGCACTGTATATTTCAAGCATGTTTTTCATTAAATGAGTTAGATATAAGTAGATGGGATACTCATAATGTTAATAACATGAGTCATATGTTTTGGCGTTGTGAAAGTCTGCCCTCAATAACTTTTGGTAATAATTGGGATACTAGTATGGTTACTGATATGAACTCTATGTTTCAGCAGTGTTATTTATTAACTAGTTTAGATCTAAGCAGCTGGGATACCAGTAATGTTACCAATATGCTTGATATGTTTTATGGTTGTTCTTCATTATCTAGTTTAAATTTAAGTAATTGGAATACCAATAATGTTACTAACATGTCTGGGATGTTTAATTCTTGTGAAAATCTAACATTTAGGTTTACAATAAATGGTAAACAGATTTCTAATGTAGAAAATATGTTTATCGATACAAAAAAAGATATACTTTTATTAGGTGATGCACCTAATCTTAATTTAATGGCAGAAACTGCTAATAATAAAAATGTAAAAGTATGGAGACTTTCTAATACATTTTCTGCTCAAAGAGATGATAGCCTAACTTCTAATATAGATATATCACTGACAGTAAATAGACCTGTACTTTCTACTTTTAGTAATAGTATTAAAATACATTTAATTATAGATGGTATTGAATATATTTATCCAGGAAATAATAATTTAATATTATATACCGATGAAAATTATACTCAAAGGTTTACAGGTACTGTTACTGAGTCTTCTACTAAGTTATATGCTTACGTGCAAAATATGGATGAAAATATTGCCCATGCACTTAGTGTATATATTACAGATGACTATGGGAATTCTTCTACACAATATTCTAGAATTCCTATTGTATACTATACAATAGATTTCTTACATGGAGGCAAAGGTGTATCATTTGGAGAAAAAGCTATAACTGATGATATGTATTTTCCTTTACAGGGGGTCACGCCATTTGAAGCAGATAAATACTATAGTAGAGGGGTATCATCTAGTGGTGAACATGAATTTAATAAGATTCATACAAAACCAGATGATTGGGATGAAGAACCAGAAAATTATTACATTTTAGAAAATCCTGGTGGATTATTCAAGAATGATATGAATTCTCTATTTAAGAGGAAATTAGATCTATATGAAGATGGTTCACCTGATGGAGAAGAGAGAGGATATGTAGATAGCATACTAACAGAAATGCTAGAAACAAGAGGGTGGAACGATTGTATATCTTATGTAGATGGTTCTGGCATGATATCTACTTTGCATGTAAGAGAAATATTAAAAAATCTTTTAGATATGAGCCTAGTAGGAGAAATAAAAGCCTATGCTGGTACTAATATTCCAAGAGGTTGGTTAGATTGTGATGGAAGATTAGTAAATATATCTGATTACCCATATTTATTTTCAGTTATTGGTGATACATGGGGAACGCCTACAGCAACGCAATTCTATTTGCCTGACTTACGAGGTAGAACTTTAATAGGTTCACAAAGTGGTACGTATAGTGTTGGGGGTACAGGAGGAAGCCCATATATACAAGCACATACTCATTCAGATAACCTTACATTACCAAACCATTTGCACTCGACTGGCGGCACTGCGTCAGAGGGAACGGACAGATTTATGACTATGGGGTCAGGTGATGGATGGGGGGTTATCAGAAGAACTATCAAAAATGGAACAGGGACATCACTCGCTGGTAACTTTTATAACGAAAACCATCCAATGACAAGAAAAGCCAATACAGGAAATCCAACAACAAATCCAAGTATTGCAGGCTCTGTTGGTGCAGTTAATAATGTTTCTACAGGTACTAGCGGAAATTATCCACCATATAAAGTAGTTAGATATATAATAAAATATTAAGAGAGGAAAATATGTATTCAATAGCATTTCCAAAGATATTTAATGGATCTAAAGTGAATCTTAATAAAGATTATGACGCTGTAAAAGTTAACTTAAAATCTTTATTAATGTCAAATAGAAAAGGCTTATATGGAGATCCTTATTATGGAGTTAATTTAAAGCAGATATTGTGGCATCAAGCAGCAAAACCAGTAGTTGTTGAATTATTGAAAGATGAAATATTTCAAGCTATTTATTCATATATGCCTCAAGTTGAGGTTACTAAAGATGATATAGATATAGAGGTAGATGGTAATACAGTATATGCTTCAATTGATGTATCATTAGATGCTTCTATACCATCTGATTTGTTTAAGATAAAAATAATATTAGATGATGAAATATAGTTTACAATTTTATGATTTTATGTTATAATATATAATTAAAAAAATAATTAGAGGAGAATTAAATGGCTCAAGATATTGTTAATAACAATCAGGGCATTTCTTATACTAATCTAGATTTTTCTTCTATATACATAGAGGTACTGGATTTAATAAAGAAATTAACTTATAAGTGGGATCCATCTATTTCTGATGAATCTGATCCTGGTGTTATTCTAGTAAAGTTGTCAGCGTTATTGGCTGATAAATGTAATTATAATATAGATAAGAGTGTACTTGAAGCATTTCCATTATCCGTAACACAAGAAGCTAATGCAAGACAACTTTATGAACAGCTTGGATATTACATGGACTGGTATGAAGCCGCGACTGTACCTGTATTATTAAGTTGGATAAATGAATCAGGTAATACTAATGAGGAAGTAAAAGAATATACTATACCTTTATTCACACCGATTTCAAATAAAGACGGAAGTATAAAATATACTTTAATCGGAGTAGAAGGTCCTGATGGTGTTGTAGTTTCTAATGGCATGCTTACTACTGATTCAAGAGAATTAAAGATGATTGCCATGGAAGGTATTGCTGTAAAATATTCATATCAAAATAATGGGAGTAACATTGTTACATCTCAAATGGTTGATAAAGATACTCATAGAATTTATTTTACTGGTGATTCTTTTGCCCAAAGAATAGTACAAAATGGTATCTTTATAACGAATACAGGTCAATCAAATTATTCAAGTTGGAAAAGAGTTAATAATATATATGAACAATCTTATAATGAATTAAGATATAAATTTGGATATGACCAATTTTCACAAAATTGTTATCTTGAATTTCCTGATAATTATAGTGAGCTTATTGGTGACGGAATAGAGATTACTTATATATTATTAGAAGATGAGGAAAGAGCACAAGATATTCCAGCACAGGAATTAGAGCAATTTATTTCTCCGTTTGTTACATTAGAAGATCCTAATGTTACTTTAAGTTCTTCCAACGTAAAAATAAGTAATTATGCTGCTGCTTCAGGACATAAAAATTCTGAAAGTATAAACGAAGCATATTCTAACTATAAGAAAACTGTAGGTACTTTTAAAACTTTAATTACTTTAAGAGACTACTTAAATTATATAAAATCAAAAGATTTAGATATATGCTCAAATGCTTTTGTATGTGATAGAACAAATGATGTTCAATCTACTTATAAAGTTGTAAGTAAGCAACACGGATTAGACAGTATTATTGTTAACGTAGAGCAAATAGTAGATAAGACAAAAGTTACATCTAATTTTGATTATACTTTTACTGTTTCAAGAGATGGACATAGTATAGCTGGAAAAGAATATTATATAATTGAAAATGATACACTAAGAGCAGTTCAAGATACTACTGGTGGTCATCCTGCAGAAGCTGGCTGGTATGAATTTACATCAAGAGCAGCAAAGAAAAGAGATGCTTTGGATGCGTTCTCATTAAAATTCTATATGCTGAAAAATTCTATACTATTAAACAGCAGTAGTGCATTTAATGAAACATTTGAAATGTCAAATGAAAAATTGGATATAGATTCGATTTTAGGTGATACTGCTCACTTAGAACATAAGTTTGAAGATATATTACCATTAGGTACTAATAGTTACAAAGTCACTTCTGATACTCATTACTTAGAAAATAAAGCATATTATATACAAGATAATGAGATTAACACGTTTAAGCTCTATACAAATTATACACCTGGTGATGTTATAAACTCACTGACTAATACGGTGTATGAATTAGACGTAGAAGCATTATTACCTCATATAGTCTTTTATAAAAACATCTATCCGTTAGTAGTAAATGTTTCTACTTATGATAACTTAAATGAAAAGACACAGCAAGAAGTTCAGAAGAATATATTAACTGCTTTATATAATGGTTTAAATAGTTCGGAATTAAACTTTGGTGAATCTATTAGTACTGCATATTTAGAAGAATTAGTTAAGTCAAGTGATACACATATAAGGTCAGCTTCTTTTGATCCATTTACTTATGTCACTAAAGCAATATATTATAAGGATGGTCAGTTTAAGTCTGTAACTTTACCATCTTCTGTAACCGATATGCAAATAGACCAGAAAGACGAAGATAGTGTATTAGCTTATTTTGTATCTAAAGATATAGTTGCAAAATCTATATTATCTGGTGTAACTAGTTTATTAACACCCGATGATATATTCACGTACCATCTGAATCATAAATTTATAAATTATTATGATAATGTTTATTCTATTACAAGTCAAGCAGTAATAGATATTGGTGGTGATGATGCTATAACCACATATTCGTATAACTCTTCTAAACCTTATATTACCAGAAGTTATACATTAAAAGAAAATGAAGCATTGCATCTGTATAGACCAAAGTTAGAAAATGTAAAAGAATTTTCTTCTGGAATTCATTATGAATATCTGCTTTATAATAACATAGAAGCAGGTCAATCTTATGAGTTACAAAACGGTGAATATTTTATATTTTACCAATCTATAAACACAGAAAATCAACCATATCAGCAACCAGATGGATACTCAGTACATGCTTGCACAAAGGGTTGTATAGTAAATCCTTCTATGGAAATAATTTCACAGACTGATGTTGCATCATTATCTAACTTTGCTATGGCAAATGTAATTTCATGGTTTGAGGCTAATCCATCTGAAAATATATATGAGACAAATACTTATGCTTCTCATTATGTTACAGAAATATATAATAGTCCAATCATAGGTGATAATGCCATAACTGGTACTAATACTATAAAGTTCCAGAAAATATTTGAAGTTACACTAAATGAAAGTGATAACTATAGATTTTTCTGGGTATTAAAGACACCGAGATATTCAAATGAGAATAAAGTAAAATCTTATACTTTATTCCCAGAATACGATATGAAGGTGAATAGATTATCTGATAAAGAAAGAAATTCATATACCTTAAAAACTGGAGAAAGATTATATTATACTGATAGTTCAAATTCAAGTTTAGCTATATATGGTCCTGGTACTACTATTTATAGAAATTGTGGTATTACCAGTGAATACGAAGATGATAATGCAGATACTTGTACAGAATTTGTTAATATAAATAAATTTAGTTCAACAGGTGATGATGAAAGATTCCGGAATGGAAAATTAGAATTAATAGTAAATCAAGATAATGGTATCAACCCAAAACTTAACGGTTTTTATGAAGTAGCTCCTGAAGGATCGGAACAGGTTTATATAAGAACACAAGATGAGCAGTTAGGTGATAAATCTTATTATGTATTAGTAGCAAGGGATAATTCCGGTCTGTTTAGAAGGATTGGAGATTCAGCACCGTTCCAGCATACTCCAACATTACAATCAAGTGAAGTATTTTCCGAAGTAAACCCTGAGTCATATATGTCTAATATAAATCCTAAAGAAGATGGTTTATATGAAATAGTATCTACAATGGGACATGGTATACAAGATAATTATGCGTTAAGCTCTGGTGCTATGTACGAAGATCGTTTTAGATATACTGAAACATTAGATGATACTATATTAACTAGAAAAATATTTACTCATCCTTCTTTTGCTGATATAGATATAAGTGATGTAAGTACTTACAAAACAATAACTATATCTGAGTCTACTCAAGAAGAATTTAATTATGTGGCAAATAAATTATTAGTCCCTTCAGATGGTGATAAGTCTTATAAATCTTACTTTACATTTGATGAAGGCACGGGTACTTATAATAAAGTAAATAATATTTCTATATTAGATAATCCTTCAGATCCTGAAAAGAATCATATTGGATTACCTTGGTATGAATTAAATAATGATTCTTATACACTATCTACAGATACAAGAGCTCAGATTTCTTCTAAAGTTAATTCTTTAAGCTACCCAGATGTTATAACTTCAGATTATTGTTTTGAAGAAGTACCATTTACACAATGGCCATCTGGTGGTGTACTAAACTATAGTGATAATGGATATTTCCGCAAGTATAATGCTTCAACATTAGATTATATATTCCCAACATATATAAAAGTATCAGAGGAAGAAACAATTCCTGATCAAACGTATGCAAGTGAAGTAACTATGGAGTTATTAACTTATCTTGTAAAATTATTAGCAGAAGCTGAAAATACACATGGTAGTACTTCTTATACTAGCATTATAAACTATATTATAGATAATTGGGATAAGAGTGCTTGTTATATTCATCCATTTAAAACATTTGATAAAATAGGATGGCGTATAAAGAATTTCGTATTAAGTGAGGAATCACAAGGTACTCATTATGGATTTACAAGTGAATACTTTAAAGAATATATCGTTCCTCGGTTATCTTCAACAGCTACTATATATCCAAGATGTTCTATAAATATAGATTATGATTCTTATTCAGACTTAGATAAAGTAGACATTATTGTAAAGAAATCAGATGTAGATATATCAACTGCTGTTGGTGATAGTTCATCAGAACAGAGTTCCTCTATACTAGATGGCGCTATTGAATTAAGTGAAGCATCAGATCCATATATAGAAATATTTGATAGACGTGGTGATGTATCTGATAAAATGCTATGTGATTATATTAATAACTTAGCTGAATCATTTACTGGACTAGCTTCTTGTTATATGGAATATCCACCAAATGTTTATAAATTTAAAGACTTATTTAGAAGATACGATAAGATATACTACACACCGAACTTATATGTTGAAAAGATATTTGATGCAGTTAGCCCGTGGTCTTGTGAAGCATTAAACATGGATGAGTTGGCAAAAGATCCAATTTCAGTAATATCTGATAAATGGCAAAGCTTACAGCCAAACACATCTATAACAATAGATGAAACTGAAATATGGGATTTTGCTGAAGGTGATGTTGTAAGATTTACTACAGAAGAATCTTCTAGTAATTCTGTAACATGGCCTAGATTTTCAAATACAGAGATACCTCTTAATTTAGATAAGTATTCTATTTCTTATCAAAAAAAGGGTCAATCAATAGAAGACTTAGATAATCTTGTATTAAATGGTCATTCTTGGCAAGGTTATTCACAGTTATTGTTAAATACTTCAAGTAAAGAGGGACAAAAGCTAGATTATAATCATTCTGTTATTTTATATGATGAGAATAATAAAGAAATCGCAATATTAAACGGAAGAGATTATACTAATCTATCATTACAACTAAAGTCACCAGTGAGTAATGTTGCAGGTAGATATATAGATGTTACTACAACAGATATGTTTGGAAATCTAATTCCAAATGGTATATACGAGTTCGTACCACTTATAAGTAATAACACTAACTATAGGTATGGTTCAGATAATAGAACTTATTCCATATTTAATACAGAATTAAACAGCAATAACGAAAGACATATTATAAACTCCCAGGTAAGAATTCCTGTAATGCTTCCTGAAGGAAAGTATATACTTCCAGTTTATACTGAAACTGATAACGTATTATATAGTGTCAATTATTGTATAACCACAAGAACACCAGATTCAAGTAATCTTCAATATTGTGTTAATATGAGTCCTGAATTTTCTGGAACTTCTACTGGCACAATAAGGATACATGGAAATGAGAATGGTGAACATCTGTATGGATATAATAAAGATAAATCTTTAGGGTTTGATATAACTAATACAGATTATAACTATTTAGATATTACAAATGAGCTGTTTAATGAAAAAATAGAATCCTATGAAAGTGTTAGTAGGGCTTACCTTCCTAACTTTAATGAAAGAGATTACTATGAATATACTGATCAAGGTGAATATAAATTATTAGATTCTATGCCAGAAGATTGGGAAAGTAACTGGTGGTCATACTTTATAAGAAATATTACTATAAATTATTATAGGAAAGTGAAGTTGCCTGCATATATAACTGCTGAGTACTTTGATGAAGGTCTTATTACAAAATCACCTCAGGATTTACAGTGGTATGAATTAGATTCTTCTGGACATTTTGTATTAAGTTTTAATACAGATATAGGAGAAGATTTACTACAAGAAGTAGAGTTAAATCTTAATTCTTATGATTGGGTAAAACATACAAATCCAAGTACTGAAGGTTGGTACGAAAGATTAGGTGTAGAAGGTTCTTACTATTACGTTCTTACATCAGATACTCGTGTTAATATGTCTAAGCTCATAGAATATAATCATATAGATTATGTTGTCGCTCCTAGTTTTGAGGACGGAGAATATTTCTCATATGATGAAGATACTGGTACTTATATTTACTTAGAAGAAAAACCAGATGATTGGGAAACTAACTGGACAAATTATTATATACAGTCTTATAAAGATAAAGTATACTTTAAAGATAAAGAATTCTATATTCCTACAGACGTTTTAAGTGATCCACAATTAAGAATAAATGCAGAGAATCTTTTTACAAATGTGAATTCCGATATTGTATATATCATATTTGATGATATATATAAGTACAATAACAATCCAATATTTACTAAAGAAGTATTCAACGACTTAAAAGAAAAGGTTGGTAAATTAGATGTAGATGATAAGTATAATTATACTTTTAAGCCAGATAAGAATAGCGATATAGAGGATCCATTAAATCCATTATCTTTCTTTGAAGCAAATCATCCGTTCAATAAATATGTAATTTCACAATTAGATTTAGATAATCTTTCATTCAGATTCCCAGCAATTAGAGGGAGGAGATAGTAAATGATAAGATTTCAAGAAAGCGTTCCAGATTATTATATAGAAGAATCTAGAGATTTTCAAGTATTATGTAGATTATATGATTTTACTTATAATGCTTTAAAATATAATATAGATTCTATGAGCACTATAACAAATACAAGGTTTGCTAAAGATACTATACTTCCTCTTATAGGAGATAAATTTGGTATATATGATAAAGATTCATATTCTAATAGATATTTGTTAGAAGCTCTTCCTATAGCAATAAAATATAAAGGCAGCATAAAAGCAGTTAATATATTAATAAATGCTTTTCTAGATAGTGAAGAAGTATTTGATTATGTTACAGCTTTTCATTGTACTGATGAAGAATCTGCAAAAGAAGTTTCAGAGCTATTGAATAGGGAAGTAAAACCCTATTCAATAGTTATATTCTTATCAACATATCCGAGTATGGTGAATCTTCATGTACTAGATGAATACTTAAAAATGGTTATACCATCAGGCATGATAGTTGAATATATGTTTGGTATGAATATTAGAGTACTGGAACAGTTCAGATATAAAGAATATGTATTCTTATTCTTTACGAATATGTCTACTGAAGTGGATGAGGTTAGAGAAAAAATGACTAAGGTACAAGATGTTTCTACTATAGCTGACAAGCATACTAAGTATACAGGTGAGTTTCCAGAAGGAGTTGAGCCTACACCGTTTACAGAAAAAGTACTTTCATCTATTGATGTTAATAGTGTGGCTATAGCTTCAGTTTCAAGTGCTCCAGAAGAAGAATCAATAGAGGGATAAAATGTTAGAAAAAACTAGATATAGAGGTAAAGTAAATATTACATTAAAAAGACATAATAGAGTATTAAGGCATACCACACATAATACCGGGTTACCCGATATGGCATTGTTATTTGCGAAAACATTATCTGGTAACTTAACGCCGATAGATGATCTACCAAGATTATTAGATATAGGTTATATTCCTGTAAAGGAAGATACTTCTGAGAATTATTATAACAATGGTGTATGGATGTCAATACTAAATTCTCCGGTTAATATAGGTGGAAGGCAGTACCAGTATGATTCAGAACTTAATAACTGGGTAGCTATATTAACTTCCACCGTTTATTATTCAGACCTAAACGGAGCAATATTAGATGATGTTATACAGAATGTTAAAGAAGGTAATATAGAATTAAGAGCCAGACTTTGTTCTTATAATAAGAATAATAGAAAATATTTGGCGGAGATATTATTGTCTTTAGAAGATATAACTGATCTTAAAGATAAAACATCTGCAATATTTACTTGGTATGCAGAACTATTATATAATGAAAATGATTCTTCTGATGTTATAAGCTCAGATGTTACTAGAGGACAGGTGAGATAAGGAAAGGATATAACTAAATGGCATATATACATAGTTTTCCTACTACTAAAAGAGAAAGCGTTAATAAGCTTCTCACAGAAAACAGTATAACAAGATTAATAAATAGACTTTTAGATATAGATGGGTTTGTAATTTCTGATGGACTAGCAAAAAAGCAGGATGGTTCTGGAAGTGAAGTTATAGGTAACGGTGGCCAACATCTTGAAATAAATACGAATTTAAATCTAGAACAGATAACTTTTAAAGATGATATATTTGAATTTGTACTTCGTGGGTATTATTTTTCTACTGGACTAAAAGATTTCTTAACTGCTACTAATTGGAATACATACATAACAACTCATACGCAATACGATAAAATAGGATTGTTTGCAAGAATCTATATAGATAATACTAATGCTGATTATCCTGAATTAGTAGGTCAAGAAGCAGTTGAAATACAGTTAAATGAAAATACAGTAGATGTAGAAGCATTAAATGCACAATACATGTATTTAGAGGATTCTGGACATCCTTATTATGGAATTCAATTTTTTATATGTCCTATAAATAATGAAGGTGTACCTGATAAACCAACCCCGTATCATCCCAGCCTTCCTATAGATGCAGAAACTGGTACTATAGATGGTCTTGGTAGTGCTTATACTTATTATGACTTATTACTTATTGAATACATTAGAAACAATGATGAATATGCAGATGGAAGTTACATACCATTTGATTCTTTAAGTAAATTTGATAGTCATTCTGTAAGAATTATTGATGGTGGGCAGTTTTAATTGAAATTTCTATTTACAATTTGATACTGATATATTATAATAGAGTATATAAATATATACTCTATTTTTTATATTTAGGAGAATTAATCATGACAGATAAAGAATGGTTAAAAATTATTTTGTTTTTACTTGATGCATTAGAACAAGAACATAGAGGACTAAAAAACAATTATATAACAATATTAGAAGAAGAATTTGGAATAAAGGCGATAATGAAAGGCGGTGACGATGAATGAGGCATTCTATAGAAGTGGGAGAAATTCAAAACAGTTAATAAATATAAATGATTATTAAATGGAGGAATAAATGAAAAAGATAATTTGTCCAGTATGTAAAGCAGAATATACAATTCAAGAAATCTTTATTCCGGAGTCATTTTTCGGGACTATAAATAATGTAGAAAAAGACTCCTCAGGAAAGATTATTGACTATTTAGGAAATGACATGGATTTGAAAGAATCCTATAAATGTGATTATTGCAATTCTAAATTCAGTGTAACTGCTAATGTTAACTTTAAATGCTTTTCAAAAGTTAATGATTTTAATAAGAAATATTCAACAAAGTTAAAGAACCCAAAATTGGTATTTAAAGAAGATTAAATGATATATATAAAAGAAGTAAGTCCACCTGTAAAACTACCAGGACTATCCTCATTAACTGTAAAATTTAATTATGATAAAAGATTAGTGGATTCGATACATCAAGTTCCTAATGCTATTTGGCATAAGAAATTAGGTGTGTGGGAAATACCATTAACTTCATTATCTCGTGCAATTAATCTACTAAGCAACTATGATGATATAGAGTTAGACATTGAAGGATCAGATATTGAAACTCTTTATTACCATAAGAATAATAAAGATTCACTTCACGAAGATTTATATAAAGTAGATTTATTTGATCATCAAAAGGAAGGAGTTAAGTACGGGTTAACTCATGATAGATTTTTACTTCTTGACCAACCCGGACTTGGAAAAACCCTTCAAATGATTTATCTTGCAGAGGAATTAAAACTCAGAGATAGTATAGAGCATTGTTTTATAATTTGTGGGTTGAATACGTTAAAATATAATTGGAAGAAAGAAATAGAAAAGTTTTCCAATTTATCATGTAGAATGCTCGGTGAAAGAATAAATAAAAAAGGAAAGGCTTCTATAGGGTCTGTAAAAGATAGATTAGATGATTTGAAAAATCCTATTGAAGATTTTTTTATCATAACGAATATAGAAACTTTAAGGAATCAAGAAATAATAGCTGAGCTTAGAAAGAAAAAACCTGCGAATAAAATTGATATGATGGTGTTAGATGAATGTCATGTTTGTAAAAATCCATCTTCTCAGCAAGGTAAAAATTTACTTAAAATATCTTCAAAGTATATGGTAGGTTTGACTGGTACTTTATTATTAAATTCACCATTAGATGCTTATGTTCCTTTAAAATGGTTAGGTATAGAAAATTCAACATATACTAATTATAAATATTACTATTGTAAGTTTACAGGAGTATTCAATAATATATTAGAAGGTTATCAAAATACACAAGTACTAAAGGATGAATTAGAAAAGTATTCACTTAGAAGAACTAAAGATCTGTTGAGTCTTCCTGAAAAAAATATTATACATGAAGAATTAAATATGGAGCAGGATCAAAATAAGTTCTACACAAACATAGTTAATGGTATAGTGCAGGAAGTAGATAAAGTACATATAAATACATCTACTATATTATCCATGGTCACAAGATTAAGACAAGCTACAGCATGCCCATCTATTTTATCTTCCAGTAATATAAGTTCTGTCAAGATAAATAGGACAGTAGATCTTACAGAACAAATAGTTAATAATGGTGATAAGGTTGTTATATTTTCTGTTTTTAAACAGACATTGAATGAGTTAGCTGAAAAATTAAAGGCTTATAATCCATTAATATGCACCGGTGATTTAAAAGATAGTGAGATATCAAGCAGTATAGATAAATTTCAAAATAATAATGACAATAAAGTAATGCTTGCTACAACTGCTAAGATGGGAACTGGTATAACATTAAATAGAGCTTCTTATGCTATCTTTATTGACACTCCATGGACAGCCGCACAAGCAGAACAGTGTGAAGATAGAATTCATAGAATCGGTAGTAAAAATTCTGTATTTATTTATTATTTATGGGTAAAAGATACGATAGATGAAAGAGTAAGGTCCATTTTAGAAACCAAAGAAGCTATGTCAGACTATATCATAGATGATAAGCTAGATAATTCTTTATTAAATAATCTAAAACAATATATACTAGATATCGTTTAAGTTATATAATAAGTATGTAAGGAGTAGGATTATTCTTGAAAGTTATGAAAGGAGAGCTACAAAATGATTAGAAAGTATGGTTCAGGAATGAGTGATAGAACACAAACAACGGTAAATGGTGGAGTAGGATTTACAGGGTTATTAACCATTGTATTTATCGTATTAAAACTTTTAGGTGTAATTTCATGGAGTTGGCTATGGGTACTATCACCTATATGGATTGAGACCATAATTGTGCTTATAGTATTAGTAGTGTTGATTATTTTGTACAGGAGAGATACAAAATGGTTGTAAGAATCTTGAACATAACTGATTAATTTTGTGTAAAAGAAACGACAGAAAGAGGATAGTAAAGTATGAAATTGATTGATGCAGATTTATTTGCAAGTACAGTTTTTGAGTTAAGTGATAAAAGAAATATGACCACAACTACAGAGACAATACTTGATATTATAAAATATATGGCAACTATAGATGCTGTAGTGGTGTGTAGATGTCGGGATTGCAAGCATAGTTGTGAAATTGTAGAAATGCCTTGTTTTTATTGGTGTAAACTTTTTGATCGTCCTGTGGAAGATACAGATTATTGCTCATGTGGAAAGGAATCGAAATAAAAAATGGTAGGAGTAGTATTAAGACATGAATATTAAAAGAAAGTGAGGTAGAGGAATGATAATCACATGGATATTAATATTAATGATGCTATGTGGAATTGGTTGGGCTGTATTTGCGATCTTAGAATGTGAAACAAAAGTTGGTAAGATTGGTATAGCAGTAGCATCAATTATCATTGCAATAAGTTTGAGTGGAGTGTTGTTTTGGCATTTATATTACACAGAAAGTGGTAAAAGAGCACAGAAAACTTTCCACTCAGAAGTGGATGGAGGACTATACAGAATTGTAAAAGTTTACGACATGCAAGGTGAACAAATAGCAGAGTACAAAGGCAAGTTTGATATTGAGGAAAATCAAACAGATGGAGTGACTAAAATTAAATTCGATTTAGGTGGTGAACGACACATCATATATTGCTCAACAGGAACAGTAATTATCGACGAGATACCAACAAACAAAGGAAGTGATGGTGAATGACATTTGAAGAAGTATTAAATAAATTTAAAGATGTGTTTCCATTTGTTGATTTCGATGATTATAGACCAATATGCCATGAATTGTTCACAGACGGAAAATCAGGAATCACGGTGTGGTTAAAAAATGGAGATATTATTGAATATTATCCGAATGATGAAAGTGAGTTAGAGAAATGAGCATATACATAAAAGATATAGATATGCCAAAAGAAAATAATATACTAGAGGTAAGAATATATCCCAGTGGAAAAGTGTCGATGGTATATGACATAAAATGTGAACAGATTGCAACAGCTATAGAATTATCAACACCACATGGAGATTTAGTTGATCATTCAGAAATTGGGCCTATTCTTATAAAAGCGTTAGATGAATGTGAAATATCAGAAGCAGATAAAGGTCACGTAATAAGAGCAGTATGGATGGCGCCAACAGTTATAGAAGGTGAGGTAGAATAATGGGCGTATACATAAAGGGTGTGAAGATGCCGAAATGTTGTGCAGAATGTTCATTTGAAACATTATTTTCTGACGATATACATTATTGCACTGTCAGAGAGATTGCCAAAGAGATTCCTACAGAAGATTATTGGGAATGTAGACCATCGTTCTGTCCAATGAGTGAAGTACCAGAGCCACACGGACGGCTGATAGATGCAGATGCGTTGGCAGATGATTTAGAAACAGACGGTAAAGAATTTGGCGATGAAATGAAACTTAATTGCGCTTCATGGCTACGCTCAAATGCCACACCAACCGTCATAGAAAGGAGCGACAAATGAGCGATTCAATCAGCAGACAGGATGCGGTCAGCGAAATAGATGAATGGATTCAGATGGCTACTGGCAACGAAACTGATATGGCAATAAAAGATTTTTTATCATTTCTCAAAAAACGCATCGAATCGCTCCCATCCGCAGAGCCGAAGACAGGGAAGTGGGTGAAGATAATAGATGAAGAAACGCCTAACTTAACTAAATGGCATTACGAATGCGACCAGTGCGGAGCAGGACGATGGGAAGAAGGGCAACGGTATTGCCAAAACTGCGGAGCGGATATGAGAGGTGAACAGGATGAATGACTTAATCAGCAGACAGGCGGCGATTGATGCGCTTGATGAAATCGAGTCTGAAGTCGCAGATGGATATGGTTATCAATACGAGAAGTGGAGAAAATATTTCTGTGGCTTGCCATCCGCACAGCCTGAACCTAAATGGATTCCGTGTGATAAAGGTGAGCCAGACGAAGACACGGAGTGTTGGGTGACGGTCAAAACCACAGATGCTCTTTATCGTGGGAACTTTACAAAACGCTATGGTGAACGGAGAGATAAAGGCTTCATCACAAACGGCGGCTTTATGTGGTGGAACACGGCGCTTGCATGGATGCCGATTTACGAACCTGAGCCGTACCGCCCGGAAGGAGATGACAAGCATGAAGGATGATTTAATAAGCAGACAGGATGCGATAGATGCGTTGATGAATGATTCTGATTGGGCAGACGCAATACCGACAATCAAATCACTCCCTCCCGCACAGCCAGAACGCAAGAAGGGGCAATGGATGAAAGAAGATAGAGGTCATGTTGAATACTGTGCGGTCTGCGACCAATGCGGATTTGATTGGATATGGAGCGACAGGGAGTATTTTAAGTTCTGCCCCAACTGCGGTGCGGATATGAGAGGTGAGAACGATGGATGATTTAATAAGCAGACAGGATGCGATAGATGCGTTGAAAGGTTTGCCGACATGGTGGGCGGACGGCGGAATACAAAACGAAGTATTGTCCTGAGTGTGGAGCAAAAATGGACGGAAAGGAGCAAGAGCATGAATAAGCGTATCAAAAAGAAAAAGCTCAAACAATGGGTTAAAAACAATGTGAAAGTGGCATATTCGATACAACCACTAGATAATGGCAACTGTAAATTGTATGCAACAATAAAGGAGCAAGAGCATGAAAGTGAGGATAAGGAATGACAGATATTATAAAATCTATCTCTTATGATAATGATGAAATTATAGCAAATATATTAGAATTGCACGTTCCTAATCATTTCATAGATTGTGACCCTACTTATAGCAAAGGTGTTTTTTATAAAAATAACATTCCACAACCAAAGTATAAATATGATATTAATCCCGTTGTAGATGGTGTAATAAAAGCTGATTGTAGAAACTTACCATTGGCTGATAGTAGTATAAATTGTCTTATGTTTGACCCACCATTTTTAGCAACAACAGGAAAATCATTAACAAATAATAGTGGCAATATAATAAATAAAAGATTTGGAGTATATCCATCAGAATCGGAACTACATCAATTCTATATTGATAGTATGAAAGAGTTTTATCGAGTATTGAGATATGATGGTGTTTTGATTTTTAAGTGTCAAGACAAGGTAAGTAGTGGAAAGCAGTATATGACACATTGTTTTATTTATGAAGAGGCGATGCGAATCGGCTTTTATCCCAAAGACTTATTTATACTTTTAGCAAAAAGTAGGATTGTTGCGGATTGGCAAAAGAAATCACAAAAGCATAGTAGAAAATTTCATAGTTATTTTTGGGTATTCACTAAAAACAACAAAAAGATAACTTATATATGACACGCATAGGCAAAGAATAAAGTGAGGATAAGGAATGAGTGATTTAATCAGCAGACAGGCGGCGATTGATGCGCTACAAGGCAGAAAGTGAGGATAAGGAATGAGTGATTTAATCAGCAAAAGGTTTATTCAAGATGCGTTGATAGAAAAAATATCGAATCTAAATGCGGAAGGTGCAACACAAACAGCAAGAGAATTGATTCGCTTAAAGAAGTTCGTTGATGGTTTGACGCCACCCGCATCAGCCGAAGCTGTACATGGTGAGTGGATAGAGGTGGAAGTGTTTCCAGAAGTATATGACATTGAAGGTGTTAAGACTTGGGGAAGTGAGATGCAATGCGACCAATGCGGATTTAGACATACGGCTATTGAAGGGCACATGGCACAGTACAACTTCTGCCCTCATTGCGGAGCGAAGATGGACGGAGAAAGGAGCGAGTGATGAGAGCAATAATCGGTGATGTAGTTATTGATAAGACATACCACAAGAACGGAAGGCTTTCTATTGTTGTAGGCGAAGGAATCAGCCAACCAATTCTTTTGCACCATAAAAGCGGTATCACGATGGATAAACTTGGGGATTCCTTTTCAACATGGGAAGGACTCGAAGTAATCGGTCATATCGACTTTGAAAAGATATGGGTAGAAGCGGAAAAGATAGCCGATACTCCGCAGACGGAAAGGAGTGAGGACGAATGACAAGGGAAGAAGCGATTGCAAGAATCAAAGACCACATTGAGATACATAGATACCATGAGCGGAATGCAGTAAAGATATTCGAAGCACTTGACATGGCAATAGAAGCACTAAGGGCCGAGCCAAAGACAGGGGAGTGGATAAAAGCGACAGGCATGATGCCACCAGAATTTCATGGTCATCATTGTTGCTCAGAATGTGGCAATTTTGCAAATATGGAACCACCGTTTGGAAACCGAGAAGACTTGGGTAGGTTCTGCCCCAACTGCGGAGCAAGGATGACACCA